GGCTCAAGCCTCTCGCGGCTGTGCAAGTGGAAAAAAAATTTTTTTAACTATAATTTTTTACATTTAAAATTATATTATTTTATGGGGGATGGGTTTTTTAGTAAATCAATATTTTAAGTTTCGTTTTCCCATAACCCCTCCCATAACCCCTCCCATAACCCCTCCCATAACCCCTCCCATAACCCCTCCCATAACCCCTCCCATAACCCCTCCCATAACCCCTCGCTTTTTTATAATTTACCCCTCTTTTTTTTATTATTTCCAGGTTTATTTTTATATACAATATCATTTTTATCAGGCATTATGGAAAACGGCTCTTCATCTGATTTACCATGTTTTGTTAATATACATCAGTTTAATAGGTCTTTTTCACTACCAAATGACCATCAAGATTTAAATTTTTTACATCCTACTTCGTCTAATATAAGAAGATTTTCACTTTCTTCAAATCAAAATAATATTAATCAAAATAATTTATATTCAACTTCTGTGGAAACTATATCTTCAAGACCACCTTCATACAACACACTTGTTAGAACTAATCAAATTACTGATTATAATAATACATCTGTTTTTATTAATGATGATTTTTCAATAATTCCACCATCATATTATGAAACACTTTTAATTTCACCACCAGCTTACGATATTCAACTACCAGAAGGAAACCAAGCATTTAGTAATTTAAATAATACTACGTTACATCAAGATGAGTATTTTAACTCTAATAGATGTATAATTTACTTTTTATTATTTGTAACGTTTGTAAGTATTATAATTATAATTACAATAGTTATTACAAAAATACATAGTATTAAACACTAACCTTATGTTTATATTAATTGAAATTTGATACTAGTTTTATGGGTGTAGTTAAATAGGCGGATCCTATATTACCTTTAAATTTTGAATTTTATACATTTTTACATTCATTTTGTATGTAAAGCAAAAATGGGTATAGGTACATCTTCATCTAAGCTTGAAGTTTTGATAAAGAATACACAGATTTTACTCGATGGAATAAGCGGTCGTATATTGGATCTACCATGTGGAGATGAACTACATGTTATTCGTAATATTTATGATTTACCTTTTAACACTACCAGTTTATATTCTGAAAACTATCTTAAATTTATTGGTAGAGCATACTCCTTTGCTAGTAATCGTAAATTTTATATATATCTATCTAAAAATATGTCTGTTTTGGGATATGAACCGGAAACTGGATTACACTTTTTATCTAAGTCATTGCAAATGTTTTTAAATGAAAACGGTCTTAATAATAGAGATTTAAAAGTGGTTAATATAAAAGTTTTAAATGCAGATTATAAACCGTTATTTTTTCCTAATCCAAAAACAACTTTAACTAGATGTGTTAGTAATAATACACTACATGGATCTGTATGTAATGATAGTAATGAAGAGTTACATACAAGTAGATTAATGAATACTTCAAGATTTTGTGAACATCAACTGGAATGTGGATCTATCATCGATTTAGTTCCGGAGTCTCAACCCAGTGAATGTTTAAGAAAAGAATGTAATGCTTCTAGCCGGTTATATAAAAAAAGGAGTGAGTCAATAAAATCGGTTTTTTTTTAAGCTTTATTTTTTCTTTTATTTTTTGCTGAGGTTATTCCCTTCCCAACACTTAAAATTTTCATTGCAGCAGTATTTACAGCAGACCAGCATTCCAATGAAAATGGTTGAGTACAATGACAATGAAATCCAATCCCACTTATAGTACATGAAACTCCTTCACAATCTGTGTTATGTTGTGTTGCAGCACTAAACGGTGCAGCACATATATTATATTTTGATAGCATTTCTTTTAGAATTTTTGGATTGTTTAAAAGACTACAAAAATTCTGAAGATCTCCAAGAGGTAATTGTTTGTTATCCTTTGTATTATATACACCTATAATAAACGCATGAAGGTGATGTAAAGTATTACATTTAGATCTTAAGGTATAGGACCTGTTATCCAAAAACGATGGACTTCTAATTGGTACGTTTGTACCAATCCAAGAATCCCAATTTACATCTATAGCTTGTGGTGATACAACATGGTTGATTTCCACAAGAAGTTCTAATTTACAATCAGATGCTTCTTCATAGTCCCGGTTATTTACAACAGCGTGTGATCTGTCTTTGGTTGACATTTTAAAAATGAGAATAAAGGTTTAAGTTTTACTAAATTTATAGGTAAACTTAGAAATTAAATATTTATTTTTTTTAAAACAAACTGTTACAATAAAAATATTTACCATGAAGATACATAGGCATTATAGTAGATCCACAAATTAGATTACATGTTGAATCTTTACATTTATTTTTATGAGAATCAATTGCTTCCAATATACCAGCTAAACACGCTCCAGGTGTATACTCTTCAAGAACTCTATTACTTCCACTGACAATATCATAGTCTATAACATCACAGCCACTTTCAACAGCTTTAGCTATCCTTTCTAAAGTAATAAACATAAAAGTTGGTATGCAAGTAACATCTGCAAGTTTAGCATCACAACATAATTCTTTAAGAGATTTAAGTTCTTTTGTTTTTAGATAGCATTCCATAAATGGTTCAAGTTTTAGTTTAAGGTTATCAAAAAGCGCTCTGGTTGTAGCGATAATTGGATCGTTTGTACGTATTGGTAAGTTTTTTTCTGCTATTAACTTACACCAAATTAAAGTTTCATCAGCAGATGCCAAAGCTTCCATCAAACTTTCACCACGTAGAACGGAGCTTCGCAGGGCTCTTGCAGCCTCAGATGCATGTGATCGAATTTCAAACATTTTATAAAGTTCATGTCCATGCATCATTAAGGTTTCCCATGTAACTCGACGACCGTCCAGAGTAAAAGTATCTTTTCCAAATTCAAGAGCAGCTAACCAAGGTGAGTTAGGTGATGGTCTAAATCCACCGTTAGGAATAGGCTGTAGAAGAGCTTGATGTGCAGACCCAAAAACATCGCTTATTCGCTGGGCTGTAATCCTCTTGTTGATATCTTCAATATTTTCAAGAGCCGCAGCTCCAATTTTATCAATAGGATTACTTGGTGGTACATAAACATCATTAGGCTTAGTTTCTTGTTTTTGATAATAAAAACGATTTTCCCGAAATGATCTATTATTAAAGTTTTTACCTTTAAATGTAGAAGGGTGGCCTTTAAAATATTGGTACGATGATTTTCTCATTCCAAGACGAAGGTGAACTGGTAGTTTTCTAAAAAAGGGTTTATCACCAGGTTTGTATCCGCTGTAATTTCCTTGGGATCTGTCCATATATCCATTAAAATAGTTTTGTTTGTAATGTCCTCGAAAGTATACGTTGGGTCTTCTCGTGTCAACCGTTTGAATTCTATGTTGTGTTGGTTCTTCATCGGTATTTTTGGTTGGTTCAGTGGAATCTTCTTCATCAGAAGATAAATCTTCTCCTTCTTCAGCTTCAGAATCGATCAAGCTTATTTTTTCATCATCCATGTTCTCAGGTAGGTTAGACATTTTTTAAATTTAAAATGTCTTCTCCAAGTAGAGAATAAAATATAAAATTTTTGCTGAAATTTATATGGTTGGTACAAAAGGCCTCGCCCATATTTAAATTAATTAGTATTCTCTCCAAAAAGATTAATTTGAATACGCTGTTCGTAATGTAATAATATTATGACAGCACCAATAATAATTAAAATATAAAATAATTTTGATAGTAGTCCCGCTAATAATGTTGAACAGCAGTTGGTAAAAATTCCCCTAGATTCTGATCTAGTGTTAGCTTCGGTTTTATTTTTATTTGATTTTTTATAGAACATTGACACGATTTCTATTGTAAATACAATAAAAACAAACATACAAGACATTATTTTTACATATAATGGATATGTTTGAGCACATGGGGTGTATATTAGTCCTATTGTTCCCATTAAAATAATTCTTGCGATAAGGTGTATTACCGTTTCAATCATAATTAATATCCCTATATATTTATTTTTAAATAGAAAGGATATAGGGTCTTCTTTAAAGGAACTACTTAGAGATTGTCTTTGCATAGATACTTCACATAACAATCTTGCAAATTTAGTGTAATAGCAATTTAATATAGTTTTTGATATAACTCTTGTTGTATAATTTAAAGTATACCCCGATGGTATAATGAATTCACTATAATCTCTAAATGGTCCAAACATACGTCTTTCCTGTCGCATATAAATAAATGCGATATATAAAAGCCATGTTATGGTTATTAATTTTAATTGTACACACCAGATATATGCTTGACAATTTCTTGTTCCAAAAACAATGCGAACTCTTTTTCGTACATTTATATCTTCTATATTGCGAATTTTTATTTCCATAGCTAAATCTTTTCTACATATATAATCATAACCTGATAAACCATCAGTTTTTGAAAAATCTCCATTGTTTGCTAAAGCGTAAATTAACGAAGTATTATGAACACTCCAGGAGTAGTTGTAGTACGATTGATGATCAAGAGGTATAGTTGCATAAACACACTTGTTGATTGTATTTGTGTGCATAGAATACCATAATGTAAAAATAGAATAGGCGGTAATGATCACGAGGATGGTAATATGCGATAACTTTCCACCAAACAACATTTTAAAATCAATTATAATTGATTTCGATAGTAAATAAAGTACATAATCTGTTGTTTCCACACTTTGTAGCAAAGCACTGTTGGCTTAATGATGCACACAATTTATTTGTATTATCAACACTAATAGATATAAATGTGCGGGCTAAATCACGAGCTCCACGTAAATGTTTGTAGCGCATACACCCAAATCCTTGGGACTTGTATGAATATCCTCCTTTTTGAATTATTTGAAATAATATCCAGTCAGGCTTTGATGATGTAGTACGTACAGTTACTGCTTCATATTCATGAAAATATGATGGAAAATGAACTTTAATATGCTGAATTACATTATTTAAAACATATTCTGATATAAAAGATTCTATTTCCTCATCAGATGATGCAGATATATTCATTTTTTGTAATAGTGATATAATAGATTTTTTCTTAACATTTATTATAGAATTGTTATAATTTATTCTTTTATCAAAAAAGTTAATATAATCTCCTTTAATATCTGTTATTATATTTACAACTTTATGGTTGGGTGTTGAGTGGAAATGAAAGTTATTTGGATAATTATGGTTAAGTAAAAATAATTTTATATCTGAACAGGATTTTGGAATAATATAAAATGGTAGTAATAAACCACTATATTTTCCATTTTCTCCTATTTTACTAAAAAATGGCAATCTTAAACTATGTCCATGAGAATAAATTCCCGTATCAATAAATGAAAAATCTTTAAGATATTTACATGCAATTTCTATAAATGTTCTTTCCAAAACTACAGATTGTTGAATAATACGAGCAACACCTTTAATAGTTTCTGATCCATAAAGTATATAGGAACGAGGGACTGGGATTGAAATTCTAAATCCCATTTTAGTTTCACAATTACAGTATATTTCTTCATTACTTTGGATAGTAACAGGTTTATTATATTGATTACATTCTTCATAAAACATATTTTCCATTAATAAATCATGTTCAATTAAATCTTCATCCCAAAACTCCTGGTTAATGCTACTATCCACTTCATTATAATTGTATACCTTTGGTGGTGGACAAGATGTTTTATAAAAATAACATGGATATGAATCCCAATCTATAGATAAATCATTAAATAGTAATGATAGAGCTGTAATTATACCATTTCTAAAACCTCGCATGATTGAGTATAAGCTTTTTTGTGGTATTTTTTCTTTTAAATCAAAATCCACATCTAATATAATATTACTGATTGCTAAATTTGAATTAAATAACTCATTTCTATTAATATCCATTTCTGTATGAGGTTGGTTTGAAGCAAGTCCATAGGTGGGAGTTTTAAGGTTTTCATGAACCATCTTTGTAAAAACTATATCACGTTCAATAAATTCGTTATAATCTTTAGGTTTTACATCCATCGAATAAATATTTAAAAGATTAATGGTTCTTTCTATATTACCAGTTATCTTTTTCCAGTTTTCAGATGATATAATTGCAAATGCTTGCTTATTATATGGTAGCGCTACTCTATAAACAGGTAATGGTGGCTTAATGCCCCTTTTAGCCAATAAAATTTCTATGGCCGTAACATTATTATCTACTAATTCGCTAGAGGAAGCTATATACAATAATTTTTTACAAATTCCTATGGACTGAAAATGTATTTCTGTGGATAAATTTTGGGGAGTAATACAATCATTTAATTTTTGTGTTGATAAGCTTGGCCATCCATGTAAAGATAATGATTTTTCAGCCTTTTCTAAAATATTTAAAAAACTATTTGTACATTCGCATATTCCATAATTATTTTCATTAAAGGAATAAGTTTTTGTTTTAACAAATTTATCTTGAATATTTTTACTTAAAATGGAGATCTTTGGTTTTACATTTTTTGAAATATAATCGTGTATATTTAATTGATTTCTAACATGCAAAAAAAAATTATTTATAGTGTTTGATTTTAAAGATGAAGCGGTCTCAATTTGGTTTATGGAGTTTATGTTTGAAATTGTAACTGAATTTAAATGATTATATATTTGGCTTCTATTAAAGCTTTCAAAATGTGCCAAGTAAATATAATTAATAAACTCTCTATCAGAAACTTTTAAACTCTGTCTATCAGCAGAAATATAATTTCTCAATACACCAACCTCTGAAATATCGGCATTAATTCGATGTGTTATATAATCTTCTAGTTTAACAGCAATCTTTCCTGTAGCATACCCACTTTGACAACAAAATTTTGATAACAAAGAAAATGATATTAAATCTATACATTTAAGATTAGTTTTGTTTTGTTGTACAGGTATTTTATATGTTTCGATAAAATCTTTTATAGCTTGTAGGTCATAGGTATGAAAAGGCTTTAAACTGTTTGTAGCTTGAAATAGATAAAATCTTGTTGCTAAAACTAAAGTTTTTTCTTCAGGACCAAATTTTGAAGTAAACCAAAACGGTGTAGGATTTGTTCCATATATTCGTCTAAAGGCTGCAAGTATTTGTTGTTCGTGATGAATATATAATAATGTTAACCCATGGCGTCCTTTATTACATTTCGATAAGCATGTTTTTATAGATAATGTAGGGTCATATTTAGCAGATTCTAAAGTTCTTCCAGATTTAGGAGTTAGACGCTCTGTCGTTATAGATAATATAGTTATTAAATCATCATGAATATTAAACGTATGCTGATCATCAATACAAGAAAGTATTAATTTTGTAGAGATTGGGTTTCCATATAATAAAGATTTAGCTATAACAGACGCTTCATAATTATTTTTAATTGAACATATAAACATAGGGCGTGTACGCTCTTTATAACCATCATTAGCCACGCCTGGAATATTACCCAATAAACAAAAGATTAGCATTGGTTTTTGCTCAAAAAGAGCAGATTCTAAAAGGTTGAGTTGATTAAATTCACTATCAGAAGACTCTTCATATCCAAAAACATCGTCAAAATCTCGACTCCACCAGTAATTTATTACAAATAATTCTTCAAGACTCTCTTGATTTGTTAACATCATTAAAGAATACGTTATAGTACATCCGTCAGTTCCATATAAAATTTTAATCCACGGTTTTGAGAAAATTTCCTCCATAGTAAGATGTTTAGAGCAATTTTATCCAAGATGTGTGGTAATAAAGAAACTTCAGATTTAAACTCTTATGAGCTTATCAAAAATGATGGGCAGAACCAAGAATCTTTACTCCGCCTACAGGAAGCACTTGTTGTTGTGAATACATTAATACCATTACCGTTAACTATTAATGATGTTATTTCATCATTTGATGAGACTAAACGATTGATACAAGCTCAATCTTTAGCTCGCACCTATCAAGTATGTCAAAGGAATCTCGAATGTTTATCTAAACACCAAGCAACAAGTGAAAATCCAAACTTAAATGCTGTAGTAGAATCGCATATAAAAAATGCTAAACGCTTATCAGATTCATGTTTGGCTGCCATTGTTCATCTTTATCTTTCTGTTGGTTCTGTTGATGTCACCACGGATACTATAGTAAACCAAGCCATAAAAATGACTTCAGAAAATAATATTGTTATGGCAGATGTAGCGGTTTTAGAAAAAACCCTTGGTATAGATTCTAATACAACAAAACCCTTATCTCTTCAAACCGTTAAATATGATGAAAATAATTCTACAGATATACTAGATACAGAACCTCTAATAAGTTCTATGGAAACTGAAAATATTTTATCGACTAAACAAAAAAGAAACGGTCCCAAAAAAATGACACGTGAAAGTTTGGCACTTTAAATATAACTTTATTAACGAATTTTACAATCCCGTCGATCCAAATCCATTTATTCCTCGTAAACTTTTCGGTGCTTCAAAATTCAGATCTTCTGTAAACTTCCACATATCACATTCTCGATTTGATAAGCTTAAATAGTTTGACTTTGGAAATAAAGAATGACAATTAATTTGTGGTTGTAACCATAGTGGTTGATTGTTTTTTAAAAGAACTAACTGAGCTATTCTCTGACCTTTTTCTATAGTTACAGTTTTAGAGGATATATTCTTAATAAAAAATTGACAAATTGTTTTTGGTTTCCATATAGTTGGAAGAACAATTATTCCGCTTGAATTTAAGGATGATCTACCAAAAATACAAGCGATTGGTGGGTTTTTCATTTCTAATTGAAAAATAGGAAGACAAAAAAGGTAACTATATCCCGGTTTTATTTGAACTAAATTTGGAGATGGTATATCATAACCAGCATCTTCATCACGTTTTTTATTAAAGACATTAAAAAAATTATATAATTCACTATAACTATGTAAACTAGGTGATAGTGGTATTAAATCTTTACTAAGTTCTATTAGTGGAAGTTTAATTTTAAGATCGTATGGATTTAATTTTTCTACAGTTGGATGGTAATAAACTAACGCTTTAACTATTCCTCTATATCCAGAATCAATAACACCATTAATAACAAAAATATTTGTATTATTCATATTTTCGTCATCAGAACACATTTGTGTAACAAAGACTGCATATTGACTAGATGTAGCAGTTCGGATTTCAAGGTCAATTATCTTGCTATAAAAGGTGCCCGTATTTTTAAAATTTTCAGTCAAGTTTATTTCTTCGTTGTTGGTCATCAGAAGGCTTTCATTTATTTTGTTGATAGTCCAATTAAAAGGTTTTTGTTTTTCAATCAAAGCAATGGAGATAGTATTTTTACTATCCATTATTTTTTCAGTTTATGCCTTCGACGATGATCGTTTAGATTATTCTAGAGCTGAAGCTAGGAGACAGTTTTGGAGCTCTAGTTGTTCAGCTAGGGGTATCAATATTAATACGCCTTCAACTTCCGCTATTTTGTTTTATATATCCCTGGTAACAGTAGGGGTTGCGATATTTTGTTATTCTTATAGAACCTGTTTGAGAATGGTTAGTCGGGAACTTCGTCAGATGCAACACTAATAAGAAGGTGGGTTTCGAAATCCGAAACTAATCCACAGATTTATATAAAAGGGGGTATGTTTTAGAGATATTTTATTAGTTGCCTAAACCAGTTAAGCAACTTATTTTTAACCTTCTCTTATTTATAGAATTATGGCCAGCCGTCGTATTTCATCATATGAAGATGAACCGATATATGCTACTATTAAGAGACAAAACGGTGTAAGAAGAAAGTCATCTCAACGAATTGAAAGGGAAAATCCTATTTACGAACGAACTATTCCAACTTTTGAGTATAAAAATGTGTATGATCAAGTTTGTGATGATGATGACGAAGACCATATTTATGAACTATGCGAAAATCAATATGCTCAACTAACAATTTCCCAGCCTAAATCTCGTCCAAAGCCTCCAACACCAGCTGAGGATCCTAAACCAAGAATACCGGTTGTATCATACCACCCATCACAACAGAAGCATGTTTATGGTGCTATTAAGAAAAAGGATGAAAAACTAGATACTCCACCAAAATCTACTAGAACAGAACCTGGATCTGGTGTTATTTCTTCCAATAAGCCTATATCCTTCAGTAATACCCCAAAAACACCAAAATCTCCATGGTATGGAGCCACTCATTTGTATAACAAAAATGTTTTTTGTGAAGCTGTACGTCGATGTGCTTCTAAACATGCTATAGAAGCCGCATCATCTATTTGGGATTTAAATCCACCACAGTCAAATGAAGAATTGGAAAAGTTTCTAACTAAAGCGGTTATTCGCATAACCATATCTGAGGGACTAGGTATTTTAAAAACTGCAAATACCCCATTTAGCTGTGGTCAAAAAACTGCTGATGATGTTAAATTTAAGTCTCACTCCTCACGTAGGAGTAAGAGTCAGTCAAGAAGTAGACACAGTCGGGGTGATTTCGACGACAGTAGTGATTAAAGTTTGTTACACCCACTAATTTAAATAAATAAAAAATTTATATTTAAAGCTATTTGTCTGTCTTTTTTTGTTATATATATTCTTGCTTAGTGAGAGTATAAACTATTTTGTTTTTAAAAATGGAATTTAACATAGAAGACTTTGATGAATCGTTGCTAGGGGCTGTTGGATACTCTAATAATTTTAAAGGTAAGCAAAGCCTTCCGATTAAGGCTTCTAGTCCATCATCGTTAATTAAAAATCTTTTAGATGAATTAAATTTTCCGGAAGGTCCTAGTTTATTATCTTCTATGGAAAAATGGAATGAGGATTTATTTTCCTGCATCCCAAGATTTTTGGAAATCTACATTGAAAATTCTATTTTATCAACATCTGTCGATGAGGTTATTAAAAATTTGGATAATTCTTTAAATTATGATGATGTAATCGATTTTCAGGTCCATGGACCTGAAACATTTCCAAAAACCCCATTATTGGAAGAGGAATTGGAAAATTATGTAACATCTGTTCAAAAGTATTTTTTATCTGAACTTAAAGCTAGAGAAGTTACATATTCATTTCTACTCACTAAATATTGTAAAGCGCTTTTGTTATATCTTCGCTATAATACAAAATCATCGATTAAGGGTAATAAGGACATAAATGCATTTCACCAAAAATTTAAACAAAATGTGCGGGAACGTTATTATAGAGAGGTTGCAAATATAGCACGATTGTTATATTTACATCTGTATTTATCAGTAACTAGGGAAGTGTCTTGGAAACTACATGCCGATCAAGTATTACTCCAAAGTGTTTTTGTTTCATTGTCTTATTCTTGGAGCCACCGACGACAGTTTGAGTGTATATTTCATCCAATTTTATTTAATCATGGTATTGTGAATTTGGAAAATAACCCTTTGACATTTAAGGAACTACAAAAAATAAATTATAGACGTCATATTCTTGGTTTACCATTGATTAGAGCTGGATTGGTAGAAGAAGATAATCAACCTTTAATGATACCTCCAGAGTTTTCCAGTAAACTACCTCGAACAATAGGATTTTTAACTCAACAAATTAGAGCCAAAATGGAAGCTTATTCAGACAACCATCCTGTAACACCAAAATTTCCTCGTATTGAACATTCATATGCTAAACCTATAGATCCTATTAACTATGGAACTACAATAGAAGCTATGATGGACCCACCATCACCAAGCGCTATTTTACCAGGAGATCCAAATCCTGAAATTAATGTTAAGGTTAAAAGCACTGTTTCATCCTTTCAAATTCCACCTAATATTACCTTGGAAGAACTGGAGTCAGGTGAATATAATTTATTTACAGATGGTGTTACCTACAATGATATACCTGAAAATGAGTTAAATAAAATGTTTCAATTATAATTTTTTTTTAATTTTTTCCATTTAAAACGTTAGTATATAATATGAGGTTATATTAATCAATAACACCAATATATTGGGGAATTGCCACTAAGATACACGTGAGTGGTACTTTTGTAGTTAGTGGGTATAAATAGGGTGGGGTAGGGTGGGGTTCAAATCATTTTTTATTACTCAGTGTTTGCTTAAGAGATTATATATTTAATATATTTACTATGGAAAGAGACCATGGTTTTGCACCGATAAGGCGACCAAGAAGGTCGCAAACTAGAAGATCTCATCCCTTTTATAGACCCGAAGAAAGAGATGTTCAAAATTTTGATGATAATCAACCATCAACTTCTGGAGTTTCTAGACCTTCTGGATTTTGGGATTTTTTCAGAAATATTTTTAACGATGATCATGAACAAATTAGACCAAGACGACCAAGACGAGACTTTCAACCACCACCAAATGAATCTAGTAGCGATGAGGAAGAATCTATTCAATTAGATGAAGAGGGGGCTCAAATGTATGAAGGAGAGTTTGAAGTTGATAGTGAAATGGAGGATGAGGATCTTAATCAAGATTCTATGGAAGATAGAGATCAAGAAAATTTATTTGAATCAAATGAGAGTGATCATGAGAGTGATCGTGAAGCTGATAGAATTTTTAGTGAACAGGTAGAAAGAGTTTCTGAAGAGTATGAAGAAAATGATTCTGAAACTGATGACCTTTTTGAGGGAGATTATTTAACACCACTTTTACGGTTTATGGAATCTGGAGTACGAGGGATGGCTCCTGAAATTGTAGAAAATGCTGCTATAGAAGTTTATAAAGATCGGTTTAGGGTTGGAACTAAAGGGGATAAAACAAAATATAATTTACCTAATAGGCTACTTAGGTTGTTGAAAAATGGCGTGCATGATATTACCTTTTATGGATCGTTCGATGAGGAGGATGATCCAAATTTTAATATGGGGGAATGGGTAAATATAACTCCAACTACTTTTGTTGTTAGTCCATCTTGGGATATTTTTGTATCAGAATATATTAATGAAACAAATGTAATAAACCCTGAAGAAATAGAATTTAATGAGGGGGATTGTATACATAGAATGCGATTACCTATTGTTTTAAAAAATATTGTAACACCGGAACAATTTTTAGAAAAATTTGATTATATGTTGGTTGCGCTTAGAAAAATTTCTATGGAGGACGTTTTTGCGGACCAGGTTTCTTGGCAAAAAATTACATCTTTACATGGATTTCAACAATTTTCATGGTTTCTACATAATCAGGAATACTCTAAAGGGGGAATGTATGCAACCGAAGCTCCGGGTGTACGTTGTATTTGGCGTCGTGCACTACGACAGGGTTTAGCTTTACAACTACAAATATGTGTTGCCGGTTTAACTAGATCTAAAAATATATACAATCTTTTTCATTATTCAGCTGTAAATTTTTTACTGGAAGCCGCTATTAGATCTTCCTTAAACTGTCATCTTTTTACCAGAATAATGTTTTATGATTATAAACGCCTTCGGGGAGCTGAACCACCATCCGGTTCATTGGCAATGTTATATGAGCAATCTATAATACAACCGATACCAAGTCAATGTGCTAAACTATTTTCTCTTTCACAATTTTATGGCCCCGCTGATACATCTAAAAGTGCTATTTATAGAAATAATTTTGGTGCTCTTTCATATTGGTCTGACCTAAGACTATCACTAGGAGATCCTGTAAACGTAAATGCAAAATATGCCACCTTTCATCTTCAAACATCTGAAGTTTATTTATTTTCTAGAGCTAATTCTCAAAATCCTTCTTTTACCACAGAGGAATTGCAATGTATTGAAGCTATTTTTTCTCTTGGAACTGTTATGTTGGAAGCTGCTGTCCATTGGCTTTATTTGGCTACTGCACATATTCTTAGTGATAATCCAAAATCAATAATTTTCCGAAAAATTAGAAGCACGCTATTCACAACACATCTACCACTTGGTAGTCGTCAATTATCTGATTCTGAATATTTTATTTTACGTAAACCAGAAGTTGTTGTGGGTCGCGATAATACCGCGTTAGGTCAAGCTATTACTTTGGGATATTCAGCTGTTCGTAGTACATTGACAATGTTAATGAAAGATTATGCTATTTTATCTAGTTTGGAGGATAAAGAAAAAACTATGACATGTACATATCTTGGTATGACTTTAATTATTCAACGACTTGCCGGACATTTAAATCTACTATTGCTTAACCTTGCTGGTGCTGCAATATACGGTGGACGTAAAGTTCTAATTCATGAATCAACTTTACCACGATATGTTCTACTGATGGATATCCTATCACCATTAATTAACCAAATAACATTGGTTGAATTTTGGGAAATGAGAAATGAAGTTTATAAAATGATGAGTCTAATACCAATGCCTGGACCTCCATCTCAAGGAAAGAAGGTTGTACTTGAATTAGCAATTCCATCCGAAGATCTTGATAATCTTACACCCGACACCTTTATGAATCCTACAAATCCTATTGGTAATAATATGGTGGATTTGGCCATGTCATTAAAATCTTATCATCAAACAATAATTGGAGAAAATCACCACGAAGAACTTGGTAAAAAGGGTATACAACGTATGCGTGGAGGTGTACCTAAAAAAAAGTAGGAGGGGATTGTAATATAAATAGAAGTTTAAACAATTAATTTTATCATTTAACTATGTCTAACTTTATTTCAGTTTCTTCTAATGCTGTTTCATATGGACCGTATATGAAACCTTCTGTATCATGGATACAAGAATCTAAAAATCTGTTAAGGAAGAGAATTAATAAAGGATGTATGCTTCCAACACCTATAGATATAATGGAAGCCGCTGTTGTAGCATTAAAAGAAAATGCAGAAAAAATATCAGGACCCGGCTTATTTTGCTTGGAAAGATCAATTGCATTATCTTCGATAAGAAACAATTCAATACCTGAAACTGTAATTATTAACTGTATTACTGAAGATAAAGAAGATGAATATCGAAAAATGTATAAAAAAATGGCTAAAGGTAATATAGATAAATTAAATTTCTCTAGTTCAGCTGTTTGGCAAGTTATGATAAAAAATTATTGGAAATATCTAAAATCTTCCTCTGGAGTTGATTTGGTTGTTGATATAGTTGTTAATGACTCTAAAACTACTCAATCTTTAACAACGATGTTATTATGGTCAACCTTTAGTGAAAAACGTTTATCAAAAAATCCTTTTAAACATAAAAGTGAAAATTCTAAGTTAAAAGATATTTTATCAGAATTAAAATGTTATTTTTTAAAAATAGAAAAATATGCATATTATATGCGTCCTGAAGATCCAATGAGTAAAAGTGAGGATACTAAAATTCGTCTTCATGAACTTTTATCATATACTAGCATGTGTTATAGATGGCTATTATGGTTTATGGATTTTATTGATTCAAAAGTTCTCCAAAAAATAAAAAAAAAGTCTGTATCCAAACAGGGTCCCAGAGAAACTCAAAATCCAAGAGAGTTGTTTAAACGTCATTTAACAAATGGACCTGGAATATCATCTGGTACTGGTGTTTCTTTAATTTTATCAGAGGAGATCTATAAAACATTATCAATAATTTTAAGTATCAGTGATTTATGGACTTCTAGTTCATGGAGTAAAAATATTCATGGGATAACAAAGGCTATAATTTCTGCTATAGAAATTGTTAGTATGATTCACCACCATAATCAATATTTAATTAATCTTGTTTTGGGTGGTTATATGTGTTGGTCTGAAGGTGGAATGGGAGATCCATTTATAATTGATGCATTAAGGAGGCAGGGAAGATTTAATTGTTTTGTAGGTGAGTTAATACCAACTATAGCAGCTAAAAATTGGTTTTATATGGAAAAAAGTGTGTGTGCATGGTTTAAATTTGCTTTAGCCAAGAGTCTTGTTGGTCATGACTCATTAACTAATCATTATTTAAGTGTACTTGGATCTATAGATAATCCTCATGCATCTACTGAGGAAAGAAAAATTGTTGGTAAGCGACGAGCTTCAGATCAAGTGTCCTCAATACGTATGTTTAACAATTTTTTTAATCCACCTCGTGTTCCTTTACCAGCATTTCCATTTGATGATCAACAAAGTTTTGTTAAATTAAAAAATAAAAATTCCAAAAATCCATACCTAAAAATGAAATCATTAATGAAATCACCAACAAAAAGCCATGAAATGTTAAAAGCAGAAAGTATGGAGTGGTATGGTAATGTTCCTGAAAATCTAGAAATAAATTCAAATTCTGAAGATGAAACTCCATACTCAAGTCCTGTATTTTATGATATGAATGAAAAAATGAAATTTTCATATGCTAGTTTGGCTAACCTTACTGATGAAGAGATATATGCATCTGAATATAATTATAATTCATCTCCTTATCAACACCCGCGGAGAACAAGCTCCAGAATTCAGTCCACGGAGTCTGAGTCTAATTTTGACTATCAACACCCGCGGAGAACAAGCTCCAGAATTCAGTCCACGGAGTCTGAGTCTAATTTTGACTATCAACACCCGCGGAGAACAAGCTCCAGAATTCAGTCCACGGAGTCTGAGTCTAATTTTGACTATCAACACCCGCATGTATTAAAGTTGGAAAGACATATTAAAAAAACAAAAAAGGAAATTGTAGAAAAGGTTACAACTGTTTAATAAAGACAAAAACAAAAAAGTAATGTTTATTTATTTTATTTATTATTTAAACCCAAAAATTTTTCTAATTTTAATAACAAAATTTCCCAATGAACTTAGTGGATGATTAGTTTGACAAATAGCTATTGATGAATTACATGTTTTTTCACTCATTGTATTACAATTATAAACATTTTCATAGTTTTTATCTGCAAACATATTTAAAACAGTTAATAAGGAGTTAATAGTACTCTGATTTATCGGATTTGACAATCTATCATAACATATTTTAGATAATTCTGAATAAGAATTAATAGATTTTTTTATTGGTTCGATACAAACATTATCAATACCAAATGTAGATGGAGGACAATTAATCGATCCAAGCATTTCTAATGGTACTGTAAAAATAAAAGTAAAAATTATTGCAGCTATGGTTAATAAAATTCCAGCTGCAAAAAATCCAAGGGTAACACATAAACATTGACATGTTGATTTTTTCTGGTTTAAGTTAGTTGTTTCTTCGTCGGATGAAGTATTTTTATTTTCCACATCTTCGAGGGGAATATCAGTTAAAACTAACTGAGCCATATTAAACGATACCCCTATTAAAAATCTTAATACTATACAAATTTTTAAATTTGATGAACTTATAAATCATAATAACACGAATATAACATTATATAATCCATTTACGTAAATATTGATATTAGATCTTATTATTTTTTGAACAATAAAAACATAAAGCTGTTATAAAAATCAATACTATAACAAAAATGGCTCCACCAATTATTGTGGTAATACTTATTAACATCGATTTACTAACATTTTCATCCGATGCATCAAACACCTTTTCATCATAAAAGTTGGGAAAAATTATTGGATAACCAATAATTGAACATTTATAGGTAACAGGTTCATCATAATCCGATATATCTATTTTATTTTGAATATTGACCAAACCAGGGTGGTTTAAACAGGGGCCGCTTATAATATCATCACCATTTATAGGTATATCTTTAACTAACCATTGTAATTTATTATTTTCACGGGAAACACATTTAGCATCACAAATAGCTAAACCATTATCAAATTTTATAGATATAAAAGGTTTATAGTAAACTTTTGGAATAACGGTATTTGAAAATTTTTTTGAGGCCTTTGAATTTTTATACCATTCAACATTACATCGCAAATTGGGGGGGCTTTCCATGGCTTCGGAAAAGGGAAGGGATAATATTGAAGTGCGTGTTATAAGACCGTCAATCCATACACTATAAGTTTCATCTATATATTTTTTATCAATAGGTTGTCCATCGTTAAACCAAAATATTTCCGTAGATTCCAATGGAAAGTAATTTGCTATTGTACAAATAGCGCTGTAGTTTTCATTATATAAACTTGGGTTTGATTTTAAGTTTACATTTGGGGAATGATATGCATATACTTGAATTTTAAAAGTTTCAAAAATACTTTCATTATTTGAATTATATACTTTCCAAGTATATATTCCAGAGGTTTTAAAGTCAACCGACTTTATATTTAGTAATATGTTTCCATTATCATAAAATTGGGAACCGTAAAGTTTATAATTTACTGGTTGATTTTGTATACCTAATAAAAAATCATTATAAAAGTTATCACTATTATTTTTTGTCGAAAATAATAAAATATTTTTTGATATATCTGTTTTTAAACTTTCAACATTTTCATTGGTTTTATTATATGTAGAAAGTTCTTTAAACCATAACTCAATTAAAGGATTACTTAAATTTTGCTTTTTAGTTATAGTACAGTTAATTTCTAATTGACTAAAATATGGCCTATAAATAACATTATCTCTACATTTAGATTTAAGTAATTTTTTTTTTAAGTTTTTAGGTGGTTTAATTGAGGTACTTACTGATTTTAAATTATTTGCCTCTGTAGATATAGGTTTTGTTATAGTTGTATCTATGGAAGCAGGTGATTCATTTGCTGAAGTTGGAATTATGGTAGGTGTTGAAGGTTTGGATGTAGATGCCGAAGTTATTATCGAGTTTATAAAAATTATAATTACATATATTAGATAAAAATTTTTAAAACTCATTTTGACTTATTACCTTAATGATTATAGAAATTTTTTTGTGTTGGGTTTTAATGTTTTTGATAAATGTGAATTCGAAATATTGCTTTATTTAAAACTTAAAACACACACAACCGTAATATAGTTTAAAAAATTTAATTTATTGTTTTAATAAAAATGTAACAAATTCCAACAGTCATATACAAACCAATAATTAGGGCTCGTGAAATATATGTGGCAGCAAGACGGTTTACACCTTGTGTTTGTTTTCGTATATACAAAAGTGAAACTAACGAAATTGTAGTAGTTGTTGTCAAGATTAATGGTGATCCAAAATTTAATCCTAGTACAGAAATAAGTGAAGCAATTAATTCTAGTAAAAGACAAATAATTAGTATAATTCGTGATATACATTTAATCTTATAGTTAAACGGTTCAACTAAGAATGCTAAACAATGACCAACAATAAAGCTAATAACAAGTGTAAAAGGAGAATGAAATTTTAAATTTTTTAAGTATACATTTAATCCCCAAATAGCTATAGTTAACATGAATCCTAAAATAGAAATTATTATCATACTTGGATATTTATAAATTAGTTGAAAACTACTAATTTTTTCTTCATGTATTTCACTGTAATCAGAGGTTTCATCTTCCTCTATTGAGTAAGACGCTCCATGTCCAAGATCTGTAAAAGTTCTCATTAATTTATATCTTCCTATACGATAATAGCATGTATCTCTAATTACTAGTCCAAAGTTGGTGTTAGATAAAATTATACAAAGTGCTATACCAAATCCAATTAAAATTTCTATTTTAATAACATTAAGAGTTCCAAATACACCTAGTATAGTTCCAAACAATATTGTTACTAGCGATCCTTTTACATGAGATCCAGAACCATTTAATATACTTATCAAATAAAATATATGTATTTTTATTGTACAAATAGTTAAAAATGATAAACTTAATATAAGAATTATTTTAATTGCTATTGGATTTAATATCCAATCAAACCCCCAACAAAAGGCGGCTATTGTTACAGATATTGACTGACTAATTCTACAAATAGAAGAAATTTTTTCAGAAGTAGAAATAGATATTTTTGATAGCGTAAATATTAACACAGTTGCTATAAGAATTATAGAACATACGAAACTTTCAGTTAATATTTGAATTAATATAATTAAGGCTGTTAAAATTCCAGCTTGAAGTCCAATACATAGAAGTGATTTTGTAGTTACATACATACATGGTAGACATCCAGTTCTCGATCCAGAGCAATTTATTATAGAAAATGATGTAATAGGAGGTTCCAGTTGATCAAACGATTGTACATTATTATCTTCTAGTGACATTATTAATAAAAGCTTGTCTTTTGGAAAAAACTTCTCTTTAAATACAATTTATCATTTTACGTCATTTAATTAGGGTTTAATATTAACATCCGTATTTACAAAATGTTGACTAAAAAATCCACATTGGATTTTTGATGGCTTTTCTTCATCCGATGGAGATGCTGGGCGCTTCAGGCTCTTATGTTGCAATTCATTGGTACAAAAGAAAAACAGTATAATTCCAATTGGTTTACTTGACGTCAAGCTTATCATGGGATTGGTAGTTGGAGTAAAAAAGAAATTTATCGATACTGTTGTATTTGTTAGTTTTAGTTTTTTCAAAAGAGGAAAAAAATTGGTATAATCATCCAACGAAATTTTAAACGTTTGAAATTTTCCTGAGTGTTTAACTAGATAAGGATTTACTTTTTTTGTAGCAGATTTTAAAATCGATGCGCTATCTTCTCCTTCAGAATCGCTTTTATCCAAATTCAATGAAACACTTCCACTTTCAGATGAAATCACAACATTATTTTCATTAGATTCAAATTTTAACAATGAATTTTGTTTTTTGTTTAGTTCGAGTATTTTATTTAATTGATATTTATTAAGTTCAAGACTAAAGTCCGGATTTCTTGATGGAAGCATAATACAATAGTTACTAAATTCAGCTTTTAGAAGTGTAGAGCATTTTATATTACTATCACTTATAGTAAAAATAACTTGTTTTAACATTCTATGTTGGGAAGGGTTACTTATTTCAAAGAATACTTTAGACATTTTACTTGTTGATTTAAAAACATCCAACAATCCCCTTTTACTATCAACATTTGCCAAAAATACCGCAGGGTCGCTATATCCCCAAAAATAAGAAGAAAATTGGTTTTTAGAAATAGGAATGTAAATTTGTTCTCCACAAATACTAGTATGGATCATCATCCCATAGTCACTAAAAACTATAAAAGAGTTTTTCAAGCTAGTTGAAAAGGGTGTTAGCATACTTATCACATCACGAAGCTTTTGATCTTCCAAAACAGCACGACCAGATATAAATTTTCCTTCTTCAGAGTTTATATTTTCTTCGTTATTTATAATCTGAGATGGATGGTTGGTTATCTTAAATTCAGTTTTAGGACGAAAACACGCCATCGCCTTAAAAACTAAGCAAAATAATAAAAATTTTAAGAATAAAGTTTAAATTTAAACTAAATGTTAACAATTTCTTTTTATAGACTAAATTAGTTTTGATGACGTTGGTAGGTGGGTTCATTTGCATAATTGTGGTGATTTTTGAATTTGATTTTCCAATAAAATCCTTGATCTAAAAAAATATTTGTATTTCGGTTTTTAAATTAATCATTATTTAATTAATTTAGTTAAAGGTTATATTTAATACTTAAAAACTTAGTTTTATTCATTTAGTTTGTCGAAAAGGTTCTGTTTGGTATTTTATTAAAATGGGTCTTTTTGGACTTTTGAAATATGCTTATAGTCGTAGACTAGTTAAACACGATGCGATAGCAACACCACCTGGTATTTATACACCAATCGCAATTGACTTATGGAATGTAATGTATACGTTGATGGAAAAATTTTGTATAGAAAATGATACTCAAACGGATAGTCCCACTGTAACAGCTGAATGTTTTTTTTCTTTACTTAAATTACTCCAAAAAAGATCTTATTTTCCAATTTTTGTTTCAGATCGTGGTATAAATGGTGATGGACATGTTAAACGTGGAGCAAAGGCTATCGCCACACAAACTATGTGTCATCAAGGAGGATCTGGAAGACTTGGAGAAATTACAAATTCAGAAGGAAATGTATGTGGGGAAATTTTAAAAACCTACAAAAAATTGGAAAAATGTGAACCTATAAATATTTTATCAGCACGATGGAGCTCACTTGTAAATACTCCTAAGTTATGTTATAAATTATGTGTTAATTTAATACGCCATTTGGGTTTTCCATATGTTAATGTATCTGATATGGAAGCTGATGATGTTTGTGCTAATCTTTATCATACTAATACAGCCGCTCAAATATATACAACGGATACTGATCTAATATTAATGGGTTGTGATATTATATTGGATGTTGTACCTCTTTTTCCACCCACCCTCCGATGTAGGGATATACTTGCTTCTTTAAATGTATCATATCCTGAGTTTTTATGTACGTTTGTTCGCTGTCATACAGACTTGCACCAAGCCCCTATTTTAAAATCTGTTCAATCAATTATTAAAAATAAATATAAAAATAGTAAAAAGGAATATAATTCTGATAGTGGAGATTCATCTGAAGAATCAGGAGAAATACAACATCATGAAAAATATTTAGATCAAATATCAAACTCATGGAGAATAAGTGATTCTGTTTCTACAAATATAGTTTCATCATCCGAAGAATCCTCAAATATTACCAGTAGTGAAAGTAGTGATACCGATTCATTTGGTATACCAAAAAATCAAAATGGATTTAAAATTTTATCAAAAATAAACTCTCCGTCAAATAAAGGACAATCAAAGCGCGTAACAGCTGTTGATGAGAATAGTTTAAATTTAAAATATACATCAAGATTTCCACCAATAATGAAAACGATATCCCGTTCTTTAATGATGCTTCCGGCACCCCAAACCAAACACGAAGTGTTGGAGAGAAAATTTATTAAACATCTAACAAATATGATAACCCCAGAATATAGGGGTGAAAATTTATCTATACTTAAAAGAGTTCCAATTATCCAAGAAAAGTTTGATATAAATCTTGTTTATGAAACACTTTTAAGCTTTATAGATGATAAAGAAAAGGCTAAAAATTTAACTAATTTATTTTGGAAACATATTTCTATACCGATAGATTATAATCTAGTTCTAATTTCCTACTGGGATGATAGTAAATCAAGACGATGGGTCTAATAAAATTGTTTTTAAACTTAATTTTTATTGTGTTTATTTATAAATTACGGTAACCAAGGAAGAATCAATCGCGAAGATGAAAATAAAATCCATCGAAGAGACAATAAACAAAGATATTTTGAAGTTTTGTAGATACAAACAAACAATTTCCACGAGGAGTAAATAATTAATGCTCTCTTGAGGTGATGAATTAGTTTTACAAATTTTTTCATTTTTTTGTTTTTAGCAATTTTAGAGGTTTTTATTATTAAATAGTTAGCATCCATGGTTAAAAATAATATATACAAGCTTGTTTAAAATAATGTATTTATTGTCAAATCTTTTTATATATTTTGTTCTCAAGTGGGTGGGTTTAAAATGTTAAATATTAATAAAAACATTCAACCCAAGTGTCTATATCCCACTCCATACCCTCTATCCATACAATTGGAACTTCGATATTTTTAAATCGTTCAGTTTTACGTGTAATTTTTGGTGATTCAGAAGGGGTAACACCAATACGCATATAGGCTGCAAACATACAAGAGTTCTTATTACTTCGACCTCTCAGGTCTGGTTGCCATTGATATAAAGCTGCTGTTGATTGAGGATCATTAAGCTTCGAAGGAACACATCGTGGGGAGTTGGGATTTTGGGACAATTCTTCTAATGGAAAAACTGCCAAAGGGTTGGGTCTTGGGGCATTACTTCCCTCAGTTCCCCTAACAACATTTTCTGTCCAAGAATTACGAAATAAAAAACTAACAACATCATTAAATGAATTACTATTTAATTTACTAGTTATAATATAAAGACTTATACCTTCATTATTTAATCTTTGGTTATACACAAAGACTAAATAAACAAACTTAACTCCATCATTTTGGATATTAAGTTTTCTATCAGCATCAATAAACGCACATGCTGGTATATAAACAGATGATCTTGGAATTAAAGTTTTATCAGTTTTACCAGCTTCTTGTACACCCCTAACAATAGCGGTTATACTAGCTAGTTTATCCTGTGATATATATGACAATAAACCACCTAGAACATTTATAGCTTGATGTGGAAATATATGACATCTAAGCATAGTTTTTAAACATCTTCCAAATCTATCAAGCCTTAACCCGATTTGCCTATCTCCATAATTATTAATAACATGAGCTCTAACGGTTTCAGCTGAAGCTCTATCAGGATAATCATCAATAATAGAAGAAATTAAAAAATTTATAGAAAGTAATGAAGGTCTAAGCCCGCTCCCATCACCTCTTCCACTAATTACTTCCAAAAGTGACATCCAAGCTTCCTCTACCTCTTGATAGTTTCTTCCAGGGGGAGTAGAAGATATTGCGGAGCTTGTAAGGTCTATAGGATGTCTTAGAGTTAATATTGGCAGACCGGGTTCCTCAGCTTGTGGATTACAAAAATCTGTTAACGTAACATGACGGGTTAAACGTAAATATGGTTGATATGAAAATGGTGTCCATAGACGGTTCTCTAAGTTAATTATATCGTTTACAATACCAGAAGAAGATATTTGAACACCAGACATATTTTTTATACTGATAGAATTTGAGGTTATATTTAAAGCCCCTGGAAGCCAATCGAGTGTATTTTTTTTTGATGAATTAAAAGAGTACAATTTTTGTCCATACATTTTTTCATTTGATCCATTGTTTGTAGAATAGCGATGGGTAGTATTAAAATAACTTCGTAATCCATTTCCAACCTGAATAAACGAGTTTCCAAAATTATCCATTTAATAAAAAAATTCTTAAAATTATTAAGTAGCTTACACCTCTCCACTTAAAGAGATGTGTTTATGAGTATGAAATAACTATAAACTTTTATTAATATATATTTAATTATTGAAGTTACATGTGACAGTTTTCACCAATGAAATTTAAAAACGCCATTATAATGTAAATTAATTTAGTTAATAACCCAAGCTAAATTTAGTTTATTCTTTTAAGCATACGTTACGATAATAACGTGCTAATAAGATTTAAAAATTATATACTATGGAAACAAATAATATATTATCTATTTTTGAATCTCTTAGTAAAATTATAAAAAATGAGTCTACTGAGATATCACCAGAGGGAATTTTAAAATCTCAATCAATAATATCTGAATTTTTTTTATCAACAGATACTATTAGTGTAAAGGAAGCATTGGAGGTATGGAACCTTTTGTTTGATTTAGCATGTGATACATACTCTAAAACGAAAACTCCAGAATCCGCGATGTTGGCTGAGAATTTACCAGGTTTGTTATTATGGAAATTACATCATGATTGGTCTAAAAATATTATAAATGAACTATCAAATTTATCTAAACTTTTAGAATATTTTAATAGTAAAGAGGTTTTATCAAAAATTACATCATCAGGTTTAAGATTATCTGCCAAATTTGGACCAAATAATATATATCTTCTGGCAGGCGAGTGGATTGAAACATTTAAAAATGTCTTTTTTAACGTAAATGAAAAAACTCCAGATAATATGTTAGATGTACAGTTAATCGATTCATTAGATAATTTTTTTGATCCGTTAATTAACAAAAAATTTGAACTTTTATATGATATGCCTTTTATTCAAGAGGGACTCAAAATTATTTCTGAAAATGTTAATTGGATGTTACCATTTAATGCTATTATCCAGCGTGTCAAGGAAGCATCACTAACACCCCTTACAAGATCATTATATATCATAGCCTTAGTTGATGAATATTTTAGTAATTGTAAAAACTCCACCACAAAAAGTAAATTAATTAACCGATTTAAAGATAATACACAATATATAGATGAAAATGTTTTTATTCCCTTTGATAAAGTTAATTTTTCTCCTAAAACTACAAATGATGTACGAGTTTCATCTGCTTTGGCTTATCAAAATCCATTTATTACTACATCAAAACCTGGAACTATAACTATGCAATTAAATAATGACCCTGAAATTTTTCTAAAAGGACAATTTTTAAGTTTTGGTTCTATGTTTATTCATGTAAATGCATTGATTAAATTATTAAGATCAAATGATGATTCAATCGATGTTAATAATTTAAGAGCTCGTGTTAGTGAAAATGCAACAGGTACATGGGAAACGATACAGTCCAGTACAACCCCATTTCAAGTTATAGATGCGTTAATTGGAGCTGGTTTTACACCTATTCATTGTGATATTTTAGAAAATGTTATTGTAGATCAATATTCAAAAATTAAAAATGGAAATCTATCTTTAGATGAAAAAAATTCGCTAAACGATATTCAACAAATTATAGGATGTATATCAATTGTTGGTGGTTTGATATTTAAACTCTTACGAAAGTATGGTTATGGTTTAGAATATATAAAATTTTATACATCAACCCTTTCTGATTTAGAAGCTATATATGGTGAATTATTAAATTCAATTGGATTACCACATGGGGGTGTTGAGCAAACAATTAGACATTGTATTGCTCCAAAACCACGTTTAAAGTTTATAGAATCAACTTATACAGCAATTATTGATGAATTAAATATTGTTGAAAAACGTGTATCATCCAGCGGGTTTACACACAGTGCTGCTAGAGAAGCATTATTGACATGGTTTGATTTTAGGATAAAAGAATTATGGGGAATTCAAATTACAAATAATAGTATTAATGAAAATATTCAAACTTCGCTAGATACGTATGTTAATAGTGAGGAAGAGTTAATAAAAGCTGCTACTAAAATTTCTTATCCATCGTTGGATGATGTACAAAAAAACATTTTAATGGACCCATCATTTGGTCCATATTTAATTTCTGTGGTTTTATCAGATTCTTTATCAGCGCTATCTAATGCTAGATTTTCAGTAGACTCTATATCAAATGTTATACGTGTTTTAACTTGGGCTAGAAATTATGGAACTAGCACCATAGCTAATCTCGATGGATATCGCACAAAGTTAACAGCCATGATAACCAGTCTTTCAATATTTTTAAAATCCAATTCACCATCACCAACCATCACACATGCAAATAATATTAAATCATTGATGGAAGATTTATATTCTGTTATTATTTCCTCTATTTCTATAATTCCTGAAAACGCTAGAATGTTAGCACCAGAAAGGCCATCTCCAAAAAATAGTTTATTTTTATCGGAGCTATATTTAACTGTTATTCATAAGCGCTTAGAGGGATTGGTTTTTAATACATCATCAATTGCAGATTCGATTGTTTTTTCGATTTTAGCTATAGTTAAATTAATAAAACTTTTAAAAATTTTTTTTTCATGTAAATTTATAACAAATTATAGTCAACAAGCCATAACTATATATCCCCAAGTTGATAATAAACCTCCATTTGGAACATGGAGATTAACAGATATAGTAGATTCAATAAGAAGTGTGTATGATGAAATTAATAACTACAGATCTAATGTAAGATCTGATGTAACCAACCTTAAGAGTGTTATGACTAAGTCTACTGAAGCATTACAAGAATCGGAGAGTTTATCAAAACAAGTTGAAGGGTCTAAACTTGAAAATTTTTTTAAAAAAATAGTATTAACTCATACCAAACTCTCACACCAACAAACAGCATTACTTATTAAATCTGGAAAATTTTTATCTGGTCCTGAAGTTTTAGGTCTTAAAGAAGTGTCTATATTTTTAAAACGATGGGGATTTATAAGCTCTAGTTATAATAAAACCCAAAAAATAATAAACGAAGAAACTATTTTAGGCTTGGTTTCTATAACTCAACAGATTTGGGATGAGATTCAACAGGATCGTGAAAATGCACCACCACCTCAACAATTTAAACAAAATGTACTAGAAGGTGCTGTAAATAAAATTTTAGGATCATACTCAGAAATTACAGATGAAAGTCCATCCTCATTATTAACATCAAAATCAAATATACTATCATGGGAAGATGTTAATACGGAAATGCTTCATAAACGCGTTTCTTTACAGGGTGATATCAATTTCATAAACGATGATGATAACATATTTAAGGATATATGGTTAACACCGGAGGATTTAATGATAGAGATTGATTCCATTTTTAACACTAATACACAATAAACAATTATAAAATCTTTTAAAAAATCCTTAAATAATATAGCATATGTTATAAAAAGTCATTTTTCAAAAAACTTTAAGCATATAATATAAACTAATTTACGGTATTACGAGCTTAAATATGTCTAACAAAACTTTGGATGTAAATGTTATTTCTATTGGATATAGAAACCAATATGATACAAATATTGGAGAGGGCTCTAATATTTCATGTTTACGGTCCTCTTTATCATTTTTACACTTGATTTTTAATAATGGATTAGAAACAGCAATTACTGCCGATGGAATAGATGGATCACTTGTTGAAGGTCAGAATTGGACAAAGGAAACTACAAAAAAAGGTCAGAAACCTTCGATGTGTTCTATTGTTGAATTGCCAAACAAAATTAGTTATAAAGATTCTGAAGAATCATTATATTGTGTATTTTCTAGAATTTATGGGGAATGTGGGTTTTATACTATGCCGGGGACTGGATTTCAAAGTACTCAAATTCCGGCTCGTAAATTTTTTGTTGATATATGGAGTAAAAGGTCAGAATCTTTTACTATTGTTATTATAGGATTTACAGGTCTTGGTATTTATAAAAAGGAAGATATTGTTTATATTTTTGACCCACATGGACGGGATAATATAAATCAGGCATTTGTTGTAAAACTATCTATTAATGATATATATACATATCTGGCTGGATATGCTTCTGAAAACCCTGAGTCAAAATGGTCTGGAGCTATGGTCTTTTTTGTACCATCTAGTAAAAATATATCTATACGGGAACTTTCTAGTGCTATATCACTTATGTATGGAGTTAGTGAATCTTACTTTGTTGATGAACAATATATAGAAAGAAGGGTTTATTCTATACATCCTATAATTTCAGGTCCGTCAATTCAAAATTTTAGAAATTTAATAAACTCTCCTAATATAAATACACAAACAACAAACAACACTCAAACTAATAATTATGAAAGTTTAACTGAATCATCATGGGCTGCTGCATTCAAAGATATTTCCAATTCCGATAATTCAATGAATGAATTGGATGGTTCACACAACGTTTCTCAAAACAAAGACTTGAATGATACCAATCAACCTGAAAAACGTCTTAGCCTACCAAAGAAAAGACGTCCTGCATGGACACCACAAACTAGTAATGAAAATTTAACTATAAATAACACTCATACACCAACCGGAAAACCTACTCAAAAATATCGAAGTAGACAAATGTCTCAAGAAACTGTAAATGTTGATGATATAAGTGATGAGCAAATAATTGAAAATATTGATTATTTTTCTATTTTAAAAAATAGAAAACCCCTTATGTTAAATGAAAATAACACATTATATGAGTTTGATAACCTTTTGAGTAGCTTGGAAACTGAATTTAATAATTTAGAAACTTATATTTCACAAATTGATGATTTAAGTGTTAAATGTATAGACTATACTGTTCGGGTAACTAAACATTTATCATGTAATGATAATTATGATATATTGGAGCATTTTTTAATAATAATATTTGAAAGATTATTAACCTTTTTAATTGAAAATGGAACAAAAACAAGATCTGATATTTCCACGGTATTAGAACCTATTTTTTTTCAAATTCTTAAAGCTGTTCCAATATATACACCAGCTATCGACTTTATACAATCAACTCATATGACTTTGCAAGACATTTTTAAATATAAATCAATGGCTAAACTGGTTATTGATGATAACTCTATTATTGGAATGATGGCAATGTTAAAACTTCACCTAGTATCAGAGTCTGTTAAAAAATCAACAGATAATCTTAACAAAGAACTTGATGAAATGGAATCCGATTTAAAAGGTGGAATTAATCCTTTAGGTCTTTATAATCACCTCTCAAAACGTTTGATGGATTTTATAAATAATCAACATGGAAAGTTATTTTATAAAATTTCTGATGGAAATAATATAAATGTATTTAATCGTATTGGCGATTTATTTCGAAGGGCTAGAACTAGGGAGGCTAGAGCAAATCAAACAAATATATCATTAGCAAAAAATATTATAGCACTTGAAAATGCTATAAGTAAATCTCATGATACATTTGATGCTATTGACATTCAAATAAATAATGTAAATATAAATGATACAGAACTTAATACAGTTGTTAAGTCTTTGGAACCACCATTAATTTCTGATAAGATTTTAAAATTTATAGAAAAATCAGAAAATATAGTTAATGATGCAATTAGAGAATATTTTCTTAAAGGCGCTCAATATAGCGCCAGAGCCATACTCATGGATAAATCTAGTGGCTTAAGATTTCAAGTTGCATCAGCATCTATTGAAAATTTAGAAAGATTATTGGAGTCATTACCAAGTTTAGATAAAAGTTTAAAATCATTAATATCCTCATTAGGTTTACAAAATCAAAATATACATCCAATTAGTTTATCACGCAAAACGTTATTATTACAAGAACTAATAAAAACTGGTAAAAATCTTAGTACAGATCATTCTCTTGGTGAATGGATTTCATTACTATCAGAAGCCCAAACCGGTGGTCATATTGATAAACGAGAACTAGAAAGTTTAATAAAAGATATAAACCAAATTAACGATAGGGCAATAAAGGTATCTTCTATGGAAAATGAGTTATCTTTATTTAAAGTATTAAGTTCTGCTGTCGAACAAGCAGCTAAAGATGTGTCAGATTCTGATCCAATGTCTATTGATACTTTAATACGCGGGGCTGAAGACATGATGAAACAAGCTAAGGTATTGGACGTTTATTTATCATCTGGAAGGGTTTCTAAGGAAGTAAAATCTCAAATAGAGACAAGAAAAATGGAAGTAGAAACTTTAATTAGATCATCTAAACAACAATTACAGGAAATACAAAATAAACGAAATATTATTTATGATCAACTCAAGAATATGTTATTACCTACTACTGGATTTGTCGGATTGAGAGCTGCCCCTGGCATTATTCAGAGAATGGTTACTGATACCAAATCTAAAACTGCTATAAATTTTAGAAATATAGTATTTGAAGCACCTAACACAGTATTAACCACAATACATTCACAATTATGGTCATTATTTAACCAATATCGCGAAGCTTTAGAACACCCAAATAATACAACTGCATCTTCACTAGCGGGTTTGGGTCACGCATTTGCAGCTGTTATTGAAACGGTGTTAGATACTAATCAATATTATATATTTTTTAATTTTTTTGTAAGTCATGCTGATAAACTATCTGAAGATATTGGGTTAGCAGCAATAGAACCGGAGTCTGAAAATACAATTAATAAAACCGTAAATACGATTAAAGATGTTATTAATGCTGTAACTGAAAATGGGGTTATAAATAATGATTTTAAATTTTTGTTATCTTTAAAGGAAAAATATGATAATATTCTTCATGTTTTGAGAGAAATACAACGTTTAAAGGTTGCCCAAAAGGCAATTATAGAAGCAATAAATACAACTATTGATGTTATATCAAAGTTAAGATCAATCAATGTTTTAACTGATTCAACAAATAATATTGACATAATTTTGTTTAATGCACAAAATGTTTCATCTGATATTTCTATTATTTCATCAAAGGGAAACTCAGAACTTACTAGAATTGATAAAAATGGACCAATAATACCAGCCATAAACAAAGATTATCAAGAACTAAAAAAGTTATTAGATGTTGTTAATCAAAAACTAAATAATATAAATGAATTGATATTAGATATAAATAAACAAAGGAAAAAAATAATGGATAACCATATAGAAGAAAAATGGAAAAAAGATATGTTTTCTGTGTTAGAAAAAATAGAAACACAGTCTATATTTGAAGTATCTGAACTAATTAGATTACGTGATTTAGCGGCTGCCAATTCATATGATACTCGTATTTTCTATAAGCAAGCCGAAAAGGCTTTATTGTCTAAAGTAAAAATTGCAACTAATACAATTGAGGAAGTATTTAAATTTAACCCATATGCCCCAGAAAATGTTAATATGGAAGTTAATCCAACAATTGCACTTTTACGTAATATAACTTGGTGGGATGAATTTGCTTTAGCGGCACCTGTATTGGCTACATTGTTTAGTGGGGTTGATATCGAAAGTTTAATGCGATTGTTAAGAATAACAACAAATATAATTACTTTTGCAAATACAAATGGTGGTAAAATTAATTATTATGAAATTTTAACTCATCTATCACAAGAGCTGATTTATATTCCATCACTTGTAAAATATATTGAATTTTATAGAAAGGGTTATGTTGAATTTAAAGATGAAAGTGAAAAATTAAGTTCACTTAGAGCTGATGTTTTTCAAGCTAATGGAAGTAGATCCAGTGAAATAAACCGCGCTTTAGAGGAGGTGACTTATGTTAAAAGTTTGGAAAATGCAACTAAAATACTTGAAATGGGTGTAAATTTAAATATCCCAGGGGACCAAATGATAAATAGAGCTATTGATTATTTAGAAAATTTTGATAAAACAAGATTTAAGGGATCGGCATATGAAAATATTATTAATATTATTGTAAATAGAGATTTAAGTAATGCCAAGGACTCGTTTCTACAATCAAAAATTGCAAAGGAAGAAGCTACTAAAAGAGCTGTAATTATTTTACGTGAAGTTATTGATGTTAGTAAATTTAAAGATCGTGATGATGCTACAAACCTATTAAACCTAAAAACTCTTCTTAAACTAACCCCACCACCTTCTACAATAAATACTGCTATTGATAAAGCAACGTCAGCAGATGAATTGGTAACACAAGCTGTTTTACTGCTTCAAACTATTGAAGAAGAAAGAGAACTAGATGTAAAGGCTATTGAATGGCTTCAACAATGTCGCTCTATAATAGATTCACATCCATTTACGGTAAAAATAGATGGAAAGGGACCAATGGAACCATATGTAGAGCGTATAGAAAAACTTCACAAACTACGCAAAGATTTGGATGACTTAAAGATTCAATTAACAACAGCTGAAATTGCTTGGGATGAATCCTGGGAAATTTTTGAAAAGGAAAGTAAACGTGTTAATGTATCACATGATACGTTTGTTTTTGCTAAAGATTGTGCACGTACACTTCAAGCTTCAATGGGAGTTGTTTTAGGTTTGAGAACACATGAAAACTATAGACGATTACCATCTAAAATAACCGGTACTATTGATACAAAATACATTTCAAGAAATAAGTCTTTAGATCAATTTTATAATTCATTTAATGACACTGAACGTGAAATAAAAAAGTTTGAAGACTTACTATCCAAAATACCATCAGAGGTTAATTTTGATGCCCTAAATACAATTTTATTGGAATTTGAAAAATATACAAACTCTTTACCAAAATGGGTTATTAAAAAATATTCATCTTACAAAGAACTTATTAATTTAAGATTAAATCTTTATAAAGAATATCAAAGACTTGTAAAAAATCAATATTTTTTTAAACCAATTTCCTTAATTACAACAAATTTAAATATTGAAGATGACCTTCGCCGTATATGCGGTCGGGTGTCAGCTTTAATGGGTGAAAAGGATGTTGTTTATACATTAAAAAAGGCCAAACCAAATATTGATGTTTTATTTCAAGAGTATTCTTTAGATTCAAATGGAACACCGATTGAATATAAATTATGTTATAAATCTGTTGGAGAAAAGATGGCTATTATGTTATGTGGTTCTCTTGGTAAAACATTAAGGCCTGTCATGACTATGGAACCTATTGTTGAAATGTCCTATCTTTCTGGTATACATATTATGAGTGAAATTTTACAATTAAGACTTGGATTTGAAAAGGCTAGAGCAGACCATTTTGCCATTTTTTCTAGATTTATTAGACATAAACGTCAAGATTGGACTTCTGATCAACGAGCCCAAATGATGGCTGAATTATATTCTGCTATAATTGCAACTACTCTCACAAGACAACTCGGAGTATCTTGGCATAAAATTAAATTTTCAATCGATAATAACAATTTTACATCAGATTATAATAAAAATTTGAAAAATGATATAAAAAATTTACCTCTTACACTATCGGATATAATGATAATATTAGTTGCTCACTGTCCAATGCATTTAGTAAACTTCTTTCGCTTGGATTTAATTAGACAACATGAATATATGTCAAAAACTGTAATTAATGTATTATCAGAAGCTTTAACTTCTAAAATTCTTATAAATACATTAGATGTTAATGATAAAAACAAAATACCATTACCAATTGTTAATGATCCAACAGATTTATCTTATGGAACATTATTTTCAATTAGAGTTTCTGATTGGAAAAAGGGTAAAATATCCCAATCAAACTTATTGGATATTTGGTTAAACTCTCCCGATGAATTTAGTAAGGAATCTATTAATGATGTTATTAAATTAATTCCTGGGAATCCAATAAAAACATTTACTGTTTTAGCTCGCATGTGTATTCCCCCGGATGTACTTTCCTCTTTATGGACTATATTTCGTCCTGATATATTAGACCAAGAAAATATGTCATATGATGATATGGTTACCAATCGTCTAGATACTATACCAACAATCCAAACAACTTTATCAACGTTAATAGATAATTCAAATTTTAATATAAAATCTGAATCTATAGAGCTTTATGATGTTAGTAGTATAAATAATACCTTTACTATAACCGAATCCCCTCCAAAGGCAATTGAAAATGTTAATGCTATGGATATTGTTACGTGTGCTATACTTTTAGGAGCTCCAATTGTTGTAGCTATGGAAAATCAGGATGTTTTTTCAAGTGATTCTGGTTTATCTATGTGTATGAAACTTTTTGATTTTAGAAGGGGAGCGTCTGATTTTAATATAGGATCTGCAATATCTTCAGATTTAAGCTCATGGGGAAATATTCTTTTATCATATGATCCTAATATGATAGAAAATTTGTGTTTAAATTCTCAATTAGAACAATTGTCTAATTTAATATCAAATAAACCATTATCTTCATCTGAACCATTTTTATTAATATTGGATTCAAATTCTAATATCAATAAAATTTTATGGTCTCAAGATTTACAAATTCCTCCAACAATAATATCATTTGTGGAGGATGAAATTATTTCTGAATTGCCATTTATAGAACTTGATGAAGACTTTTTACCACCAAAAGATCCTAACGACCCAATTTACACAAAACTAATTAGTGGAAATAATATCCCAGATATGTCAATTGAAGGTAGTATATGTACAGAACTACCAGAATATAGTTTCCCAGAATCTAATTTATTTCCATATTCATCTTCTGTATTACAAACAGATAAGCAAAAAACGAATTCAATTGAATTTAATAGTGAAAAAAAATATAAAGTAAACGACGACTCGCCAATAATTGGTGATTGGGAGGAATGGTTGAGTGAAAATCTTTCTATAACCGAATCATCTAAAAATATAGATGAAGATTTAGATGTAACATCTGTTAAAAATAATCCCCCATTAATTAAAGAAAAAACTTATAATATAAATATGCAATTAGATGATGTTAAACTAATAAAACAACCAACCACAGTCCAGCAACCCGCCAAACAACCAACCACAGTCCAGCAACCCGCCAAACAACCAACCACAGTCCAGCAACCCGCCAAACAACCAACCACAGTCCAGCAACCCGCCAAACAACCAACCACAGTCCAGCAACCCGCCAAACAACCAACCACAGTCCAGCAACCCGCCAAACAACCAACCACAGTCCAGCAACCCGCCAAACAACCAACCACAGTCCAGCAACCCGCCAAACAACCAACCACAGTCCAGCAACCCGCCAATATTCAAAAATATATGTATATTAAACCTTCATTAGGTCCATTTAAAAATGATATTCAAAACTTAAATTTTAATGAAAATGATTATAATTATATGATACGTAGTATATTGAATGAAAGCAGCCTTAACAAAGATAAAAATAAAACTGAATCACAAACATTAACTAATATTACTAATTTAAATACAACTTCCGGTGATTCCTCTTTAAATACTACTGAAACGTCAAAAAATAATAATTTTGGTCTTTCAAATGTTTTACACAAACATGAGAACAACACCTACAATCAGACCAACAATTACTCCTCAGACACCAGTAATGGAAACCCTAATAAGGGTAACCTCTCCAACAGAAAACCCGAGGACATCAAACTTCCCGACTCTCCAGATGCCAGTGATGGGGAATCAGAGACTATTAACATCCCCGATAACAGAAAACCCGAGGACATCAAACTTCCCGACTCTCCAGATGCCAGTGATGGGGAACCAGATACCATCAACCTCCCCAAGAACCTCAGCGTCCCAGAGTCCAAGAACCTCAGCGTCCCAGAGTCCAAGAACCTCAGCGTCCCAGAGTCCAAGAACCTCAGCGTCCCAGAGTCCAAGAACCTCAGCGTCCCAGAGTCCAAGAACCTCAGCGACGGGGAACCCGAGGACGCCAGCGACGGGGAACCCGAGGACGCCAGCGACGGGGAACCCGAGGACGCCAGCGACGGGGAACCCGAGGACGCCAGCGACGGGGAACCCGAGGACGCCAGCGACGGGGAACCCGAGGACGCCAGCGACGGGGAACCCGAGGACGCCAGCGACGGGGAACCCGAGGACGCCAGCGACGGGGAACCCGAGGACGCCAGCGACGGGGAACCCGAGGACGCCAGCGACGGGGAACCCGAGGACGCCAGCGACGGGGAACCCGAGGACGCCAGCGACGGGGAACCCGAGGACGCGAGACCATCAAAATTTGAATCAACACCAGAACACACCAATGATAAGTGGGGTTCGTATTCAACGAGTGGAAATCAATACAAGGCCGACTATCATAAACAATTGGCCCCATTCATTCCCCCCTCTGTTTTACACACCAAAATACGTCAGACGCCTTCTATTAAAAATCATCGCTTTAGAAAATCCTATGATAAATTTTCCAAATTTTCAAAGTCCAGCATCTCCAATACGAGGATTCTTTCGTCCAAAGATAAACCCAAAACCACGGCGTATGAACACACCAAAAAGATTGAGAATAATAAGAAGAGTGACAGTAAATCTGAACAGGTAAAAGATATTTCTATACAAACTGTACAAACAGAAGCTGAAAGTCAAGAACTGGAAAGGTTATATGATTTATATAGCAATTCATTTAAAAAATCATATAATTTAGACTCCCAATATAAAAGTGAAGAAAGTAAAAATAGCGAAACCTATTCAGATAAATCTATTAATGATGTTATCGACAAAAATTTTTTAGAAATAATTGAAGATAAATATAACTCAATTAATGATAACCATGAAAACCCAGAAAATTATGAAATCAAGGATTCGAGCTATATAGTTTCATGGAACCAACATCTGGTACCTACATCACCTTTTAACTCTGAATTTACATTGAGTGAAATAAATACATCTGATATAGATGAAGATAATGAAAAGGATGAAGATAATGAAAGCTTAATATCAACACCAACAAAAAGAGTTATAAATTCCGATGATCTCCTAGGGAGGAGATATTTTAGAAATACAAGCCTAAGTGCATTATCATTGTTAATTTCAGCTTGCCAATTAATTAAAAAAAGACTAAAAAACACGCGCCAATTTATAGTTGAAAGACAACAAAACCTAATACTAGAATTGCATAAAATAAGTGTTATTCTTGGTTAATAATAAATAAAGAGACTATTAAAATTTATTTTGAAGTTGGTTTTTATTTTACTTATTCATCGGGAACTATTTGGGTTAATCTAGGGGAAAATGTTCGTTTTAATCCTATAGTTGGTCTTGCCCAAAAAAGTCCATCATATTCCGCAAACATCGGCACTCTTGCGATTGTATGATTTGCATGTCGTTGTCTAAGAGCAACCATCGATAGTGATGTTCCAATTAGTAAATTTCGCTGAGCATCTAAAATTTCAGCTGGAGATGCATTATTTGGATGATTAGATTGATTAATAATGGTAATAATTTGAGCTGGAAGTAAACCTCTTAAATTAGCTGCGGTGATTGTTTTAAGATCGGCTGGGTTAAAACTTGCCATTTTCGATCCAATTAAATGTATACAGTTACAAGTATAATAAAAGGAATACTAATAAATTTTAAATTTGGTAACTCTTTATTTATAATAAATTAGAAATACCGCGATACTAAAGAGAAAAAAAACAAATATAAAACAGACTAAGAATCTTAAATTATATGTTGGTTTTTGAGGAATATCAGTGTTAATTAGTTTAGAAAAAATATTAGACGCTGTTAAAAGTTGTGATCTTCTAGATGAAATGGAATCTTTATATTCCTCCTTTTTAGATGAATTTAACAAACTTCGTTTTTGATGTATATTAGTTTGATGTTTTCGTATCACACTAAGATTTGAAATACGATCAAATAGATGTTGGGTTCTAGATAAATCCTCAGGTCCCATAAACCTAAATGAAAGTTGAACTTTTGGCATACGTACAAAACAATTTACTTGCATCATTGCTCGTAGAGGTCTCGTATCCATACCCCCTTCACGTTTTACATGTTCTAAACTTGAAAGGGTTACTCCAGTACTTTCAGTAGACTGTAAAATTACATTATTATTTTCTGTTGAAATATCTGCTATAGGTGATGAATAGGGTTTAAAAAAAAAACCTTGAAACAAAACGGAAACCCCAGTATTTTGTATTTTAATATATGGATCACAAATAGTTTCAGCCCAATTGCTCATTAATCGTAAAATGTATTCGATTGGAAAAACAACATCACTTCTATCCTGTCCATTAAATTGAAAAATACAACGAGTTGGTAAATGTTTTGGGTTAGATAGAGAAATATCGATGTCTCCATGTTGTATATTACTGGATACTACCAGTTTTATACGTTGAAGAAGATTATATCCACCTTCATGCTTCAAGTTGTTGTAAACCATAATTAAAAATTTAATAGCTTGATAATAAATGAGTAAAAATAATACCAAGAGGATCTTTATAAATATTTTTTAACTCCACCCTCTTTTTTTTTTAAACATCTTTGATTATTTGATGTAAGTCTAAAAATCTATTAATAACAGCTGCAAATCTTTCCTTACGGTTATTAAGGATACTGGTATGGTCACACTGTGTATGGTTGTTGCTATATCTTATTGTTGAGGCAAGACGTTGGGTAAAGGATAAATAATTTAGTTTAGAATCTGTAGTTGGAAGAAATAATTCCATTTCAGGTGGAAGCAGATCCTCGAACCATATATTTATATCTGTTTGATTTTTAAGGTAAGTATTGTCTAATTCATCTAGAGATAATTTATCCAATAACTCAACTGGTATTATATTTTTAATCATTTTTGATTGATTTTCTATACTATAAACCGGAGTATTCAATTCTTCAGAATTTTGAGAACTCATGGCTAAATTACTTATAGCCGATGAGATAACTTGGACAGAAAATGCTTTTTTATCGCCTTATATGTCTTTCGATCCGTATTTACTAACTACAAACGATACACTATGTAATGAAATAATATTTGCATCTCATTTAATACAAAATATTAATCAACCTTCTCCTGATGAAGAAGAAATGAATAATGGAACAAATGAATGTATTAATACACCTATAAATCAAGATACTAGTTTATTCGTGGAGACTATGGCAGACTGTTTAGCATTGGATAGACCTTGTATGGTATGTAGAATTATAAATTTATATAATAAACAATTTGGCTTAATTCCTAAGTGGATTTGTGATTATGTAATGTTATGCTCAAAAAGCTTAGCTTCACCATTATGTTCAATAAGTGTATTTATAGTTTCATTTGAATTTGTATATCTTATGGATAAATACTATTTAAAAGATCATAATGTAACTATGGTGGGATCGTTTGCCAGGCGAGTACTTAATATAATTGATATTCAACGTCATTTTTTTTTGAATGGGTGTTTTAGAACTGATGGTGGACTACCGTCTAATTCCTCTACATATCTACAAAAAATGACTCCTATTAACAAGGTTCAGTTTTCAAACTATTCATTTTTAATTCAATCCATTACAAAGGCTCTTCTTTTAACCTTAACCGATTCTAATCTGACATCGAAAGAAAATCTGAAAAATAGAGAACAATCATCTATAGGTATTAAAAACCAATCTTTATCAACAGCACTTGTAAATTGGAAAGATTGTGCTAAATTAATTGATTGTTCAAGTGTATGTAATAAAAAAAATGGTTCCCCATACTGTTGTACCAGGGCAGTTTTACAGGACGAAGAGTATGAAAAAAGTATATTAAATGATAAAAAAGGTAAAAACTATGGATATATAGATTTAATATTTTTATTATTAAGTGATATTTATACATGGAATTTTAATGATAAAATTAAAAAGGCAGCGGAAATGAGAGTAAAATGTGTACAGTCTTATTGGACCTTATACAAAGAACAATTATTTGTAGATACATCTCCAAAATTTGCTTCATCTGTAACTAATACATCATCACCAGAAATAAATTTGGGACCAGTTTTATTAACAACTCTTAAACACTCTCTATGTAAAAATAAAACTAATTCTGAGTGTGTGTTATGTAATTTATTAATAATAAAAGATTATTGGCTTGCTCTTCGTCAATTTAAAAAATCTATTTTAGCACATTCTGCTAATAATGCTAGTTTGTTTGATTGTATCCCACCCATATTAGAACTTTGGAAAAACAATAATAAAACATTGGATGATGGAAATAGATTTATAATATTAATGACAGCTATTGGAACAGAAGCTATTTATAAACACTTTTTTTGTGATCCACTGTGTGCAATCTCAGAGTTACAAACCAATCCGCGTCTTTTATTTGATCATCCATCATCTGATTTGAGAGACCTAGAATTATATAAAGCTCAGTTGGCCACTCGAAATAAATTTGAGTGTAGAATTTGTGCGGGTTTATCAATTTTAGCATACACGTTTAAAACCTATCAGGTTTTTCCACCAAAACCAACTATAGGAGCCGCGTTTATTAAAGACGCGGGGATAATTCTTCGTCGTCATAATCTTTCTTTAATAGCACTTGAACACACTCTTTGTAATTATGTTTGATGATGAAATTGTAATGAGGGAACAAGATGCTAATATACGTGCAACAATTGAGGAAATATTTGATATTAATAAAAGAGAAAATTGTATAATTCGCAATCGAAAAAGTACACGAACTCATCGTAATACTTGTCTAAACATTAAAAGAGATCGTAATAATTCTACTACTAAACAATCTAGAAAACTTGATGAAAAACCTAAAATGATTGCATTTCAAGAACGAAAAAAGTATAGCTTATATTTTAATTATGTTGCAAATTCCCCATCCGATGAACTATCAACCGTTAGAGAACTTGTTGTACCTCTTATAAAAACTATGACGATAACTCTCCCATTTAATCTAAACAAAACCGTTGCTGATAACTGTCTTTCATTATCAGCTATGGGGTATTATCTTGGTATAGGTGGTTATTGCCCTACATGTGCAGTTACGGGAGAGCCACGCTTAAATAGAACCGATAGAGCAGCATTAATTTTGGCTTATGTGCAACAACTTAACAATATTTATGAATATAGAGCCTTTTTAGCATCAATTTCTATGCTTGGAGATTATGAAAACTCTAATTCTGTAAACGGATTAATAAAAAAAAACGTAGAAAATATTTTGGGGGATATTTTAAACCAACCTGAACTTTTTTTTGCATATCATGTCTTAAAGGATGGGGGTTTAAATACAAGAGTTTTGTTTTACCGTGATTTTGATTTTTCTGGATATATGATGTATGCAATATTTTATGGAAAAGCAATTCACCTTCATTACCGTTTGATTGATAGACTGTTATCTGCATGTCCTAATTATAAAATTATTGCACATGTTTGGCAAACAATGTTTATATTAATAATTAGAAAGGAGGTCGAACGTCAAACAGACACAGATGTACCATCGGTTAGTGCCAATGATATTTATTGTAAAATGTGTGATCTTAACTTTGATGGAGAGCTTCTTCTGGAATATAAAAAACTTTACTTAACATTTGAAGATTTTCAGCCCCCACAGTAGATTTTGAAAATGTTACAAAACCAGAAGATAAAAGCCTTTTTACATGATGTACATTTATATTTTTAGTTTCTGGAATAAATCTTTTTAACAAATTTTCCGTTGTCTTTATATCATTTTCAAATAACGCCTTAAAGGTTACACTTATAGTGCTTAATAAATGAGAGAAATAATAATCTGTATTAAGAGGTATTGAATTTATAGATACATATGTTGGATCTTCCGCAAGATCAGATATAATAAATTTTTTATTTTTATTACTTACACAACCTCTCATTTTATTTATTAAATCAATTTCCAATTTAGTTGATTCTGTAGGTGATATGATTACATATGGGATTCTTTCCTTCACACTTGGAACCTTTTCATTTCTCATTAATAATTTGTAGTATACTGTTAGATGAGGTATTCTTTTATTTTTATAAAGCTCTGGAGATTGACTTAATTCAGCAGTCATAATAAACTCATCAACATTTAAATTGGGAGATGTTATTTGTTCATAGGCTTCGGATAAAACCTTTCCAAACGCAAAAAACTTTTTCGGTAATGGCTTTGAAATCCATTCCTTTGATGGTATATTTGTAATTTCAGCTGCAGCCTCTGATACATCATTATCATATAATAAAAGATTAACCAAACGCCTTGAATAGGAGTTAATAAAATTACAATTATTTTTTCGCACAAGGTCCACACCCTTCATTAACATTTTACCACCATTTATAACTCCAATATATTTTTTTTTTGTTATAAGTAGTAACTTGTAAAATGTTTTTTCACATTCTAATTTTATAGGAGCTTTAAACAAATCCTTTGATATTTGCTGTGCCATAGAATCACCTAAATTAGATATTCCTTCGTACGTTAATCCATTAAATTTAATAAATACAGAGTCTGTATCTCCATATATAATTTTTACACTGTAAGATTTTTCTGGAATAACTATACTTGAAGTTATAGGAAAATCATTTTCCAATAATTGTAGTGTGGCCCATCTACTTTCCACATAATTTTGTGTTGCTATTAACATTGATCTCCCTATTGTTGTTACAGTCGCAGCTATGTGTAAACATGGAAGTAAACCATTAACAACTCCAGTAAATCCATATACTGAATTACAAACCACCTTTATAGCTGCTTGCTGTTTATCTAATAAAACAGCTTCTTCCTCGGAAGCTTTTGGTATTCGAGCTCGAATAGCCTTGCGCATAATAAGCCAATCCCCAAGTAAAATACTTAATAAACTTTTACGTACATGAGAATGAACAAAAATTAATTTTGTGTTATTAACTATAAACTCAGAATAATCTATATTTATCTTTAAATGTGATACACTTAGTGGATTTATTGTTAATGTTGTAAAACATAAATTATGAGCTTGAATTATACTAGGATATAAACTAGCAAAATCTAACACCATGACCGGGTCTATGTGAAAACCTGAAATTGGGTCCAAAACCTTTGCTCCTTGATACCCAACAGAACGACCTTGATTGCCTTTATTAGCCTTCATCTCATAAACATTTTCATCTTCTTCCATTTGTGGATCTTCATCTAAAACTAAGTCAGAATTAGTAGAATCAGAAACATCTTCAATTCCATCAAATTTATTTCTATTATCTGGAAGGATAAACCCATTTTTTTTTGCTAATTTTAATAAACATGTATATACTCTTATTTGTTGACCATCAAAGATGGTACGAGTTAATGTTATGTTAGCCAATTTCGCCACCGCTGATAATTCTAAATGGGGTAAAAATTTAAAAAATAATTTTCCAACTAGTACGGAATCCTGAATACAATACTCTCCTATAAGTCCTCGTTTTTCGGGTCCACTTGCATAATATATTGGAATTTCTTTATATGGTAGATCTACTTTAAATTCTCCTAAAGCTTCACCTGCAACAGAATTTAATTTATAACTAGGTAATTTTAACTTTTCCAGAACAACTGAGTACATATCTAATGTAACCATTCCATTTATTTTAACTTTACCTTTTTTTTGAAAGCTATTTTGTCCTATTTCCCAAACCTTAAAAAGTCCCCCCTTGTTAAATTTTCCATACCCATCCAAATTTAAATTATAAACTGATTTTACCTTATTTATTATATACAACCAATCAAAATTAACTATATTATAGCCTGTTATAAACTCCGGGGAATATTGTTTTATAAAAGTCAAAAATGCTAAAAGCATTTCAAATTCACAGTCAAATTCCAATATAATTGTATTTGGTTGGTTTTTTTTTCTATTTTCCTCAATATAGCTATCTGGTAAATCACAAGATCCAAGAGAAAATAGTAAAGTATATTCATGTTTTCCAGAAGAAATAGAATATAATAAACATGATATTTGAATGACTAAATCTTCTTCGTTAGTGGATATTGGAAAGGCTAATTCATCCCCAATTCCAGATTTACATTCTATATCAAAACACATTAATTTATAATCGGGCCACGAGTCATCGTCTGGAATTGGTATCAGATTATCTACTGTACAGTTTATTTCTATATCACTTGAGGTTAATTGTTTATCATACGATCTAATCTGAACCTTTTCACCGTTATTTCCTGGTTTTAATTTATACCAACCAAAACTTAAAAAATTGGAATTATCTAAAATTAATCTTGATATAACATCAACATTACCTTCAAATTTTGTAATTTCTGGAAAAAAATTATCACAAATATAACTGCTTAAACGATTGCTGTTTGTTGAAACCTTATAGTATAATTTTGGTTTGGAGTCAAAGTAATATATTGTTGTTGCCTCTACGATTTCAACTTTAAAACAATCTCTAGAAGCTTTAATATTCCAAGTTCCATTCATTTTAGTTTTACTATTTAAACTATTACACACTAAACTATTGTTTATAACAGATAACATTTTTGAAATCAATTCCTCTTCCGAAGAAATTTTACATAATTCATCAACCTTGTTTTTTTCCATATAAAAATAAGGTTTAATACCATAAACATGAACTGCTACACGTTTCCCTGTGTTAGTCATACCAAGTAATGTAACAATATTACCATTAGGTTTTACAAATTCCGAAAACCTGGAATAATCATTAATATTAACAAACTCTATACTTTCAATAATATCATATACATGAAATTTTTCAAATTTATAATTAAAATCGTCTGGTAAAAATGATTCATCACCCCAATATAAAATTCGTGTTGGCCATATTAAATTATTAAATTTTAAAATATCATATTCTTCTCCATTACAATATACCTTAGGTGTTCTTGATAATGTTCCGATATGCACACCTTTTCTTTGTTCAATAGAAATATCTTCATCTAAAGATCTCGGTGCGATGAATTTAAAATCAGATATTTTAGTATAATATGTATAATTACAGGTTCTTTTTTGAGATGTTTTAAATCTTTCTCCATTAAACTTTGATATAAAAGGGTTAAAAAATTCACGACGTGAGGTTTTAAATACATCATCACTCTCCATTATTTTAGAGTATAAACTTAAGTAAACCGATGACACTTATATTAAAATAATTTAATAAGTAAACATAATCATATGACGTAAGTAGGCGGTACTAAAACTCTACTTAAGTATAACTAGTTTGAGGTGTTTTTACCTTGTGTTAATTGTGGTTGGTGGCTATTTTAAAATTTTCATTTACCACAATGGAATCTGCACCTAAAACCATTTCTCTTACTCCAGGACCTCTTGGATATATTTATGCTCGTCAATTTGATTCAATTCAACTCTCGGAATTATCTCTTCTGGCAGCTAAAAGCGCTGACTCTAATTTGGCTGTTTTACCTGTAATTCAAGGTCTTACTGTAGAATCTGGATTTATATATAACTCAGCTGTTTTATCAGGATCTAAAACATCTGGACTAAATGGAAGTGGAGTAACCTATAAGCTAACACCTAGCCATTTTCATCCAAATGCATTTGTATTTTATGGTGGAGATGTGATAGTTCCTTCATCTTTAGCACCAAATTTAAAACAAGCATGTGAATCTGCTAGAAAAAGGTTTGGATTTAGTTCCTTTAATAAGCCTCCTGTTGATAATATAATCGAAACTAGTGGTGAGTCTATATGTGAAAAGTTAAATTTAGACAAAAAAAATACAATGTTATATTTAGTTGTAACAGAAACATTTAAAGAAGTTGTTTATATGTGTAATTCATTTATACACTATGGGGGAGTAAGTGTAGTGACTATTAATTCTCATGATGTGATTCGTATACCATTGTATCCAATACAACTTTATATGCCTGATGTTAACAGAATTTCCACTGAACCTTTTAATTCAAAGCATAGATCAATTAATGATGAATTTGTATATACTCAGCCGTTTTTTAATTATGATCTCTGTACTCTCATTCATGGGTATGTATTAGGACCTGCTGCTGTTAGTTTAAGAGTAAGAAATTTGGATGCATTAGCTCGGGGATCTGCACATCTTGCTTTTGATGAAAATCATGAGGGGTCTGTATTACCATCGGATATATCTTTTACACACTTTGAAGTAAGTCAATCAAAGGGAAGATCTGGAAATCAACGAGGGGGTGAAACCTCTAATGGAAAGGTAACTTCAAATGGCCTCGAACGAAGACTTGCTTCAGTTATGGCTGCTGATGCCACCCTTTCAATCGATGCACTGATTGGGGCAGGTGTATATGATGATCCTATTTTAGATTATAGTCAATGGCCAATTTTTACTAATTTATCAGAAACTGAACGATTGGATGCTTTGGGAGCATATATGGCTAGAATGTCTAGTTTGGTAGGTGCTATGATTTTTTCATCCAATTCGGTTTTGTATCTAACAGAGGTTGATGATGGAGGAATCATGGAAGGGAAGGATGGCCCCAATCCATCATATAATAGATTTTATTTAATAGCAGCTCCCTATTTAGCTGGAAACCCACAAACAGATAAAGATGGTCGTATTTTACAACATACAGAAAATCAATCAATAGTTCCAATTAATGGATCTGGTCATGAGTTTTCTTTAGACTTTCTTGCACTAGTTTGTGGATTCTGCCCTCAAATTTTAGCAAAAATTCTTTTTTATTTAGAAAGAAATGATTCTGGAGTTTTTATCGGAAGAAATGAAGTTGATGCCCTAAAATATCTATCTAATACATTTGATTTGGAGGTTCCTTGTAATCTTTGTGATAAAAATACACGTCCGGTTTGTGCACATACAACAATTTACCGACTTCGTCAGCGTCTCCCAAAGTTTGGAAATCCAACTAGATCGCCTATGGGTATTTTTGGAACTATGAATAGTACATATAGTGATTGTGATGTACTGGGAAATTATGCATCATATGGGGCTTTGAGAAAACCTAATGATAATGAGACTATTAAAAGTATTATGCAGGATACCTATAAGGCAATGATCGATAAGTTGTTGGTTGAATTGGAACAAAATAAAATTATCAACAGAGAAACATTAACATTGCCTGGGGGAGGGGATTGTTTAACACGCATTATAACAGATCATCAGACCTTTCGTAATACATTATCAACAACCAAAAATGTAATTGAACAAACTGTTGATCAGTTTATGAAAAATTTAGTGGAAAATAGAGATTTTAAAATTAGAGAAGCACTTTTGGATGCTAATCATACAATGTCTTTATCTATTGATCCTTATTCTAGTATTTTATGTCCTGTAACATCATTTCTTAACCGACGTACACTTTTGGCTGTAATTCAAGATTTGGTTTTGAGTCAATGTCATTGTGTATTTTATGGTCAACCCATAGAAGGAAGAAATTTTCGTATGCAATTCCAACCTGTTTTAAGAAGACGATTCATGGACCTTTTAAATGCTGGTTTTATTACAGCCAAAACCGTCACTGTAACATTATCAGATTCTGGAATTATTGCACCAGATTTAACTAAATCCTCATTGGAACCATTGATTAAGGAATGTGATGGAGATTTAGCAAGAGTTAGTATGGAAGTTTTACGTGATCTACGTATTAAAAATAGAGTAATTTTTTCAACAGGGGGTGCTTCAAACCTATCAGAAGCAGCACGAGCCAGAATAGCTGGAATGACAAGTGCATATCAACGACCTGAAAAGCATTCAAATATGCTTACAGGTGCGATTGGATTTTTATTGAAACAGTTTCATGAACTACTTTTTCCAAATGGACATCCACCCGGGACTAAAACTCCAAATCCACAATGGTATTGGACCCTTCTTCAGAGAAATCAAATGCCTGCACGATTGTTAAGCAAAGAAGAAATTGAAACTATAACATATATAAAAAAATTTTCAGATGAATATTCAAATATAAATTTTATAAATTTGATACCCAATAACATGGGTGAATTGGCTCAATTTTATGCAGCAAATTTAATTTTGAAGTATTGTGATCATAATCAATTTTTTATTAATAGTATTACAGCAATTATAGGCAATTCAAAAAAGCCCAAGGATCCATCATCTGTTTTATCCTGGATTTCAAAACCTGTTATAGGAGCATCAGATATAGAGCTTGCAGCTGAAGATGTATTATCTACTATTAAAACACGTTCAGATATATGGATTGGAACACATACTTCAACTAACATGGTTAGATTTGTTATGAGTAGCAAGCCATCTGTTGTTTTAGGTGTTAGTATTAGTAAATATAATGGAAGTGCTGGAAATAATAGAGTTTTCCAATCATGTAATTGGAGTGGATTAAATGGAGGAAAAAATGTATGTCCACTTATGTCTTTTGATCGTACTAGACGATTTATTTTAACTTGTCCACGTGTTGGATTTACGTGTGAGGCTGGAACAACTGGAAATGGTACTAGAGAAAATTCCCTAAATGACAGTATTAAATCTATTATTACTGATGGTGGTCCTCTTGTTCAAACATCTATTTTTTCTATAGTTCTTAATACTCTAGGTCTAAAAACTCAACATCTAGAAATTGAAGATTGGCAAGCTCTGGTTGAAGATGAATACTTAGCAATTGCTATGAAGGATATAAATACTAAAATTTTATCTCATCCTAATGGATGGACTATGGATTCTGCCTATGAAGTTATTAAAGAGCTTGAATCTCTAACAAATACAATTATCGATGAAAATGAAAGTACCACCTTTGATTTTAATGCGTGTAGTAGTGGTTTTCAATCATCTAACATGGATAATGTTTCATCCCAAAGTTTAAAACGCCCATATTCTGATGATTTATTTGATATGAGTAATGTAATAGAAAAAAGACCTACCCTTTCATTTGATATGATGTAATGTTTTTTTTATAAAGCATTTAATTAAAAAAATACATTAAAATATCTTTAAACGTGAAAACTGTAAAAACACGCCCTTGTTTAATATTCTATGATGTAATACCGGTCTGTTTTAATAAACATATTTAAACCAACTGGTGGTTTTTTTGATTCATTTAAATATTTCGGAGAAGGGGAATACCATAAAAATGGAGAAAACGCAACCTAATTATGCTAAAATTTACCAAAGAATATTAGTAATTTTAGGCCAAGTACAAGCGTATATTTTTCAAATTGAACTTTTAAAACGATGTGATCCAAATATATCAATAAGATATATTAATTCATTTAAACTTAATGCACTAACTGTTAGATTTTTAAAAAGACAATTATTTTCATCATTAGATCTTCAGTCTAAACATTTTCAAACATCCTTACTATTTGCTTTGGAAATTACAATAATTTACGCACTTTCAGAAGGAGAAAGGTTAATTTCAGCTTTATCAAAATTCATCGAACAAAAATCAGAAGAACTATTTTTTGAGGAGACAATGAAATTAAATTTCTTATGTAAGTACCATAAACTTTTAGAATTGGGTACATATGGTGGTGATGTTTTATCTGAAATTAAATATCTTCATGATATAGAAAATTTTATTAAACAGTTAAATTATTGTCATCTAATCACACCATTCAAGTCTGCATTAATAGCCTTAAATAATATAAAAGACTTTATGTCAGAAACAGTTGGAGGGGGGTTTATAGTTCCACCGGAGTTATTTGACCCAACACACCCATGTTCTGTATGTTTTGAGGAACTTTGTGTTACCGCCAATCAGGGGGAGGCGGTACATCGCAGATTGTTAAATTGTACATGTAATCATATTACACAACAAATTACTGTTGATATTAAAAGTGATGATTTAAGAACTCATCTTCCTTATATACATAATTTAAATCCCCAAAAATGTAAAGATGCTGAACTAGTACTCAAAATGTTATATGAACAACAAAATAAACTAAGTAAAAATGATAATATTGATTATGACCAAACCAACAAAGTTGCTACGGAGCTTTTAGAAAAACATAATGTTTTTATACCAGCTCCAAAATGTCTCTATGCCGTTAGCGAATTAAAATTTTGGTTAGCCTCTGCTAACGAGGGAGATCCAAAACAACGAACTATAGATATTTTTACTGATAATCTAAAAACTTTAAGCGATCGTGAAAAATTTTCTCAGTTGGAAACTGCTACAGCAGAATTAGCACTATTTAATAAATCTCTCAATCATTTTGATAGAATGTTTGAAAAAAAAATAAATTTTGATGTAATAGATAATATGCTAACAGGTAGTTGTTCAATATCTCCTGATGATCAAATTAACGCTATTATACGAGCTTGTTATGATCATCATATGTCCACACCATTAATTCAACATCTCACGGATCCGGATAAGGGTGATAAGGAGGCCCTAAAACTTTTATTAGAAAGGGTTAGCCTTGGTGATGATGATATAAATATTCAAGGAGATGACAATACAAACATAATTACTAAAAATAACGATGAAAGTTTCCAAAGCATAAATAACCAAACATGGGATGATTTATTAAATCGTGCTGCCTCTAATGTAGCCCACAGAAGACAACTTTATGCAGATAGACTTTGTAAACGATCTATAGCAAGTTTAGGAAGATGTGTTAGAGAACAGCGCAGAGAGTTGGAAAAAACTCTAAGAGTAAATGTTTATGGAGATGTATTACTACATACATATGTAGCTGTTTATAATGGATTTTGTGCTCGTAAAAATTTTAATGAGTCTATTTTAAGGGCTGGAACAATTATAGATAATCGCATCTGTTCATCGTCCTTTGACTCTCACAGATTTATGAGAGCATCTATTCTTAGACATTCAATAGATCCATCCCTACTTCCATCATTAACACATAAATTTTTTGAACTTGTAAATGGACCACTTTTTGATAACGATAGACACAATTTTGCACAACCACCAAATACAGCTCTCTACTTTAGCGTTGAAAATGTAGGTTTACTTCCGCATCTTAAAGAGGAACTTGCAAGATTTATGATTTCTTCAACACGTGGTGATTGGGTGGTTAGTGAGTTTCGAAAGTTCTACCATTTTAAAAAAACGGATGGTATAACAGCCACACAGCGTTTGGCTTGGAAATATATTCGAGAGCTCATTTTAGCATCTGCCATATTTTCTTCAGTGTTTCACTGTGGGGAAGTTAAAATTTTAAGGGCTGATCGTACATATCCAGATTTTTCTGGATTTCAGCTATGTCCTTCGGGAGTTTATATAACTTATGAAGAAAACTGTCCTTTAGTAGCAGTTTTACAAAGCGGTGTAAATTGCGAAATTGGACCAACTACAACTGTAATATACGACAGTGATATTTTTTCTCTTCTTTATACCGTTCTTCAAAAATTGGCTCCTGGTGTTAATATAGAAATTTGATAAGTATGTTTTCATTGTATCTATATATTTTTTTTATTATTTATACTTTAATAATATGTGATCCAACAACACCGGAAAGTACTATTAATCCATTAAATCATCACAATTTATCAACACCTAAACCTACTTCGGATGATATTCGTGAAATTTTACGTGAATCCCAAATTGAATCTGATGATACATCAACATTTTACATGTGCCCACCACCATCGGGATCAACATTGGTGCGTTTGGAGCCACCTAGAGCATGTCCTAACTATAAACTTGGTAAAAATTTTACAGAAGGAATTGCTGTAATATTTAAGGAAAATATTTCTCCTTATAAATTTAAAGCTAATATATACTACAAAAATATTATTATCACCACTGTATGGTCTGGAAGCACATATGCAGTAATTACTAATAGATATACAGATCGTGTACCTATAGGTGTTCCTGAAATTACAGAGTTGATTGATAGAAGAGGTATGTGTTTATCAAAAGCTGATTATATTCGTAATAATTATGAATTTACCGCATTTGATAAGGATGAAGACCCCAGAGAAGTTCATTTAAAGCCTTCAAAGTTTAATACACCAGGATCCCGTGGATGGCATACAGTTAATGATACTTACACAAAAATTGGGGGTTCTGGATTTTATCATTCTGGAACATCTGTAAATTGTATAGTTGAAGAAGTTGATGCCAGATCTGTTTATCCATATGATTCATTTGCTATCTCCACCGGGGATATAATTCATATGTCCCCTTTTTTTGGATTACGAGATGGTGCTCATACTGAATATATTAGTTATTCAACTGATAGATTTCAACAAATAGAAGGTTATTATCCTATCGACTTAGATACTAGACTACAGCTTGGTGCACCAGTTTCTAGGAATTTTTTAACAACACAACACGTTACTGTTGCTTGGAATTGGGTTCCAAAAATTCGTGAAGTGTGTACTTTGGCTAAATGGCGTGAAATTGATGAAATTATTCGTGATGAGTATAAGGGATCTTACAGATTTACAGCAAAATCAATATCTGCAACATTTATTTCTGATACTACTCAATTTGATATTGATCGTGTAAAGTTAAGTGATTGTGCCAAACGTGAAGCTATAGAAGCTATTGATAAGATCTACAAAAAAAAATATAATAAAACTCATATTCAAACAGGAGAATTGGAAACATACTTGGCTAGAGGGGGATTTATTATAGCATTTAGACCAATGATTAGTAATGAGTTAGCAAAATTGTATATAAATGAGTTAGTAAGATCTAATCGTACGGTTGATTTGAAATCTCTTTTAAATCCATCTGTAAGAGGGGGGGCTAGAAAGAGAAGATCAGTAGAGGAAAATAAAAGATCAAAACGTAATATTGAAGGTGGTATTGAAAATGTAAATAATTCAACAATAATTAAGACAACTTCATCTGTTCATTTTGCTATGCTTCAGTTTGCCTATGATCATATTCAATCACATGTTAATGAAATGCTTAGTAGAATTGCAACTGCATGGTGTAATCTTCAAAATAAAGAGAGAACCCTTTGGAATGAAGTTATGAAACTTAATCCAACTAGTGTGGCTTCGGTTGCTATGGATCAAAGAGTTTCAGCACGAATGTTAGGGGATGTTCTTGCAGTTACTCAATGTGTTAATATATCAGGTTCTAGTGTTTTTATTCAAAATTCCATGCGTGTTTTAGGGTCAACAACTACATGTTACAGTCGTCCTCTTATATCATTTAAAGCACTAGAAAACTCAACTAACTATATTGAAGGACAACTTGGGGAAAATAATGAACTATTAGTAGAACGAAAGCTAATTGAACCATGTACAGCTAACCATAAAAGATATTTTAAATTTGGTGTAGATTATGTATATTTTGAAAACTATGCATATGTTCGAAAGGTACCTCTTAATGAAATTGAAATGATCAGTGCATATGTAGATCTTAATATTACATTACTTGAGGATCGTGAATTTTTACCACTAGAGGTATATACTCGAGCAGAGTTAGAAGATACAGGACTATTGGACTATAGTGAGATTCAACGTAGAAATCAACTACATGCACTTAAGTTTTATGATATTGACAGTGTTGTAAAAGTTGATAATAATGTTGTAATTATGAGGGGCATTGCAAATTTTTTCCAAGGACTTGGAGATGTTGGAGCGGGATTTGGAAAAGTTGTTTTGGGTGCTGCAAATGCTGTTATTGCAACTGTTTCTGGAGTGTCCTCGTTTCTTAATAACCCATTTGGGGCGCTAGCCGTTGGATTGCTGATTTTAGCTGGACTATTTGCAGCGTTTTTGGCTTATAGATATGTTTCTAAACTTAAGTCAAATCCAATGAAAGCACTATACCCAGTAACTACAAGAAATTTAAAAGAAAGTGTTAAGAATGGTAATTCTGGAAATAATAGTGATGGAGAAGAAAATGATGATAATATCGATGAAGAAAAGCTTCAACAAGCTAAAGAAATGATTAAATATATGTCTCTAGTTTCTGCTATGGAACAGCAGGAACATAAAGCTATTAAAAAAAATAGTGGCCCTGCCCTTCTAGCAAGTCACATTACAAACCTATCTCTTAAACATCGTGGTCCAAAATACAAACGTTTGAAAAATGTAAATGAAAATGAAAGTAAAGTTTAATAAAAAATTTAAATATTACGTAAAATTTTCTGACTCTGCCCACTTTTTTTATAATATAAATTTTAGAAAATTTTACTCATTTTATTATCTTTTATAAACCTCCAACTATTTATAAAGGATAATAAATGGACATTTCTGCGGTGCCTGTATATCCTACTAATATGGATATAAAAATTAAAAATTGTGAAGATAACCCAACAACATTTGAAAAAATGGAAACTAAATCTTCTGGAGAATTTGAAGAAATTAATCTCCAAGAGGAAAGTGAAGAAACAACAATGGATAATCATTCTAAAACTTCATCTAATGTTATTATGAAAGGATTGTTTGTTTGTCACTCCGATCCCAATTGTCGTGCCTGCCGAGACCTTCCATTTCGCCGGTTTTCACCTATTGAGTATGATTCACCTCATCTTTCAGAAGCATTGGACATAGTTAATGGTCAATGGGTAATTATCCCAAGAGTGTTTTCAGATACTCCACTCGAGCCATGGATGGATAATTATATTATTCCTGACTTGGAAAGAGAAAGTCGCAAATAATCTAAACTGTAATCTAAATTTTTAAATAAAATAAACATAACAAACCAATTTTATTTTCTGTATGTTTTATTTATCTAGAATTCATTATTTGGGAAACAAAAATATCAGCGTCATCTCTATCACACGTATTTATAGATGAAATAGCACTAGCATCGATAGTAGTATAATTTGAGGTTTTTGTTTTTTTAATACCATCACCTTGACCAGAATCAACAAGTGGTACATTAGGTTTGGTTTGGGTATCTACTGATATAGATTGCGGTAAAACATGAGAAATTGGCTGGTTGGAAGAATTACTTTGTGCAATAACCTGTGGAATTTGACATTGCATTGTTGGATATGCAAACATATTTTGGTTAGCATAATCGGGTTTTATGCATCCTTTTTGCATTGATCGTAGTTGAGTTATTTCCTGTTGGAGTGATGATACAGCACCTATTAATTCTGAAAGAGAGTCAGATTGTTTAGGTGCAATCTTTGGAGGATGTTCACCAGGATAGTAAATATGATCAAACTCATCACGTTGATTTAAATCCCAATCATATTTTCGTTTTCTTGAAAGTTTACGATCATAAGAGTATGGGGGTGATCTTTGAAAGTTTTCTGGAGAAAATTCAACTCTTGAATTTTTTCTTTCAGCTGCTAGTGCTCCAACAAGTGCACTTATTTGTGCTTCTAAGTTAGAATGATGCGAGGGATAGTTATACGTAGAAAATTGTGATGGTAAAACTTGAGAAGTATAAGGAGCAATCATATGCGGTGGTGGTACTATTGAAGTTTGGGTATATGGCATATGCGATATAGGAACTTGTTGTGCATGTTGGCTAACTATAAGTTGATTATATTGAGCCGATGGTACTAAGATATAATCCCCATTTGTTGGAGGTTTGCTAGGAATTGTATTTGGTGATGCCATAGTTATAGTATCCTTAGTTTGTAAGGTACAAAAATCTAAAACTGTTTTATCGGGGTTTGAATTAAAATGAGAAATTACCAAAGGTGCGTCCTCCTTTTCAATATTTTTTGGGTCAGTTTCATCAAACTCCACCCCATTTAAAACATTATTTTTATCTAATCCAAATTGGGAACTTGCTTGTAGATATATATGGCCGGAAATACCCGCCTCTTTACGTCGAGTTGAAACTAATCTCCACCTATCTTTTAATAGCATATTATTAACAGCTGTAGACAAAAGCGCTTGTGTTAATAGTTCTTCATTTAAATTCCATTTTGTAGATTCCAGCTTTAATTTAGTTTCATTTGCTTGTGATAAAAGATTATTTGAAGAATCTTTAGATAAATATTTAAACGGGGAAATTGCTGCTTCGGGTGTTATATCATAAGTAACAATAGTTCCAACCCTTTTACCTATAACACATAACGCGACATGTGCAAAAAGTGTATCATCAGGATCCTCCCCATGAAGTAGTTTTCTAGATGATAGTGATGCTGATGGTAAATAATTACTAATTAAATATAACAATTGTTCAACCTTTGTTAGTTTGTCTTTTTTTGAACCAAAAAAATTAACATTCGCAGATGAAGATAAAACATTTACCAATTGTGGACAATTAATTATACCCAAAAAAAAAGGTCCGTTAAAATCATCAACAATAGCCAAAACAGCTCCTATGATACATTTTGATTTATGGTCAATATTTATCGGTAAAATAGACGCTGGTGGAAGTGCAGCTTTTACAGTTTCACGAGTAAATAATAATTCACCCTTATCACCCTTATCATAAAGCGCTAAATAACCAGCAACGTAAATAAGACTTTCATCGCTATAATCTTGATCCATAATAAATGAAACGTTTTGATGTAAACTTGTTGTGAATAATAAAACAAACTAAATTCCAGTTGAAAATACTTTATTATAAGTATTATGTTTAAATTGCAGACGTATATTGTGGAATAAAACCCAAACATAAAAAATATAAAATATCATAATCACTATTAACATTAAACTGACTAAGACGATTATTTTCCTCTAACGCGGCTCTTATTCTAGGCTGTTGCATTAATAATCCAAGCCCATGTTCATATTGTAATGTCACAGCATCATGAGTTGTAATAACTTCAGCTATTGGCGCACCAATACTTTTATGCTTATTTTCAAGTTCTAGGCTAATTAGTCTAATTAATTGATTTTGAAAACGTCCAGAAGAAATGTTAATTGTTTGTCGTTTAATATTTCCGGGCTTTATAGCCTGAGAATCTAAGCATAGTGCTGATAGACCAGGAAATAACTGTGTAATTTCTACATTAGGTGTGTTTTGATATATTGGAATAATATAGTTTTTACATAAAAACATTAAGTTATTATTTCCACTTTTTATGTTAAGGGACGTGTCCCCATTACTAGTCCCTCGTGTTAATTGTGAAGCTAAATTATTACCGGGAATAAGAGTACCAAGTTGAAAGTTATTACGCAATTTATCGGTGTAAATATTCCCATTCCATAATAAACGACGTAATAAAAGAAGTGCTGTTATTGTATTTACTGAAGATCTTAACAAAGTTTGATCTTCAGTTAAGAATAAGTTTTGAGCTCTAGATAAAAATACAGCAGCGGCGTTATTTACTGGATCAACATATGCAGTTTGCTTTACATTTAAATCTACTACCAAATCATTTGTACCCATACCTAAACTACCTGGAATAGCGGGTAATATTTTTAATTTAAGAAGCAGTTTTAAAATACTATGATCATTAAGTGCATTACGTTCATATCTTCCACCATTAGGTGCATGAAATTGGTTTCTTGGTAATCTATCAATATTAAACATATAGGATACTCTAGTAGATATAGTTTCCCCTAAGGATTGTGAGATTGAATCCAAATATAGTGGTAGTTGTTCCAAAAGTTCTATAAAGTTTGTGGTAATTATTTTACTATTTGGATTTAATTCTCTATAAACAAGATGTAAACATAAAACTGCACATTCAAATGCGGAATATGGTCTATTTCCGATATATAGACGACTACATGATTGAAGTGACATTATAGCAGTTAGCATAAAAGTTTTAGATATTCTACCATCTCTAAAATCTAAACTTCGTGTAATTAAAGGTCTATCCAAAATCAATTTATCTTGTAAAGACCTATACCATGGACCAAAAACAACACCATTTGATCCCCCTGCACCACGACCTATATAAACCATAGTTAGAAAATCTGTAGCTAAATTTGTATCATACTCCAAAGGAGTGTCAATTTTTGTAATTTGTACTTCTCTAGTTGGTGTATTAGTTTCATCTTCAAAATTTTGTGTAGATTCACTTTGAGTATCATCATCATTTTCTATATCTGCATCCTCTGCTATTTTAGCAGATTCTTCCAAAGATGATAGCGCTTTTGCTACATTTGACACCTGTTTTTCTAAAGGATATAAACGTTTTTCAATATCACCAGAATCTAACATTGCCTGTGCACTTAAATTATCTAAAGCAGCTACTGTAGCAGTTCGCCGTGCAATCATAACTTCAAGCCGTTGTTCCGCTGTAATTATAGGCGCATTAAAAACCGGTTCATTCCAATAATTAATTGGGAACGCTGGGGCGATGAAATTTCTAATATCCGATGGTATGATTAAATTATTTGACTCTCGTATAGCATCAAAAACATATGAAACATAGTTAGACATTTTAATTGATGAAACTATATCATAAACGAACAACAAACAAATGAGATATTACTAGTTTTAATCTTTATTAAATAAGGATGATATCAATTTAACGGGGTTTAATAATGTTGAAGATTCAAAATTTGAACATGTAGTGGATTTTTCAGTGTTAGTTAAATTTATAAACTCAACATTACTTGTTTTAATACATATACAATTTACAAAATTACATTTTAGGCAATTAACTTTTTGTTTTAAAGATTTATTTCTGTTGTTAGACCCTTTTACAGGCTTTGCGGGTTTTGGTATATATTCTGCCAATTTAGTTAAATTAGCTGCTAAAGTTTTAATATTACTACTTAGCTGTTTATGAGGTAAACTAGTAACTTTAAGAATATTCATCCCACGTTGAGCTATAAAAACTAATAAAGGAATTAATACTACCTTACCATCCCCAGGTGGTAGTATCTTCGTTATCAAACTGACAGAATCATTTAATTGTTTTAACCCACCCCTTTGTTGAGTAGTTTTACTTGCAGTGTTCATATTTTTAGAAAATCTACATGTTTTTAATTCAATTAAAATACATAAACCCATAGATTCATGTTCTAAATTAATAGTACATACACAATCTGGTCTCCGTTGACCTAAGTTAACCTCAAAAGCCAAATTTACACTTCCCGCCCTTTTAAGGATATCAGCTGGTATCAAGTCCCCAAACAAAAGAGAAAGACGGTCACTATAAATTCCATTTTGTGAGGCGAGTTTCACATCTCTTGTTAATACACTATAAAAGCGATTGTGGCATCTAATCCCAGCACAAAGTCTTGTTCTAATTGTTTGTCGTTGATTTCGTTTCATCGTCCAAAAACATGGAAGTAAAAATTTGCCGCTTTTATATAGATGGTTGTTATGGAACAGGAAAAAGTACAGCTGCATTAAATTTTATTAAATTAGAAAAAAATAATCCAGTATATTATTTTCCGGAACCTATGGCATTCTGGCGTATCATCCTAGAAACAGATATTGTGCAAGGTATATACTCAGTACAAGACCGGAAGCTGCGTGGTGAATTAAGCCTAAATGATGCGTCATTAATTACAGCTCAACTTCAAACTAAATTTTCTACGCCATATATTTTACTTCATTCCAATGTATCCAAATTTTTTGGAGAAAATGTAACATTTGGAATTCCGGAAGTAATATTTATTTTTGATAGACACCCAATAGCATCTATTGTTTGTTTTCCCTTGGCTAGATATCTTATAGGTGATATGACCCTTGAATCGGTAATTAGTATTATAACCACACTTCCAAAAGAAACACCTGGTGGGAATCTAGTTATAACTGACCTTAGTGAAGACGAACTTTTACAACGCTTAAAAAAAAGATCGCGAAAGGGAGAAAAAATAGATTTAAATCTTTTACATGCACTTCAAAATGTTTATACTATGCTAATAAATACTAAAAGGTTTTTAGAATTAAACGATTGGTATAAAGAGTGGGATAAATTACCTGTTTTCAATGATTGTGATAAAAACTATTTTTTATCACAATTCTGTTTGGAAAAGGACAAACCATCTATCAACGATACACTCTTTAGAGTATTTAAAACTTCTTCTCTGGTTAAAAAAAATAGATCACCATTTATTATTTATAAATGGGCTTTAGAAAAGCTTGTTGACAGTTTAGAAAATCTTAAAATTTTTAAAGTTAGCTTTCAGGGTTCACCCGACGTTTGTGTATCTAATATTCGCGAAATTATACCCCATATGACTATAACCTCAACATCGAAAAGGTTTTTACAAAACCTTATTAAAACTTCAAAAAGTTTTTCTAAAGAAATGTATTGTGATTAATTAAAGTTTAATAAATAAATTTGTATCAAGTGTAAGTTTTTTTTTTGGATATAAAAACGAGTAAACCTATAAAAGAAAACTTCATTTTTTAAATTTTAATCATTCAACATGGAAGTAAAATATAACTTTATTACGTTTATATTTGTTATTTTTTTTATGTTGGTTTTTTCGAATGATTTGGATAATGGTGAGTATAAAAATTTATCTTTAAGTAATGATTTTAGTTATAGTAGTAATGTTAATATAACTACTATAGAAAATCTATTTAGTTATAATAATAAATTTGTATTTTTTTTTATCTTTAATAAAGATAGTAAACGAGAAAATGGAAATTTATTTTTATTTCCCAACTTTATTTTCAAATCTAATAAAACAGAAAATAACTACAATATTAAATCTCAACCGTCGGTAAAAACAATTAACGGTTTTTTTTTTAATCCTTATATAAATTTATATTTATCAAGTAAATATTTAATTGATTTTGGAGTAATTCCTGAATCTTCTATTCAAGATTGGTATTTTCCTAGATCTATACAAACATCAACGGAACAAAATCCATTTGGTTTTATTCTATCCCCAAAAAGACATGTACCTAATAATGGTTTTTTTAATAAACATAAAAATTTATATAAAGATGGACTTTTAAATGATATAATGTATGTAAATTTAAACTCTTTTTCAATACCAAGAAAAACCTATATACCTATATATGAATCTACATGGCCTTTTGATATTTCTTTATTTGAATCAACATTAATTCAAAATGAAAATTTTTGTATTAATATAACTATTGGAAAAGAATTTATGGGAATGTCTATAACTTCTTCAAAATATCCACCATTGGAAATGATTACCACTCCTCATGATGCTAATGTAGAAATGATTACAAGATATAAAGCAAGTATGATGTTAGATCCACCCGGCCCATCCGAAGGACCATTATATAAAGTTTTTATAATTGGATATGGAACATCAAAAACGGATAGTAATATGTATAAAATAATGCAAACAATCGCATCATATCCAGAAGAGAGTCTTGATTATCGATATCATCTTTCTATGGCAAATTTTGAAGTTTGTTTTTTGTTAACATATGAACGTAAGTTTTTAACTAATAAAATGGATATGGAATATTTTTATAAAATTTTTTCGAGATTATCAACTGCATTATTTTCACTATCTGAAATGGTAAGACTAAGTAAATATATTTTAAATGATGAAATTATTGATATAGATTTTAATATTAATATTTTAACCAATATTATAGTAAATCATAAAATGTTTAAATTATCAAAACAATTAATAACGTCATCTCAAGTAAATATTCTATTGGAATCATCAAGAGAAAATATTGTTAATAACCTTAATACTTTTGAAAATTATAATTTAATATTTAAAAATGATGAATTAAAAATTAAATACCTAAAAGCTGTTTATACATACTTGGAAATTCCAACTGAAAAAAGTTTAATTATCTCAAGAGATATTATTAATACACTATATAATAACTCTTTATATGAAACAATTGATTGGAATGTTACTTCACGTAAAAGTTTATTTTTGGCGACATCTTTATTATTGTTAAAAACACAAAATATTGTAGAGTTAAGAAAAATTATTTTACAATGTACTTCGATGTGTACTTCTGATCACGCTATCTCTATAGAATGGAGTTTGGAAAATATCTTAAATGCTAAAAATAATTTTAAAAAACAATTTAGTATTACTGATATGTTCTCCCCTTGTATGACTTCAACTCGTTATGATTTAATTGAAGATTTACATATTGTTGATTTAATTTCTGTTATACCAAACAATGGAAATTTTAAAAATTTGTTTTCTATGGGACACAAGGCTGCATCTGTGGTTAATTCTAATATTTTATTTGGATCAAATAAAATTAAAATGTTAATTCCAGAGCTTTTTATATGTAAGATAGATATAAACTTTAAATTTTTAGCTATATTACCACTTAATAACAATAACAGTTACATAATAACACGTAAAATTTTAAACCGTGGTTTAACCTATAATGTAAATGGTATAGATATAGCTAATCCAATTTTTATTTCTTATATAAATTCCAGTAATTGTTTATATTCTAGTGTTGAAATATTACCTTTGAATTTAATTAATCCAAAAAATTCAAAAGAGTGTTTATATTGTGGAAGTGTAATTATGCGTTATTTATCATCAGGTGTTATAATTGATTTACTTTATATAAATGATAAGGAAGCTGAAACACAACTTGCTGCTGGAGTAAATTCAACAATACCATCCTTTAATCCTTTATCATACCCTGTTAATTTAAAAACATTACTTTTATTTCCAAATGGAACAATAGTTACTATCAATTCAATAACATCTCATGAACAAATAAAGTTTTCAAATACCTTTATTGTTATATCGATAGTTGGTATAATAATAACTAGTTTTGTGGTTTATGGAATCTTTAAAATGTTATGTAGTTTTTCATATGTTAAATATTCACTTTTAAAATAAATTAATTAATCATAAAAATTTGTTGTATGCGGGTTAATTACTGGGATCGGGGGGTTGAGGACGCGGATGGTTCACGGCACGCCGGATCGAGCGTGATACTGGGATCGGGGGGTTGAGGACGCGGATGGTTCACGGCACGCCGGATCGAGCGTGATACTGGGATCGGGGGGTTGAGGACGCGGATGGTTTATACCCATTTTATGCATATTCATAAAGTGGGTATGAATATATATTATTCGCACTTAAAATCAATAATATATATTATAAGTTATTGAACTTTTGGTGCGAACGTAAATAATTTCGCTGTACACGGAAAAATTTTACTTTATTTTATTGACATATTTATACGTTCCTTTTGAAATCGCTTAGATACAAGTTTATGTAAAAAATAAGCCCCTCTCATCACAGAAATATTTGTATCAAAAGCACTAACATACTTATTTTCAAGAGCAATATGAAAAGGAATTGAGTTTTTTGTTGATCGAGATAAAGCCACTCCACAATCCCAAATATCTTTACCAGTATATAAACATTCCAATATTTTTGATATTTCAAAACTGATTCGATCTATTTTTTCCATAGACATAAATTGTCTATTTTTATTTTCTAATTCCATTACAAAAGAAGTTAATATTTCAGAATCAGATTCTATATTTGTTGTAAATTTTTTATATCCTATCATACCAGGTAAATTTAAATGCAAAATCAGTATACTCATATTACCAAGTATAGAAGATTTTCTAATTATTTCATTTGCTGAATCGAGAATTATATTTACATTTAATTTTTGTATTGGATGTTGATTTACTTGAATATAGCTATTAGTTAATTTTTCTAGAGTTGCATAGCAGTTAAATAAATTACATCTAGCAAAAATAAATTGAATTAAAACAAATAGTTGTAGTTTTGAAATTTCATTAGAAATTAAATTTGACCCTATAAATTGGTATATATTTTCATTTTCACCAAAAATAGAGGCTGTTGCAACAGAAATTGTAAATCTCGCTTCATTTAATTCTTCATCTAATCCATTCCAATTTTCCGATTTTATTACATAATCAATATAATTAAAGATTAATGATAAAATTTGTATTGAATTTAAGTTTGATGCCTTAATTTGTGGGTCCCATATACTACATGGTTTTGGTATATAACGTACCTGAACAAAATTGCTTATAATAGTTTCACGTCGCAGGGCTCTCATAGCATAACGAGCTGGTCTTATAGCGATAGTTGATATAGCCTTATTAGAAGTAACTATTACATTTGTTGAATTTTCTTCATTATCATTAATAGATAATTTTTGAATAGGAATTTCATCAAAAAGACCAAATAATAAAGATTTTAGTGATTCGGGTAATTCTGTCAAATAAGCTTGTACCAAAGCAAAACATGTACTACTTGGTTTATAAACAAATCCCGATGTAGCATTAGTTATAATAGGTTCATAAAATAATCTTAAAATTCTTTCTTGTGGTAGATCTCTTCCTGTAGTTATTATAATTCCAGAAGAAACTTTTAAAGAAACCATACATTCAGTAAGATATGTATCATAAATTTCCAATTCAAGATTTCCACATAAGTCTCTTTCTGTCGTTCCAGGTCCATGCGTTAAAAGATCCAAACTATCTAAAAATACATCCTCACCTTGAGGTATTGCCCAACCACGACCTGTATTATTAAGTTCACTCTTAACATAATTTGCTACAACTCTATCAGACGATGTTAGTCCTCGTATAGTTAATCCAAACTTTGCAATTTCCAAATCTTTTCCATTTTTAGGTCTTGGTACTGATAAAATACACCCACCATTCGTAAAATATGCCCGATTTCCATTATCGTATATATAAAAAACAACACCTTTATAAACAATCGTATCATTATATTTAAAATCCATCTCCAACAATTTAAAAACGCTTATGTATACAACCTTTTAAATGAAACTTTCCTTATATACATGTATTAAGTTTATTTAATAATAAATTATTTATAATTACTACATACTTATTACTTAATTAGTAATTTTAACTATTTCATCATACAAACCCCTTAGGTTTTTTTAAAAAAAACTTACAGGAAGAGTTTAATATATTTTTAATGTGGGAGGGGAATTTTTATGTATAAAGTTTGTTAACTTTAAATTACTTAAGCCAGTTTTTATTAATTTTTATCATGGATAATAATCATCGAAATAACGGCGGTGAAACATCTATAAAACTTAATAATATAAATGAAATTGAAACCGAAGAGGATATATATAATTATATTTCTATGTCTTCATATGGTGGTGATACTGACTTTTTGGTAAGCTCTGCATATATAGTACCAAAAACCACAAACCAGCCTGTTTTTACAATTTATGTTATTTTTTTTATAATATCCGCATTTGTTATTAAACCACTATGTTGTTTACTATTTTTTAATTATTATAGGGCTACTGGAATAAGCGATTTTATAATTATAGGTGGTGTTATTACACTTGTATATTATGGAAGATTAATTTTAATGATATGTTTTATTTACTTAAACATTAAAGTAGATCGTCTTCCTTTACTAAGTTGGCAACAATTTTTAATCGGTTTAATTGTATTGGGTAGAACTATCGCATTTATCGTTATTTTTCATTCTGCTATTTTTGTGGACTCTGAACTATTTTTTCGCGTCTCAGCACCAGTTACTGATTCTGATTATATAACACCTCTTATTGCTCATAAAATAATACCATTACTTAGTATTAAGGTTGTTGCCTTTTTGCTTATTATATCTTCAGCCATCTACACAGCTGATGCTATTTGCGATGCAATTGGATTTATAGCTCCACGTTTATGGGTTTGTATTTTAATGAGGTCATATCTTTCATTTTGACGTCTAATTAAAAATAGAACTGGGTATAAAAGTAACATTTGATTGAATAAGCTTATTTAGTGTTAAGTTGAGGTTAGATAAAAAACATTTATTTCTCTATTTGTTTTTATCATGGATAGAAATAATGACTCTTTTAGAGTCCCAATATCGTCCATTGCACCTTCTGGTCGTATTCTTTCTACAATAGAAGTAGCGTCTCATCGTACACTTTTTGATTTTTTCAAAAAAATTCAATCTGATGATAATGGTTTATATGCTGCACAATTTGATATTTTATTGGGGACATACTGTAATACACTTACTTTTGTTAGATTTTTGGAATTGGGACTATCTGTCGCATGTGTGTGTACTAAATTCCCAGAATTAAATTATGTTAACGAAGGTACTATACAATTTGAGGTTCAACAACCAATGATAGCACGTGATGGACCGCATCCTGTTAACCAGCCCGTTCATAATTATATGGTTAAACGTATTGATAGACGATCTCTAAGTGCAGCATTTGCAATTTCTTCAGAAGCGCTTGGGTTGATATCTGGCATAAATTTGGATGGAACAAACATATCATCATCTATGCGTGTTAGAGCTATTCAGCAACTAGCTAGAAACATCCAAACTGTTTTGGATGCGTTTGAGCGTGGAACAGCTGATCAACTACTTAGAGTTATTTTAGAAAAAGCTCCACCACTTCCCTTACTTTCACCTCTTAAATTATACCGTGATAATGGATGTATTTCAGAACCAGTAGCAAATGCTACATTGTTATCAGAACTAAAACGCAGAGTTGTGGAAGATATTTTTTTTTTAACAAAATATGAAAACAGACAAAAAGATATTATTTTGAACAAAATTTATGATCTTGTAAGCTGCACTGTACCCTCAGTTGCAATTACTCGTTTAACCCATTCTGATACAAAAGGTAGACCCGTTGACGGGGTTATTATTACAACAGCTGGAGTAAAACAACGACTTTTACAAGGAATATTAAATTTAGAAGATACTTCTGCTGAAGTTCCTGTAACATATGGAGAATTGATGATAACGGGAAGTAATTTGGTTACTGCTTTAGTTATGGGAAAGGCTGTACGAAACCTTGATGATATTGCAAAACATTTACTTGGATTTCAGGATGCACAGCTAAATGAAAACAGGGATTTAATTGAAAGTTTTGATGGAACACCACAATCAGCACAGGTTAGAGCTGATTTAGTATCTATTGGAGATAAATTGGTCTTTTTGGAAGCTTTAGAAAAAAAAATATATCAAGCTACAAATGTTCCTTATCCACTTATTGGGAATTTGGATATAACATTTATTATGCCACTAGGATTTTTTAAACCGCCTATGGATAGATACTCCCATCATGCTGGTACATTTACCCCATCTCCAGGACAGCCAGATTATAGAGCATTTCCACCTAAATCAATTTATTTTTTTAATAAAGATGGCACCCTTTTACAATTATCATTTGAAAGTGCTATAGGAACAGTTTGTCATAGTTCATTTTTGGATATAGACGCCATACTTATGGCTATTCAACAGGAAAATAATGAAATGCAATGTGTGTTTGGAGCCTATATTGCTGTTATGCGTCAAGATGAACTTAGCAATCAAGTTCGTCAATTTTTCAACAATTGGCCTAGAATGCTTCATACACGCCCTAGATGGGTATTGGAATCTTTAATGAGTACAGAACAACTTCTATCCGCTGGAAATCAAAATTTAAGATTAGAACTCCATCCCGCATTTGATTTTTTTATTATTCCCGGTGATGTTGATCTACCAGGTCCCTTCGATATTCCCCAGGTTATGCCTGGTATAGCTGCTATGCCTAGAATAGTAAATGGAAACATTCCACTACCTTTATGTATGGTGGACTTTAGAGATGCACGTGGATTTGAAATTAGTGTTGATAGACATAGACTTAACCCAGCAACAATTGCTGCTGTTAAGGGAACGTTTAAGGATCAAAATTACCCAATGGTGTTTTATATAATTGAATCTGTTATTCATGGTAGTGAAAGAACCTTTTGTGCTTTAGCTAGATTAATAATGCAATGTATCCAAAGTTATTGGAGAAATACACATAATGTGGCATTTGTAAATAATTTTTATATGGTGATGTATATTAATACATATCTTGGAAATGGTGAACTACCTGAAGAATGTACAAATGTATACCGTGATTTATTGGAACATACTCAAGCATTAAGAAAACTTGTGTTAGACTATACAATTCCAGCTGAACCACTGGAAAACCAAGATCAAGATGAGCTTAACAATATTTTAATTGATCGTACATTTTTACCACCACTTATTTGGGATTGTGACTCCTTGATTTATCGACAACAACTTGATCAAAATAGGGATTTGGAACTATGGGTTAATGGACAGGATCTTAACCCAGTTCCATGGGTTGAAATGGCAAACGTAAATTTTAGAAACAACAATGGAAATTTAATTCATAACCGTCCAGTTAGGGGAGATAACATTCAAGCACAAATAGTACCTCACCATGACCCTGAATGGTCAATTTTATCAAAAATTTATTATTATTGTATAGTACCAACTTTTTCTAGAGGAAATTGTTGTACAATGGGTATTCGCTATGATCGTATATACACTTTAGTTCAATCCCTTGTTATCCCTGATTTGGGAAAAGATGAAGAGGCTCCCGTATCTCCTGATGATCCTCGTCACCCTTTAAACCCACGACATTTAATTGCAAATTCTTTTAATGTAATGTTTCATAACGCACGTGTTAATGTGGATACTGATGCCCTATTGGTAATACAAGATGTTGTAACTAATATGGCTGAAAGAACAACTCCTATTTTAGCATCAACATCACCTGATACTGGTACTGCCACAGCTGTAACCCAAAATATGAAAACCTATGATGGCACTTTACACCATGGAATTTTAATGATGGCATATCAAAGAAATGATGAAACCTTAATTGATGGAACATTTTTTTATCCTGCTCCGGTTAATGCCATGTTTGCATGCCCTGATCATTTGGCATCTCTTCCTGGTTTAAACAATGAGGCTATACATTTGGCTAAGGATGTTCCTCCTGTTCCACACTTTTTGGGGTCAAATTATTATTCTACTATACGCCAACCTATTGTCCAACACGCGTTTCAGAGTAAGGCGGATGAAAATACCCTAACATACGCCTTGATGGCTGATTATTTTAAAATAAATCCTCTAGCCTTTACACATCAACTTAGAACAGGGTTTCACCCGGGTATTGCATTTACAGTAGTTAGACAAGATAGATTTTCAACTGAAAATATTTTGTTTGCAGAAAAGGCTTCCGAGTCATATTTTATGGGTCAAATTCAAGTAAATCGAAATGAATCTGTTGGTGGTGTAAATTTTACATTAACACAACCTAGAGCTAATGTTGATTTGGGTGTTGGATTTACAGCTGTGTATACATCAGCCTCCTTAAGAACACCCGTAACAGATATGGGTAACCTCCCACAAAACCTATATTTAACAAGAGGTGGAATTCCTATGCTAAATGTTGATACTGATAATTTTATCAGAAGAATAGTAAATTCTGGAAACAGACTTATTCCTCAAGAACCAATGCCTCTTTTTGGTCAATTAACTCCCAAGACACCATCTGGAATTGCTCATGGACAAGCTGCTATTTGTGAATTTATTGCCACTCCAGTGTCTACTGATTTAAATTACTTCAGAAAGGCATGTAACCCTCGTGGTAGAACATCAGGAGTTGTTTATTCTGGAAATGGAAGACTCGATCCTGAAAATGTAATGTACGATCATACTCAAGTGGACCCTTCATACCCAAATAAGGCAACTGTAAATCCTTGGGCATCACAACGCAATTCCTATGGGGATAGACTTTATAATGGTGCTTATAATTTAAGTGGCGCTTCTCCGATGTATAGTCCATGTTTTAAATTTTTTACACCTACTGAGGTGGAAACAAAATGTAGATGTCTTTCTCAACTTATTTTAGAAACTGGTTCAACATTAGCTCCAAATACATCAAATACAGAATTTCAGTTTAAACGACCATCCGGTTCTTCTGAACTTGTTGAAGACCCATGTGGATTGTTTCAAGAAGCATACCCACCGCTGGTTTCGAGTGATATTGCATTACTACGAACTCCTAACATTGAGGAATCTCATTTAGCTCAATACTTAATCCGTGATGGATCACCATTAAAAGGTTGTCTTTCTCATATGTGTAAATAGACACACCCTTTTTTTAAAGTTCCCCTTTTTAATAAATAAAAGACCAATAAACTTTTATTTCAAACATTTATGATTTAGTTTCTTCATGAGTAAGTTTGAAATTTAATAGTTTAATTATGGCACTACCGGTATTTGAGATTGAAATTTTACTACCAAGTTCTATTTCTCAAACTGACGGGGCTGCTCTTCAAAAATGTGAAGGAAAGGTTGTATTTTTTAATACGCTTAGAAGAAGAGCAACACTCGAAGAAGTTGCAATTTCTTCATATTATGTAAATGGAGCTCCACCAGATTCACTTGCTTTAATGTCTGCTTATAGGCGACGATTCCCTGCTATTATCATGCGGGTTCTACCTGGTAAGATGATCGCATTTGCATTGGGGGTTGCTCCGCTTCCCCAAGGGGCATTTATTCAAAATACTGGCCCATTTGAAATATGTAATGGAGATGCTATATGTCTTTTACCACCGATAATAGGAAATGAAGATAGACTGCGATTAACATCATGTCATCAAGAAATATTGTTTCCCTTAACTGTACCTATTGCTCAGGCACGAGAAATGATTGCACGTTTGATATCAAGGGCTGTTGAATCTCTGGGTGCCAGAGAACAGCGAGCTGGACAACAAAGAGGAGTTGATATTATGTTTTATAATGGAAAGAGATATCAATTAACTCCAAATTTTCAACAGCGGGAAGGTTTGGATTCAGTTACTAGAACACTAGTTCTAAATATGATTTTTACTCTAAATGAGGGATGTCTGCTTCTTTTATCTCTTATACCAAATCTTCTAACGCTTGGGGCACAAGATGGATATGTAAATGCTATTATTCAACTTGGAAGTGCAACACGCGAGGTTGCCCAGCTAATTAGAAGACCACAAGTACCTGTACCTCAAGATGGTGCAAGACGTTTTTGTGTTTACGAGGCGCTGACTTCTTGGATTGCATCTGCATCTAGATTGGGGGATATTATTGGAGCTAAAGCAATGTTTAGAGTTTGTACCTTCGATGCCTCCCCTGTAATTTCAGTTGGTGAAAAAGCATCAATTATCCCATATTAAATGATCAATAAAATTTTATTTAAGTTTTGCAAACGAGTTGTCATTTTGTGGTAAACTACTTATATAAATAGCCATCACAAGAGCAACCATCATATCATCCGATGTTCCACCCTTTTTACCTGTAAAAACTCTAGTTTCGGATACATTAGACAAAGATTCGGTTAAGTTTTTCATTTGATTATATAGATACTCAACAGGGTCAGTTTGTAGTTGTATGGTTGTAGAAACCATATCCTTTGAAGCTAATATCATTTCAGAGTTAAATTTTTTAATAAAATGATCAAAAGCACCGGTTTTTTGTTTTTGTAATAAAAAAAAAGGATATGCTATGTTGCTTCCCGGGGGTATGCAATGATAAAATAAAATTGTATGTGGCATAGGAACAACATTTGCATCCTTAAGACTATCTAAATCCCTTTGAATAAATTGAGATATTGCTACAGCAGAGTCTTGACTGCTGTTTCCTTCAATCGCAATATTAATTGTACCAAATGGTTGGTTGTGTAACGCAAAAATTTGAGCTAAACATTGTGTAGCACATTTTCCAATTTCCTCAGATGAACAACCTGTTAAAGCTTTCAAAAAAAAGTGTTCAAGACCGAATATTATCCAATTAGCATTATATCGTCCAACTATAGCAATTCCAGTTCCAGATGCTTTAGAATTAGTAGTAAATGCCGGATCTATATACATATACAAATTTGGGGATAAAAGTGATTGGTTGGTAACTGAAGATGGTCTATATAACAAGAACCGTTCACATGCTACTTTTGTGAAAATAGGCTTTACCGGGGTTGAATTAATAGAATCGCACCCCCCTATAATTTCCTGCATAAAAGAATCTTGTAGAAACATCTCAGCGGTATTTCGCATAGAACTATCCATAGTTATAAAAACCGGCTTATTTAATATATAACAAGAACAAGCTGTTGTGTTAGTATGAGTAACCACTCGCTGCATATGATCATCACATATATAGGTTACTACATTTAATAGTTCTTCTGATGATCCTTTAAGATTATATAAAAAACTTGTACTGGCTTTACCAGTGTTTGTTGATGAGACAAAGATGATTTTACAGTTTGTTTGATTTAAAAATCCAATTATCGTTTGTATTGCTTCTGGTCGTATGAAGTTTGCTTCGTCAACAAATAGAAGATTGAAATCTTGTCCTCGGATCCCCTGAAAGATATAAAAGGAATAAATAATTGTAGGTATCATTTACTACTAAAACAAACCAATATGGATGCGCATATTGCTAACGAAACAAAATTTCAGCTCGATTATGATAGGTCTAAAACAAATTTTATTGTTCATATTATAATCCCTAAAAAATGTTTATCTGAAGCTGGGATCGACTTATCAAAATTTACAAAACCAAAACTAAATTTAAGTGGTGTTATTGAAAATAGTGTAAATTTATCACCACCCACGTTTAGAGTTTTAACTCAAACAAGATTTCATGCCAGTGGAAAATGTACTCCATGGGAACCAGTTTTTGCTTGTTATCTTAATAATGGGGCTTTATACAGTATATTAATACCAACTAATCCAACAAATCATAACCAACTATTTAAGGGTTTGCCTGGTGTTGGTGGTCTTTTTGTAACATTGGAAATAGTATGTGATACAGATGGCTTATTTGATGCATTTACTGTTGTTGCTATTAGAGTGGATATGTTTGGACAAGTTAAAAATTTTGAAATACTTTTTACTTATGATGAGTTAATTCCTTCAGGAACTAGATATGGTGCAGATGCTCCTAGAATTGCAAATATATGCAAACAATTTTCAGACTATGTTAAATGTCATAAAAATATTACAGAAAGGGCTGTTACTGCCGGGTCTCATATAGAAGCATGCATGGGAGATGAAAAGTTGTTTGAAGATACACAAAATATTTCATATGGTTCTATTTTAAAACCATATGAAATATTATATAATGGGGGATTTGATAACCCTGAAACTATTTTACGACTTGAGGAAAATGATAAAGAAATTATGTCTTTGATTCGCCGAGCATCAGAAGTAATTGCAAACAGAAATCCTGTAAGAAGTCATAATTCAACAAAACGATTTGAAGGAAGGCAAGTTATTGCCTCTGGGTTAATACAAGGAGCAAAGGGAATTTCTTTTAATAATCGTACCAGTTCAAATATATCCATTAGGGGGCATTCTAGCTCTGAAAATACCAGTTGCAATTTTTTGGGTAATCATTCAATTGCGTATTCAAACCAAAATTCTATGGAAAATTTGGATGATATTTTAATTGTTTCAAATGAGGCTAAAGTGCCCTTAACACCATTAGATTGGTTAGATGTGGGACATGCATCTTTATTAAACGGGGATACAATTTCAGATATCTGGAGACGCCGGCCAATTTCAATAGTTGCTAGAAAACACTATTCAACAGGGGAAACGTTTATTGTGGTTTCATATGAAAACTCTATAGGATGGGGTGGTAAGAGATTTAAAAAAAATACTGATTTATCTTTAAGTAAAATAATTTCTTCTGAATGTGTATCTGAAGGAGTTACTAATCCCAGAGATTTACCTGATGATATAAAAAACCGTTTAATTACCGAACATCCAATTTTAACTATTCCATTAGGTAAAAATATTCCGCCTATGTCAGCATTTGACTCAGCGGCTGAAGTTGAGCTTATTGAAAAATTTAAAGATGTATGTAATAAAGCGTTGATTACATCTATAACCGAAAGTTTAAGACTTCATCCGCGTATGTCTCAACTATTTGAATATGAACTTCACGAAAAACAGCATGAATGTATAATAAAAATCGCAAATCAAGCACCTGAGTTGTTAAAAGCTTTGTTAGCTTCAATAGAACATATACCATCAAAGGATTTTCGAAATGGATCGTTAATGTTGAATGCGTTAAGTTACCTAAATTATACTACAAGCGGTAAAAATGGATATATTCCATATAATCAATCGTGTTTTTCGGGTTTAGTGGGTGGTAAATCAGTATTTTTGTTTGATTATTTTAGTTCCGGGGGGGCGGTTATAAAGGTTTCAGATGAACCAATCCCAATACTTATAAAGCAGAATTCTAACGGTCAACACCGATGTAGTTTTGTAAAAGGGAAATTTTCCACTGGAAATAAAACATACGAACGCTTCCTTCCAGGGGAATGTTATGCTTATATTTGTGTTGGATTTAATAATACGTTGGATGGTATAATTGTATTCCCCGGTGGATTTGCTTTTAAAATTTATCCATCGATTTTTTTTGATTGGCCAGAAAAATTAAAAGAGGCTATTTTAAGTAGGTTTTGTTGGACAATTTAAAAACATGAACAACTATCTCACAACGCTTTGGACCGGATCATCATCTGACAGAAGATTAACCATAGAAGCTGTTGAGCTTTTAACGGATGCGTTATCTGAAGATATTTGTTCTCTAAGGCTTATAAGAAGCGATTCTAGAATAAAAATATATAAAGGACTTGTAATTTTAAGTTCTAAATTAGCACCATTTTTACCTGCTTTAGATAAAAACAATATTGATAAGTATTATACATCTATAATGTTTTATTTTACTAAACCTAAAGCTCTAAAATTAGATAGGGGACAATTTCATGTGCTTATACTTACCGGACCCTCCACCGCATATGCTATTATATCAAATGTTATAATGAAACCCATCTCTGAGGATAACTTAATATATACTGCAATGTTTTTTGATGCAACAAGTGTAACCTTACCACAAACATTACCTGATATATCATCTGAGACAATTCCTTCGGAAATTAGTATACGTGTTGATGTAAATACTTTTACAAAACCGGCTAAGGTTCCAGATTATAAATATGACTGCTGTGTAATATCACCAGGTGTATGGTGGTCTTTTAGAGAGAGTACGATATATTATTTATGTATGGATGCTTCTTTATTAGCACTTTGTCCATCTGGATGGAAAGGTAGAAGTTTGGGTGTTGTTTTAAGTAGATTACTAAATCATAAAGAAGGTTGTGATACATGTTTAAACGTAGAACATGTTGATGCTTTGAATTCTTTAGTTAGTATAAACCTACAACCGGAATCTTGTTTATGTTTTGCACCATGCTTATGGCGTAAAGCTCTACAAAGAGACATAAATGTTGAAGGTGATAGTAGTATGTTTAGAGTTTTATTTATGGATACTATTACACGTGTTAGATTATTTGGAACAAAGCGAAATCCAAAAATTACAGAAAATCTGGGAGAAATATTAACTGGAATAGGTAAAAATGATAAACAAATTCCTGTTAATGGAGCTGGATGGAATCTTGTAATGTTAGATGATAATATTGCAAAGGGTATAATTTGTGGATGTCCACATCTTAGAAGAATATGTACACAAGAACCATCTGAATATTTAAAAATACCAGAAAATTTTTTATGAGAATAAAACATGTTCATACTTACATTTGTGTTGTGGCTTGATGCAAAAACTATAGTACTTTTAGATCCATCGTCGAACGAAAAAGAAATGTTTTCCCCTTTTACATGCTCAACTCTTGAAGTACCAAACCATTGACGTAATCTTGCACCTATTTCTTCAAAAACCGGTTCTGTAGCCTTTCGTATATGCGCAGTATACCCTACTTTAATGCCTTTAAATGTAGCCATTACCAATGCAATTAATGGTACTAAAAACCATGTTTTACCATGCCTCCTTGGAACCAAAAACACTGTAGCACGCTGTCTGAAGTGTTTTATAATGGATTCTGAAAATGTTGGTGTGTTAAACACCATTTTTAAAAATGTAGTTATACGATCCGAATGATCACCCAGAATTATAAATGCTAAAAAATACGTAGCATGCATTAAAATCATTTTTTGAAACAATTCAAGAGTTCCGTGAGTTTTTCCATAACAAGCCACTTCTACTTTAGATCGTTTTACAGGTCTTTGGTTTGTATCATCTATATGTATATCTTTAAATGAGGTTTGTACTAAATTATTAAAATTTTTAATAAATGAAATTAATTGATTAAACGCATCAGATGATCGCAGTGTTTCAAAAGTGTTCATAACACTATAATAAGAATTTTTCTGGGAAGTCGTAATTTCGTTATTATATTTCAAAAATATTATTTCCTTTATAGTTTTTGTAATATTTGTAGATAAATAAACATCAGGTGAAATATTTAAATATGTATCCTGATTGGTTGGTTGTTTTTTGGTAAAACCTGTAAATAGTAGTTGGCGAGATATTGATGAAAATATTGGTGAGCTTTCACAGCAATTGTGAAGAGCTCCTACTGCCGGAATCATCGTTTGATGACGTTGTGGTGTAGAAATAGCAAAATTTAAAAACGGAACTCTTATATCATCATTTGAATTAGTTACGGGTGTCTCGGTATCATAATTAGATTTGTTATAATTTTGGCGATCACGCTTAAGTGATTCAAAGTATTTTTCTGTTTCATCACTTAATATTTTACCAAACATTATGAATTTTAAATCAGAATCTCGTAGAAGGAGGTTAGCATTGGAAGAAGCTTACCAACGAGAAAATATTTTTAAGGCAAGAACTCTAGATTTAATACAAGAGGGTGTAAATAGGCGTGACCCAATTTTTGTTTCCGCATTTACGTCAGCAAAACAGGCTAGTTTTAATCTTGATAGACAATTATATTTTAATACTAAAATAAATGCTGTAAAACAAAAGGCAGACGCAATACGTCTTCATGTTGAGTCTCAGAGTGAGATAAGTAAATTGTTAAATAAACATCGTAGATATTTACAACCTGATTTTATTGAGGGTGTGGACTTCATAGAAGATTCTAATAACGAAAAGCAAGACCAGCTAAACGATATACTATCTGACATTGAAGTAAACATAGATACATCGAATCAAGAATGTCTCAACGAGACGGACGAAGCACTTTTAACAAAATGGATGTTGGAAAGGGCCCCACGTGTGAGTATGATGACGAGCAACAGTTTTTTCAATCAAGAGGAATACAACCTACCAAAGCCGGGAGGGGGAAATTTTATGCTGAAGTCGCAAGTTCAACCATCGACTCAAATAACTCCTCAGAACAACTTTTACAACCAAACGGACATACAGTCAACTCCGACTGCATGTCATTCAACCCTACAACCTTTTCCAAAAAACAGCCAACCCATCACATCAAATCTAAACAAGGAGGGGAATATAACACCAACGATGGAAGACAAAGTGTCTATGACAACTGTTGGGTTAAAGCAAAACGAATTCTTAAACCGGGAAGAAGAACATCCACTGATAGACCGGGGAGAAGAGAGTCTAGAGTCATGGCTAGGAGGTCTTCCTCCCCTAAAAAACGAAGATGTTCAGGTATGTCCAGGGACCCCATCGATAAACGGGCCAATTTTTTAAAATCTTTGGCCCGCCAACCAATTCATGATGGTGGATCACCCCTAACCACAACACCTGTAAAGATAAAATATATCTTAAAACTAAAAAAGATAAAACAGGTTTTAAATCCAGTTTTTTGTGTAGCTCCTGAAATGCATTACTCTAATGTTAATTTGGATGAAACACCTGTTTTTGGGGGTGCTGGTGGTTATGGTGAAGTTAAAATTTATAAACAAACTGGAGTTGCTATAAAAACATCATCATGTTCATCATCATTTGAACATGAATTACTTATATCATTAATAGCTGGAGAATGTTCTCTTCAGGGAAAAGCTTCATTTGGTATACATAGTATAATTTACCCTATAGCATTTTCATTACCCGAAAAACAAATGGTGTTTAATGCATATGATATGGATTTAAATCTGTATTGTTATAAATTATCATTAAATCAAGCATTAAATGTAGATGTTTTATCATCTATAAAAAAATCATTTATAGATCTTGGAAAAGCCATTGTTTATTTAAATATTAAATGTGGATTAACACACCTGGATATTAAAGGGGGAAATATATTTGTTAATACCAATAATTTTATTATAACAGAGTGTGTTTTAGGTGATTTTAGCTTAATGACTTTGAATACAAATTCAACTGTAACCAGATCTGAATTTGAAATAATAACAGGTGATACTAAACCAAAGGTTTTATGTTTACAACGGGGTTCATCAAAAATGGTTTTTAGTCTATTACTTGGTCATGCCTGTAATCAACCTTTGGAGGTATTATCAGACTTTATTAATAGATCTGGGTTAATGTGTTATTCAGGGTCTATAAATCATGACATTGGGCTATCGGTTGATATGTACGCTCTGGGACAGGTTTTACTTGAACTTCTGTTAACCAATTGTTTATCATATTTACCGGTATCAATTCTAAGAAACCCATCTTATTACTACTATTCACATAGAGTTACAACCGATTACGCTCTTGATATACTCGCATATAGATGTATATTATACCCATATATTTTACCAAGAACCCCTTTAACAACCATATATGGCTCTCCATGGAATGAAGTAAACTCTGTAAATAACCAATTAATGAACACCAATCACAAGGCTGCATTTATTGCTCATTATAATAGATATCAATTTACACATAAAAATCTATTTGAATCCATAATAATTTCTAGTGAATTTGCTCCTCTTTTTGAACTAGCTGCAATTTTTTGTCACGCAAATCCTTCTGCTCGATCATCTGTACCAGTATTATGGACAGTTCCTTAAAAAAAATAATTATACCATCATACAAACTACGCCGTTTGATTTCACATCCTTATACATCGGAATTGAGAAGAATTTTAAATAATGATGATAATCCACCTGAATTTGAGAATAAACCATCCTTATCTTTATTTGAAGAGTTACACTTTTTTTTACCATCAATTCTCCCTCCTCAAATTTCTATGTTAACATTTTTAAACCACTTTTCGAAAAGCTCACCGTTACCTAAAAATGATAAAAGATTAAATCCTCTTTTCTACCGTCTTGCATATATTTACGATCTTTTAAAATCAATGGAAAGTAGTGAAATTATAGGTAATGGTGTAGCAAATTATGTTTTTGGGTTTAGTAAAAATTTATCAAGCGATGTTTATACTAGTGCAAAAAATTTATCAAAAAATATGACTAGTGATAGTATTAGGTCAGCGCTTTTATTTGTAGAAGCTGGTACTAGAGAACAAAGTGAGAGTAATTTATGGATGCTCTTGAGAAAGGGATTGGCTACAGCATCAACTATGAAATGGGGACCATACGGACCTCATTACCCACCTAAATGGTGTGAGGTTAGTACTAATGCAAAATTAATTCCAGATAATCCAGCAATGGCCTTTGGAAGAGTTAATGAACCAACTGTACGATCTCTTATAACAGCGTTATATATTTCTAAAACAAATTCATCTAACAGTTTAAATGTTAATAATTGTTTTATTTTTGATGAAATTGGACATCAAAGTTTATCTGAATCTTATTCATGTGGCTTATTAATAGATGTTAGAACTGGTGTTATCGGTGCTTCTCTTGATATGTTAGTTTGTGATAGAAACCAACAAGGAATACTTAGTCCTAGTTCAGGTCAAACGACACTTAATTTTTTTGAAATTAAGTGTCGTGCTAAGTATCTCTTTAATCCAGAATTTAATTCCCCACAATCTCTAGCATATATAAACTTATTAAAATATCGAAATATCACTTTTTTACGAAAGTTTATACGATCAATAAAAAACCCGTGTATAGAATATTTTAATTCAAATAATGTACCGGGATCTACTGAGGCATTGGTTACTTCCAACACAGCCTGGAGACCACGTGATATTAATGAAACAAAAAGACGTTGTGGGGATTTTGATAAACAACATCTTAATTTAAATATTGACGTATCTTCAGATGTTTGGCTATTTAGTGAGCCGAATATAGAAAAAGAAGTTATAACACCTCTTCCTTGGGAAAGTGGCGAACTTGTATTAACTATACCCGTTTTTGTTAATCCAAGACACGCAAACTTTAAACAAATTCTTATCCAATCGTATGTTTTATCTGGACATTTTCCCGAACGAAAATTAAAACCCTTTTTAGTAACATTTATAGGTCGTTATAGACGCTCTGAGGAAGAAGGAAAAACTTTTACTATTTTAGATCAACCGGGATCTCAATTGTATAATCTAAACGAGGTTATTCCACCCAATTGTGCAATTCCTGTTATTGTAATTGTTACTCCTATTTTACTTGATAAAGAAGAAACCTGGGAAGATATAGAACTTGGCAGTTTGGAGGCGTTTAATTCAACCGCTGATACAATATGGGACAAAAAATATCCTGTGGTTGGTGTAGAAGAAACCACCTCTTAATGCATACTGGAGAAACTGTAGCACTGGATCCATCCTTTTTTGAAGATTTTACTATGGACGATTTAGATTCACCGCCGATTACTATATCAAAACAACCATCGCTTGTTTCAAAAAATGTTCCTATTAAAAAAATTAAATCTAAAAATAAATATAATCCTTATTAAAATTATTTTGTTTGTTTGTGTTTTTTAATATAAATTAAAGAAACCACACAAAAGCTTTTATTTTTTTTAAAAATATTTATTATCAAAATGAATCTGATGATTCATAACCATCTACAATTTCATTAGCAACATTTTCATAAATAACTTCGTCGTCTGTATCCGATAACAGTGCTTGGTCTTTAAAACTTTTACGGTGTCGTTTATTATCTATAAACTTTCGTACCCTTTTCTTAGCTTTTTGTACATTTCCATAAAAATTAGTTTTCTTTTTCTGGTGATATAAGCATGATCTAACAATACGAACAAAGAGCATTACAATTGAAGTTACAGCAATTAAACCAATTAATACCTTTATCGTAACTATAATGCTAGAATGTTGAATCATTATAATATTATAAAATTTTTTAAAATAATCATTTATAGAAACTCCAAAAGCCCCACTTGCAACCAATATACTAAATGATGGACCTATTAAAATATGACTATAATATGAAAAAATTACCTCGGATAAAATCATAAAAATTAGTGAAAATGCAATAAAAAATCCTGTCGCTACAGCGACAGATTGCCACATGTTAGTATGAAAGCTATGATTTAAGATTATTCCAATCATTAAAGATACTATAACAGTAGATATTCCCAAAACACCAAAAATTAGATTTATCATAACAGATCTGGTAGGCCCAACAAGCCTATGTATTTTTAAATTTGATTTTTTTTGTAGATGTATATTTAAAGTATATTGAGAGCTTGTAGTTCCCAACGATGTAAAACATACACAAAACAAAATTAAAAAAAAATAATGAGTGGTGTAAGTAACAGCAGCTAAAACAAGAAGCTTATGTGAAAGCAAAATAATTACCGATTGTAATAGCCACGAACTCAATGTTCCAAATAAAATAGTAGCGGGGGGTGATATCATAGTTGAAATTTTTGATAAACTATCCTTTATAGCACCATTTCTAAATTCCCTATATATTATAAAAGCGGAAGTGATAAAAAATAAAGAAATAATAACCATAGTTAATGAAATAAAATAAAAAAATGTAACAGTAGTTGGTGTTTCCAAAAATACAGTTTGAACATGTTCAATTAAATGGCTGTTCATTACTTTACCTTTTAAAGAAAATGACGTATTCAAATTATAATTAACAACTGATCCATAAAAACATGGAAAGCCAGATTGAGGAATTGAAGCAGATAGGAGTGTTATAAAAAGGGTTACTGATACCAGTACAAATGAAAACATTTGGATCAACCACGTACGCCAGCTAATATTATCAAAAATATTTCCTATGACCTTTGTTGGAGAAGCTACTTCGTAAGGACTCATCATGGCCACCACTGTTGAAGAATCGTCTTCAAATACAAATTATTACACGTCAAGTGTATCTTTGGCGAGGATGCTTTATGGGGGGGATATTGGATGTTGGATTGAAACCAACAAACCAAAAATTAGCGTTGAATATCAGTTTGATCAACCCGTTAGTTTTTTATCACCGAGAAAAACATCTAGTCGGCGTATAACCATAGTAAAAGCACCAATGGGTTCTGGAAAAACAACAGCTCTATTGAAGTGGCTCGAAGAAGCGTTGGAAGATACTGACAAAAGTGTGTTAGTAATCTCTTGTAGAAGAAGTTTTACACACTCTCTTGCTGGTAGATTTAATGACGTGAAACTAAACGGGTTTATTACGTATTTCGCATCTACAAACTATATTATGATGGGTGAGCCATTCAAACGTCTTTTTATTCAGATAGAAAGTTTACATAGAGTAGATGAAAATCTTTTAAATGATTATGATATACTAGTTCTTGATGAGGTTATGTCAACATTGTCACAGTTATATTCACCCACTATGAAAAAACTAAATCAAGTTGATACGTTATTATTAAGGTTGTTAAAAACATGTCCTAATATTATAGCTATGGATGCTACGATAAACACTCAATTAGTTGATTTTTTAGCAACTTTAAGAGGGGAAAAAAATATTCATGTAATTGTTAATAACTATACCACACATGGTTTTTCAAAGCGTAATGCATTAATACTTCGTACTTTAGGGGTAGATGTTTTAACATCTGGGTTAGGGTTTATACAAAATAGCGATGGAAAGTTAGTTTTAAATTCAGATAAAATTTCTAATAGATTTAAAAATATTAACAAATTTGATAGTTTTTTTGGAAATCTTTATTTACGATTGGTAAATGGATTAAATGTTTGTATTTTTTCCTCAACTGTAATATTTTCAGAAATTGTAGCAAAATTTTGTTTACAATTTACAGATAATGTATTGGTATTGAATTCATCTAGACCAATAGAAAATGTTAAATCATGGAATTCGGTTAGAGTGTTAATATATACTACGGTTGTAACAGTTGGGATAAGTTTTGATTCTAAATACTTTCATGCAATGTTTGCCTATATTAAACCAATGAATCATGGTCCAGATATGGTATCTGTTTACCAATCCCTGGGACGTATTAGAGAGTTGATACAAAATGAATTATTTATTTATATGGATAGTTCGGGAGCACGTAGTGAAGCTATTTTTACACCCATGTTATTAAATCATGTCGTTAACACAAATGGGGGCTGGCCATCAAATTTTACCCAAGTAACAAATTTGTTATGTTGTAAATTTAAATCTAATTGTAAACCAACATTTAATTTTTTTAAAAATTTAACCCTGTTTTCAAAATTTAAATATAAACATTTTTTTGAAAGATGTACATTAGCTAGTATAGGAGATAGTATTAATATTTTACATATACTCTTAGAATTAAATCGTATTAATGTTAATTTTGATGGTTGTGATAAGTTTTTAACAGCGGATATTTTTTGTCAATTTATAAAAGATTTGCGCTTAGACGCAAATTATAACCAAAGGGTGATAAAACAAATTAAGGTTTTAGATCCCGTATCAATCATAAAATTTAATTTGATTTGTGAAAATGATGATGTTTTAACATTTATTAATAAATATTTACTAGCCAATATAACACCTGAATATCTTAAAATATTACTTAAAAAATTATCAAGTCCAATTATTAGAACTCAATTTATTAATTTAAGCATATTAGGTGCATGTTTACGTGTACCTGAATCTCTTAAAAGTATTGATGTTTTTACCGGAGTTTATAACCATTACACTTCTGGTGTAATTCCCGCTATTAACGACGCTGGGGTATTAGATATAATACCAATAAACCCAAACCCTGATGTTAATATACTTTGGTCCTTATTTAAGAAATGTGCATTTTTAACGAAGGAATTGAAATGGAATACACGCGACAATGAAAAGGTATATGATATATCTCCAGAAACTATTTTACTATTGCTTAAATCTGAATATCATAGTTATTTGCAATTACTTTTAGAAGTGGCAAAGTGTAATATAACACCTGTAAACATATTATCTCAAAAACCTGTATTGGAAGTTAGTAGGCTATTAAAAGGAGATAGTATAAAAAATTTATCTTTTATTGACCACGCCGTTGCTGTTTTTAAGCTTTTATGGGAGGATTTATTTGGTGTTAAATTAACTAAGAGTAAACAAACCTTTCCTGGAGTTTCAAAGGTTAAAAACTTACGTAAGAATGAAATTATTGATTTATTAAATTCGATTAATATAGATCATTCAAATTGTAAAACTCACAAACAACTGTATACACTACTTATGTGTAATAAAAACTTGTTTACAGGTATTAGATATAAACTTAGAGCTCCTAAGTGGAGTAGATTTATTTGTTTTTTGGACACAAAGGAGGGGTTTGTTTGTGAATCCGCTTTAAACGAAGCCTTATCCAGCATACCATCTGAAGTTTGGCCTCAAACTATTGGAGCGTTAAATTTTAATAGTCTCTAAAAAAAAAAAATATTATGGAAAATTATAAAGATTTATCTTGTTGTACTACTAAATGGACTACTGGATATGTTTGTGCTACCAGTTTATATTCCTTATGGGCTGATGAGCAAAACTTAAATGCACTTATTTACCTACTTTGTAATGAAAATGGGGAATATACGGCAAAGTTTACCACTGTAAGTATAACTAATAAACAGTTGTTATGTAGAACATTTATGAAACCAGAACAATTAACATCACGTAAAGTTGAATTAGCTTCATTACAAGCTTCAGTTCCTGGATCATGGCCACTTTTTGCATTGGATAGTAATATACCATGGAGGTCTATATATGGAAATATAATATGTGCTTTAAAACAAAATTTAAATTTTTTTGAACTTTTTAAACCTGTTGTATTTGGTACAAACCTAAAAACTGGATTATTAATAGATATTCAACCGGCAGAGGATCAGGAGGAGAATTTAAATTTTTTTAATATAAATCCATCTCCAGCAATTATGAATGTTTTTTCTAATATAGATTTAGATTCAACTGCAATAAGAGCTCAATCTATGAAATTAAATGGTAATTCTTTATCAAGAGCGAGATTATGCGTTTTACAAAACAGCTGTTTTTCCTCAAACACAAATATATCATTAGAAGTTGAACTGATTACTAAAAAATGTACATTTATGAGAAAATATGAATCTATATATCAACCAGCGGTTAAAAAGGTTGGGAATTTGGAGGACATTTTTAATATAGTAAACTATACATTAACACTTTTTAAAGATAAAGTTGTAACTGTTAAAGTTTTAATTCCAAAATGTTTTGATTTTTTCATTGTGGATTCTCAAAAATTTTATATAACCTCTTTAATGGTTTTATATAAACAATGGAATTCCTTATTATTTTCTGATAAAAATTTTTTAACGCCTATTTTTGTTTATCTTGGTCCGGAGCTAAATCCAAAGGGAGAAGAATTTGATTATTGTCATATGATCGGATTTCCAGGATTCCCTGTTTTGAAGGCTAGATCACCAGATACGGAAGCGATTCGTGAAGTAATTGATACATATATATCAACTGATGGATTATGGCCATCCATGGGAATATCTACATTTCATATTTTAGCCCCATGGGATTTATCAAGCACCAGCTTTTTAACCCCTTTGACAACGAAATTATTAGAAATTGAATCACATGTAATAAAGGATAATTTAGAAATATGGCCATCAGGTAGGATAACGAGCATTTTAAATCACCCAATTGCCATTCAAGGATTATGGATAGCCAAATTTGATTTCTCTGCCTTTTTTCCAACTTTATTTTTAGCTATTTTCCCAAATCATAATAGATTAGCTAACATAATTAAAGCTAGAATATGTCGAGAAAAACCTGGATTAAAACCAGCATTGGTTTCATTTTTTGGTGGTCTTCAACATATTCACCCTCTTCTTTATAGAGTTGTTATTGGTTTAGCTAATGGAATTAGCCAGCGCATTGAAAAAAGGTTAAATGAATTACAATTTGCCATATGTACATATGTAAAGGACGGGTTTTGGGGAGTATTTGGAAATATGTCAACAGATTCTACCCAATTAGAGGATATAGAAATTCAAGCGGAAAAAATACGAGTTTGTTGTTGTACCACCGCCAATGAATACCTAACAGAACTTGGACTTAAATTACCAAATGATATTAAATTACATATGAGATTAGAAGGTATTTATACAGACGCTATTTCATGGGCAACTAATAGTTATTGGCTTTGGAACAGAAAAACAGACGTTGAAGACTTTATTGGATTTCCATCACGTAGTGTTATTGGAAAATCTATAAAAAGTAGATTATCATCGCTACTGCGTAATTTAGCTACTATGAATTCTAAAGAAGATTTACAGGCTCTTTTAAAAACCGCAAAATCAATGTGTGATGAAGTTATTGAGATGGCATATATAAAAAAGGGTGATTTAGAATTTTGGACAATTCAATTTGACATCGAAAAATTTAATGATCTTCCTTCAGCTATTTATAATAGTGGAACTATTTTGGATAGAGATTTTGGTCCAAGAAGTATTGTTTACACTAGAAACTATAATAATGAATTAATATCGATTCCATGGATGTTGTTCCCCAAGCCTATAGTTATTAAAAATATAGATTGTATTACTCATTTAGAGCCATTATTCAAAAACTTTTCAAGTATGTTAAATAGAGCAATAGAGTCATTTTATGACTCGGAAGATTGTAAAACCTCATTTTTTACATATTCATTGTCTGATTATGAATTTTTATTTACTTAATAAATAAATCAATAAAATCATATTTAAAGACAAACTTTTTTATTTATACATTATAAACAATGATGATGGGGTTAACTTTTCCTTGGATTTATACCACCAATTATATAACACATTTTTAATAATTTGTAGTTGTATTTGTTTATTTAAGATAGCAGGGCTTGTTTTAATAACACCATTTGGACATTTAATTACATTTTGTGGAATCTTATATTTTTCATTAGATCCAATCATAAAAATTGCATTTAATATTGAAGGTGGATTATTATTAAGTAAAAGTTTTGCTAAAATATGATGTGGTAATACAAAATTAATATCAAATGGGTTATGATCAATTGAATACATTAGAGTATTTAAGATCCAATTTAAACCATTAAAAAGTAAATTTTCAAAACGCATACATGGTGAAATTTTTTTATGAAGCCTTTTCATGAGGGTATAAATCTGAACAAAAATAGAAGAAGTTGCAGTTTTTATGGTACAATTTTCCAGAAACATATGCAAAATACAAAATTGGAAGGTAATAAAATCATCTGGTTTAAATAATACAATTCTATTTTTAAGAATAACTTCACCAATAGAAAGGGAGTATACCTTATCTTCTGATGGGGTTATTAAAAAAAAAATAAACCCTTTATATTCATCTTGATTTAAACATTCAAAAAAATATTCTTCACATGAAATTTCTTCATGTCTCCCCTCAAGAGTCAGTATAAGTTTATAAGTTCCTGATTCAACTCTTAAACCTGATATTGAGGTTGTGGAAATTACTGGATCCAATCCTTTAACTTCTCGAACTTCGCATATAAGACGAGGTAGAGTATGGTGAACCAGTTTTTGTGTAATACTTTGAATTTCGCTGTTGGTTGTTAAACTTGCTTCTAGTAGATCTTCTACGATGGTATTTTGATAGTTTTCCATTATCAAACTTTGGGTTCAAATCGCTAACAGAACCTTCAGTATACTCAAAATTTAAATCTTCAGTTTTTCTTTGGAAAGTTTGCGCTGCTAGTTCAGCTTTAACATCAGATATAAAAAGTGTAGATAATTCTGTTAAATATGCTTCAAGTCTAGTTTTTTTAAAGATGCTTTCACAAAGCTCCTCCTCTGATCGGTATGCTTCTTGATGAGTAATTAAAAATCCAAGACGCCTTACTTTAAGAATTGAAAAAAAGTATGGAGCTAAAATAAGAGATATTGAGCTATTTGAATATGATATTGACATTTCCTGACCCTGATTATTTGAAATTCTATTCATCTTAAAACATCTAATAAGTTCCTGGTCCCATAATTTTGATAAACGTTCCAAATCAGATCCATATTGTGGTATATATCTAGACTGGAAGCTATTTGCGACATATGTATCATCTCCCATAATATTGCTAATATCTATAATATCATGATCCAAGCCTTTAAAATTATCATTATTAGACTCTTTATCATATTCCATTTGAGCATTTTTAAGGGTTTGTTCTCTTATTTTTAAGAGATCGCGTTCATTTTGTCTAAGTTTATCAACTAGTATATTATTATTAGACTTTAATTCTTCTATAGTTTTGAATAAATTATTTATATAACTCTCTAACATTCCATTTATACTATTTATAACTGATGTTCTAAATGCATCTTGAACAGGTTGCGCTCCTACTGTTTGTCCCCCTTTTTTTAAAGCTTGCCCAAATCCGGGTTGTGTTGTATCTATTTGAGCTCCGTTTAAAATATTATTACTAGTTTCATCTAGATACGAACGAACAGTTTCTGTTATATCTCCAATATGGCGCATACCTTTCATATTTACAATAAGCTTTACCAATTTAGCAGCTGATGAATTTGACTTCACTTCATCGCTTTCATTTAAAAACTTATCTACGGCCTTTGAAGCCCATAATACTCCCTTTTCCTCTTCTTTTTTTTTTCCAATCAATACTTTTATAGGAGCTGTGTTTAAAAATTGACATAATCTCGCATGTTCTCTAAGAGAATTACAATTTAAAACTTCTTGATGTATACGTTGTAGAGGAGAGTCAAATAAAATTATCTCATTATTTAAAATCGGTTGCCATATAACTAAACATTCACCCTTTTCACCCGTAACAGTATCTATAGCAATAACTTCCTTATTGTTAAAATTATAAAATATTTTAACGCGATCATAATCCATAATCTTTACATTATTAGCACACTCAGATAATTCTGTAACAGCATCAATACCTTCACGTAAAATATTATTAGCTATATATAATTTTGTTGATAAATATTTTCCATCAACACATCCTATTGATTGGTTTATAATTTTTTGTTTTTGGTTATTTTTTAACCTTTGTAAAGGTATCATTCCCAAACAAATAATCCAATCTATATATTTTGCAAAGCTTGCAGTACCGTTTGGTTCACTAGCTGAAAAACATGCTGTAATACCGCGTATAAAATCTAAAAGAGACATATATAACGTTTTATACCATGTTGTAAACAATTGGTCAGCAACTTTAACAGCTTCCATCTCGCCTTGAAGTCCATATACTTTAGCTATAAGCTTTGTTGTTAAGCCTCTTTCCGATAAATGCTTTTGCCAGTCTCTAATCAGATCTTCATATCTAGTAGCATTAAGAGTGTTATTTAAAATAGTTGCTTGTATTTGGCGTATAGCTGTTTCTGTAGACCTAATAGAATTGTAGATACCTTGACCTTCTGTATATCCTAAATTTCCCATTAAGATTTCTTTAAATAACATAGTTTTTGGTGTTGGATGAATCAAAATCCATCCTTCGTCTTCATTAGGTGAATAGTGTGTAAGATCGGAATTATAACCAGTAGTTGACTCAAAATATTTTTTTTCCTTTTTTGTTATAGACTTCATGGCTGCAACACAATTTCAAAACCTTTCTGAAATTGATGATAATAGGTATATGGTAAGTAAATTACAATCAAATAAGGAAATACTCTCCGATAAATCAGCGATGAATAATGATTTAACGTTCTCAAATAAGATATATCTTAATTTTACATCTATATATGGAATTCAGGAAATAGTAAAAAAAATAAAACAACTTGCTGACAATTCTTTAGATTCCAATAAAAAAATTCCACCAATTAGCTGGTTTAAAAAAATACCCGAATTAGAATCTCCGTTGGATTTAGAACCTATAGAATTACCCTTTTCGGTATACCTTATAAGTGGAAATGCTGGATCTGGAAAAAGTACTTGTATTCAAACTATAAATGAGACAATGGAATGTGTTATAACAGGAGCAACTCGTGTCGCTTCCCAAAATATCTACATGAAACTATCGTCTGCATATCAAAGCAAACATATAAATACTATTTTTCAAGAATTTGGCTTTAAAGGGAATCACGTTCAAGCACAATTGGGAAAATACCACTACCACCATCCATCTACACCAATGCCAATTGAAGCTCTCCAAAAAAGAGATATTGTTTATTATTGGGAGGTTATTTTTGATATAACAAAACGCCTTTTTGATTCAACTTCATCGTCTCAGAATATTTTTAATACAATTAGATTAATAGAAAATCTTTTGGGTCGATCATCAGAATCACTATCTAAATTAGCGTTTTGTGTAAATGGATCGCTACCATCATTTACTAGAAGTAATGTTATAATTATAGATGAAGCGGGTTTACTTGGAAGGCACTTATTGACTGTTGTAGTGTATTGTTGGTGGATGGTTAATGCTATATATAATAGTCCAAACTACCTTTTAAAGCGTATACCTGTTATTGTATGTATAGGTTCTCCAACTCAAACAGATTCATTAGAATCCACCTTTGAGCACCAAAAACTAAAATGTAGTGTTAGACAAAGTGAGAATATTTTAACATATCTTATTACTAATAAAACATTAAGGGAATATACATCACTATCAAAAAACTGGGCTATTTTTATTAATAATAAAAGATGTTTAGAACCTGAATTTGGAGATCTTATGAAGGTTTTGGAGTATGGTCTACCTTTAACGGAAGATCATTTACGTTTGGTTGATAGATTTGTAGTACCTGATAGTTTTATTAATAATCCTGCAAATCTACCAGGATGGACGCGATTATATTCTTCTCATAAGGAAGTTAGTATGTATATGTCTAAATTGCATGCATATCTTAAAGTTTCTGGAGAAAAAAGATTTGTGGTTTTTACTTTACCATCATATATATTTGTTAGATTGGATGCGTTCGAGAAATATAGAAAAATAACTACTCAAAATAACTTATCTATAGATAAATGGATAAATGTAAATGCCAGTAGAATAAATAATTATTCTCAGTCTAGAGATCATGATACTGGGCAAATTCACTGTGATGTTTATTCAAAACAGGGTGTTGTTATAGCAAAAACTGATGTTACATATGTTTTAAATAGTCAAATTACTGTTACAACTCGTATTAAAAAGCTTGTATTTGGATTTAGTGGAACATTTGAATCATTTGATGCAATATTGAAGGATGATACTTTTGTTAAAACTCAAGGCGAAACCTCAATAGAGTATGCATATAGATTTTTATCTGCATTACTTTTTTCTGGTATGATAAATTTTTATAATTTTTTACAACAAAAAAATCTAGACCAAAAAAAGGTGTCAGAAGCTTATAAAAAAATGGCAGAATTAACTATAAAATTACTTCCTAAAGATACAGTTTCTACTGACTCTAAAGAAGCCGTAGAAGCTCTGGGAGATGCGATTGATGTTAGCATGCCTTTAGATTTTAACGCTATAAAAACATCATCAACAACAAATAACTCTGAAGATGATTTTATATTCTCTGCATTAGATGAAGGAACTGTTGATTTGTTATATTGTAACTATGAATTTTTAAAACCTGAAAGCGCTCCTGAAGTTTATGCTCAGTTTTTAATGTTAAAAAATATGTTTTTGGGTAGATATTCAATTTTTATAGAATTATTTGGAAATGATATAAAATCAGCTTTATTTGATACCTATGTTGATGGTATAAGATTTAAAGGTTGTGAGGTTTTTATAGGTAGTCTTAAAAACTCTCTTCTTTCCATAGCTTTACAAACAGATAGTTATACTATAATGGGATATACCCATACACAGGTATATCAGTTTAATGAAGAACTTGCAAGAAAAAAACTCCATGATGGAACATCTGAAATACTTGAACATATTAACATGCCCCGTGTTGTCCTTAAGGATCAATATGGATTTATTTCAGTTTTAAATATAAATATTAGCGAATTTGTGGAAACATTAGATGATACAGAATTAAATATGGCAACAAGCGTTGATTATGGACTTAGCTCTAAATTAGCTATGACTATAGCTAGATCTCAGGGTTTAAGCTTGGATAGGGTAGCAATATGTTTTACGAGAAGCAATTTAAAACTTAATAGTGTTTATGTGGCTATGTCACGTACAGTATCCTCAAAATATTTACGTATGAACTTAAATCCCCTTAGAGAACGTCATGAGCGTGATAATGAGATTAGTGAGCATATATTAGCAGCATTAAGGGATGGTGAAGTGCAAATTGTGTATTAACCACAATTAAGTAAGTTTCTCTCTTATTACCTATGGATTTATTAAGACCTACCTCACCTGCAACCTTTATTACATATTCTTTACATGGAATAAAGAAATCTCCAATGTGGGTTGTACCAAACTATGAACAGGTGTTATGTTCTTGTTTATGGGGATCTAGGGCTATTGCGGTTGGTACCTCCTTAAGATGTGATAATATACAATCTGGAAATCTATTAATTCAACACGGTCCATCAGTTACATTTTTAATTTTAGATTGTGGCCAAGAATTTTGTTCCTACGCTTTTACACGATTGGGTATGGCTCGCCCACCACTTACAACATCACCAGAATCTGTGTTTATGGTTCCATTTTCTAAATGGAGTGGTGTTGGCAGAGATAGATGTATACAAAGTTTTTCTGGTGGAATTATGACTTTAATGTGGGATTTAAATGAAAGTTTACATATTACTATTACAATTTATCGACCAGAAATTGTAATCCCAATAGAACCGAATATGGATCATGAAAAGGAAACTCAAGATAAAGAGTCTAATATACAACCAAATGAACAAAGTGTTTCTGATGCCTGTGATTTTTTAGAAACTATTTTAAAGGAATCAAACATTCATATCCAAGAAAATGTATATGGTTTGTCTATGAGTGAAAATATTGTTCCTATAACATGTATTGACCTTGAAAACTTAAATATTTAAATAAAAAGGCAAATTCAAATAGTTAGTTATATTGTTTTTTTATTGACTTTCTTGGTTTTGAAATTACAACGGTATCATTTGTGTTTACAGATTTTAAATTAGTAAAAGATTTCTTTCTTATCGGAGACTCCTGGTTATAAAAATGTAGATCTTCAGATGCGTTAATTTGTGATTTTGATCGAGGTCTTGGATTATCCTTTTCATAAAACCTTTGCGGTGGTTTATTTAGCCCCAATAGAGTTAAACTACTATTAGAATTAACACTCTTACGTCTAGATTGTTTCAACTCTGATGCATCTCCCAACTTCTCTGTAGAATAACTATTAGAATTAACACTCTTACGTCTAGATTGTTTCAACTCTGATGCATCTCCCAACTTCTCTGTAGAATAACTATTAGAATTAACACTCTTACGTCTAGATTGTTTCAACTCTGATGCATCTCCCAACTTCTCTGTAGAATAACTATTAGAATTAACACTCTTACGTCTAGATTGTTTCAACTCTGATGCATCTCCCAACTTCTCTGTAGAATAACTATTAGAATTAACACTCTTACGTCTAGATTGTTTCAACTCTGATGCATCTCCCAACTTCTCTGTAGAATAACTATTAGAATTAACACTCTTACGTCTAGATTGTTTCAACTCTGATGTAGCAACAAGTAGTTTTTTAGCCGCAATTTTATTATTTTTTAAAAATTTACGATAATCCTCGGCCGTCGCTACACGTCCAGAACCAAACACGTTCATTGTTGTTTAGTTTGAGAGGAGTCTATAACGTTGTCTTTATGTAGATATACTTTATCTACTGCAGAAAACTCGTAAATATATACAGGAACAACCGGATGTGTACGTCCATCTGATGATCTTGTATAATATTTTCTAGGCTTGCGTGCTTGAATAACAGATTGAATCTGATCTCGAATTTGCTTTGCATGATTTTTTTTACATAAAACAAACATTTGCAGACTCTTATTACTTCGAAAGTCTCGTCTATTATATAGATTAGATGACTTTTTTTTACGCGATGTCGTTGATCCTGAAAATGAAGATGTTTTTGTGCATGCTATTGTAAATTTAGCTAGTGATATTCTTAAATCCTTTCTTATTGTATCTGTTAGTTGACGACGACCGAGTTCATCGATTGATGAAACCATAAATAGTGTATCAAAACCAATATAATTTTTATCAGAATTCGAATCTTTATTTACAGATATTTTACTTGTTTCTGGTAATTCATCCCCTTCTAAATTACAAGTTATTTCTGGTGATTTATCATTTACAGATTTAACTACCCAACCCCAATTACCCAAAACAGTCAAAATAGATGGTATGGATTCCATGAATATTAAGAAAAAAAAAACTATTAATTAAAGTTTAAGACTTAAATACTTTTTTATACGTTTTTTTAAACTTATAACGATCAATTAATAGTCCAATCTATTTCTTTACCTTGCTGGGATAAAAAAGAATTCGCCTCAATAAAATGATTACAGTTTATAAAGGGTGTACTAGAAAGTGGAGATGGGTGGCTAAACGTGAGAATTAAATGATCATTAGGATTTGGATTACAAGAAGATTTTGCGTGAGCACCCCATAACATAAAAACAAGACCTTTATAATGTGAAGAAAGAATATCAATAACAGCCCTTGTTAATTTGTTCCATCCTATAGATGAATGAGATCCAGGTGTACCACGCTTAACAGTTAAAGTTGTATTAAGTAACAACACCCCCTGTTTTGCCCAGTCTTCTAAATATCCATGGTTTGGAATTATAAATGAAGGATAATTTTTCTTGAGCGCTAAAAAAATATTTCTTAAACTAGGAGGGATAGGCACCCCTTTACGAACACTAAATGCAAGTCCATGAGCTTGTCCAGGTCCATGATATGGATCTTGTCCAATAATAACAACTTTGATATCCTCCGGACGCACAAATCGTGTCCATGAAAAAATATCTTCCTTTATAGGTAAAACTTCTTCATTTTGACATCTGCGTTTGTATTCCATCATAATATATTGAAAATAGGACTTTTTAGTTTCAGGTTCTAAAATAGAACTCCATGAGTCTGATATATTAAACTCATCTTTAATAGTTTTCCAATCCGATACCGGAAAGCTTGACTTGTTGATTAAAGTTAAAGAATTGTTTAACAAATTAACATTCTTAGGTCTTCCTCTAGGTCGTTTAATAACAGGCTCATTTTTGTTGTCTGTAGAGTCATACCTGTTTTCGAGTTTGTGTTTAGAAGTCATCATAAACAAGAAGTAGTTTCAGTCAAACCGGTTTTTTGAGATATACAACCAAGTGGTGGTGGAGGTAATATAGGAGCTTCTGGTGAAAGCTGTGATGGATAAAATAATCTGTCTATTATATCAAAAAATTTGGTTTTTAAACCTTTGGGTGTATTTATTTTCATAATATCATCAGCCAATCCCCGGAGAGCTATAAATGGATTAACCCAAAATACATCATTCGTTGATTTGAACCATAAAATGATTTCTATTGGGTTACAATCCGTTCTTATTATAATTCCAGAAAGGTTTTTTATATCTTTATTTATTTTTTTATATATATTTTTTTCTATTTGATGATTACGGCATGGTCCTTGAAGTAGTATATTAATGTTGTTATATTGATTTTTACTCGACGGAGGCATGGTTAAAATATCTTTTATATACGAAGAAACAATTAGAATTATTAATGATTTATTAAACCCCATCTTCTAAAATTGTGGAGAATATGAAAAATATTTCGTTTTATATACAAGTTATTAACAAGTTAGTTTTACATAAAAGGTAATATAAACATAAAAAATTACATTTTAATGCTTATAATTTACCTTTATATCATAGTATATTACAATCGATTTTATTTTTTAACAACAAGTACAGAATTTCTTTAAAGTATTATATAATTAATGTTCTTATAGCATATTCCAATCAATTTTATTTTTAAAATATAAAGGTTCAAAAACAAGGATTCCCTTAAAGTATTATGTAATTGATTTTTTCTAATAGTACATTTTAATCGATTTTATTATTAAAAATGTAAAGGAATAAGAATTCCCTTAAAGTATTATATAATTTAATGTTTCTCATAGTACATTTTAATCGATTTTAAATACAATTGTTTATTAGGATTCCCTCTATTATATAATGTTTTTTTTTTATAATGCATCTTTATTGATTTTTTTTCTTAATAAAATCCCACCGTCTCCAGCCTAAACCACGTCTTCATTTACATCGATTTTTCAGGCCATAAAAAACATTTTTTATTTTACTGTACATTCACATTGATTTTCCAGGACATAAAAAAACTTTTACTCTACTGTACATTCACATTGATTTTCCAGGCCACAAAAATATTACTGTATATTCACATCGATTTTCAATACAATTTTACAAACAGTAAGTATCTTGTTAATGGTAGGTTTTATTAAATACAAAAATATACAATTTTAGGTTTGACTGTTTAGGTGTAAATTTTAAAACATTGTAAATCTTAATGGTATATGTTAAAATTCACTATTGAAAGTTAACCTATATCATCATCACTATCTATTGTGAGGTCTATAATTTCAACATTTTCTGGTTCTTCAGATATTTCAGGTTCATATGATCCTCCAGTTGGTGACATTATATTTCCCAATACTCTAGAATATCTAGTTGAATTTTCTGTATAACTTCTAAGACGTGTCCTATAATTTTCTCTTACAGACTGTCCCGTAGAGATATTGGTTTCATCCAGATCTGAAATATCACTTTGAGTATCATCTGGAATAGTTAAATCATCAGTACATAAAGAACTAGAAGAATCAGACTCTGAATCCACGGAGTTTTCATCATCATCATCATCATCATCTAAAAATTGAACACCAGTTGAAATTCTAAACGGTCTTCTAGATAACAAATTAATTCGTGTAAAAAAACTATTTACAAATCTAATGGTATAAGTTTGTAGCAAAGGCTCAAGCAATTCGGTAAGTTCATCACGATCCAACCCATATTCATCTATAAATTCCATAATAATTTCAGTAACATCTTCCGCATTACCCTCATGCTCATAATACACCATAAGCCTATTATAAGAAAATCTTATTAATAATTCTCTAGTATTTGGATTTCTAAATAAAATTTGTTCCATAGAATTATGAGATGGAGGCTGAATTTGCGATGAAGCAGGTTCTGATTGATATATTGAATAATTTTCATCATAGTCCTCACCCCATAAAGGTCTATCGTCGTCATCATTGGCATCCTCTTCATCCGAGTTGAAAAAACGCTGAGCATTTTCTTCCATTAAGAGGTCAGTAGAATCTTCAATCGATTCACTTACAATCTTGATCTCTTTAAATTCTTTATCATCATTTATTGAATGTATCATAGATTGAATAATAGATTTACAAAGTGGACAAGTATTGCTTACTTTTGTCCATTCAGATAAACAATCATAACAAAATTTATGTAAACATGACATAGTAACAGTCATGTTTTTAGGAGGTTCTAGGCAAATAGTACAGTTATATTCTTCATCAGCCATGATTAAAGAGTATAAACCAAAATTAACCTCAAAAATATATAAAAAGATATATCCACACCAAAAATTTATAATACTCCCACTAAATTATAATAGCTACTTTAAATATGTACTACTAACTTATTTTTTATTTGCAGAGATTAAAATATGGCCCCACCCAATATTTAGCATAAATTCACTCCCACTTAATTATAATATTTATTATAGTATATGCCTTTTTTTTTCCACTTGCACAGCCGCGAGAGGCTTGAGCCCCCCCGCGCCCTTACTTTTCGATTGTTTAAAATACGGGGGGGGTTTAAAAAAGGGGGGGTTAAATTTTTAAAAATAGATAGTCCAACCCCCTTAGGCCCCGCCCACTCAATATAGTCCAACCCCCTTAGGCCCCGCCCACTCAATATAGTCCAACCCCCTTAGGCCCCGCCCACTCAATATAGTCCAACCCCCTTAGGCCCCGCCCACTCAATATAGTCCAACCCAAAAATTTTTTTTAAAAAAAAAACTTTATTTAATATTTTACATATATACAATAGTATCGACAAAAACAAACTTTATATGTATGGGTTCATATCATCAAAGTTTTCATCATCAGACAATATTTCAATTTTTACAATACTTTGTCTAGGGTGATTTAAAAATGCACCACTGATTGAAACAATATCTACTTCTGATTGAGACTCTTGACCCTCCATCATATGACAGTTTGGATTAATTATTTCATGAAATCCATCAGATAAAAGTTTGGTTCCAATATGTCCAAAACCATGCTCCCAAATAATACTTGGTACTTTAGAAGGTAATGACTGTGAAGGGTTTATAATCATAGGTGTACTATCAGCACAAGGTTCCAAAATAGCCTCATTACAAAACTTTCTTACATTAATAGGTATATGCTCCATGTTTGTGGTTTCTAATGCTTTTCTACCACTGGCCAAGTAGATGGGACATAATGATGCACCCAATCCCCATCTATTACATGCTCTATGACTAAAGGCTGTACCATCCACAAAATCAGGGTCATCTAATTTAAGTCCAACCCTCTGAGTGGTCATATCTTTACATCCATCGTAGGCTGGGAGAACCTTATGTCTATAATCTCTAGGATTAAGAGGAACAACAGTTCTTTCACCCGCGGCTGTTTTAACAGTGTAGCTTACATTTTTTGAAGAGCATAGCTTTAGAGGATCGCTATTGGGGTAAAGGCGGGCAAAAGCTGCTTCTGCTCTAGCAAAACTTCCAGGTCCAACCAAAGAGCTGGACGCTAAAACAGTCCTATTAAGATCTTTATCTTCTGGCCATCTAATAGAGCAATATGCTGCTGGGGATAGCTTAGCCCTAATATATAAGTGATAGTTACTAACAGCTGGTCCGAGTTCTGGCCAATCTTCAGGATCTACAGTATCAAACACTATCAACCGCCTTCTCGCTGAACCCAAGCGAAGGCATAGGTATTCAACACAACCCGCAAATGCTAGGTCTTTAGTTGAAAGTAGCAATACACCCTGAGAGTTTAAAGAGTCAATAACTGGTTTACCAGTCCAATTTCCAGCCCATGCGTGAGATTTTTCTGAAAATATTCTATTTCCCAATGCAGCCAAAAGGGTAGAAAGTCCACCTTTAGTTGTAGACCAACGTGGAACTTTTTGTTTATCCTGGTTTGGGTTTTCTTGTGCTAAGTCCTCAAAGGGTAATGGGTTATACAGTATAACAACTTTAACATCTTCCGGGTCCAAAATTTGATGCATCCATGCCACGCGCCTTTTAAGAGGACCACTGACCACCAGACTTCCAAATTTTCTATCATCAGATGTTTGCCCAGTACATCTAGAGGCAATAGTACTGAGTGCTTGTGGGTCAAAGGACAACGCTGTTCTCCATGCCTCAGGAAACAATGGATGATCTGTTAACTCTTTCACAGTCTCTGGTGAACAGTAGATAGATTTTACAATGTCCCTTGGAACTGGGGTATGACAATCCCCAGAAGGTATTCTTCTAAAACCACCTTGGGGGTCGGGTCCTTCTTCTGGCATTGGTCCAAGTGGTCCGGTAGATTGTGATGATGCTCTCTTTTTTGATGGCGGTGGGTTGGATGAAACTTTTGCGACTCCAAAACTATTTACTATTGGTTCAGACTTTCTTTTTCCCCTTGACTCACGTTTGTTTGCATCATTTTTATTTGATGACTTGGTTTTATCTGGGCATTTCTGAAAATTGGAGGTATGAGAGCTACAGCTTTGTTCTAATCCATGAACACTAACACCTCCTGAAACTATACTTTTTGATTTTGAAAGTTCCTTTTCTCTATTACAATTCTTTTTTAGTTTACTCAAAGGGTTTGAAGTTGTTTCAACCACATCATTAATTTTTTCATTAACAGTAGATGGGGTAGAAAAGGCAGCGGTTGTAAGGTTCCATGAACTTAGTTTACATTTTACTCCTTCTATATTGTATCTTAAAATAGGGGAGACAGTTCCAGAAACCATCAGCAAAGCACGGACAATAAGCTTTATATCATTAAGTTCGAGTTTTTCTGATCTTTGTGTGCCCCCCAGGATCCTAGACCTTTCCACCAAGTCTCTTAATTCATATAACAGGCTTGTTACTTTAGTAATTATTGAAGGATTATAACAAAGTTCATCTGGGGAGCAACCCGCGGAGGGCTTCTCTTCTGGTTTAAGTCCAGGTATATTACCTATCTTACCACAGTGAAGTAGTATACTTTCAAAAAGAGAATTACATGCAATTACACACATTTCAGCCGCGTCATTCAACTCTTGCTGGTTTACTCCTTTTTTAGGAGATCCCGGGGTTTCGCGATGTGGTTTAACTGTAGCACAGATACGTTTATAAACATTAAGAGTGGTTGTGCCATTTTGTTTTACAGTTTCATCTCCAGAAACCTGAAAATTATCACTGGTACCTTCTTTGTTAGACTCGTGTGGCTTTTCTTTGGGATAAGCCATTTCCTGATATGCACGTCTCAGGCTCTGAAGTATAAAGAGTTTTTGGGTACGGTCATATCTACGGCTCATAGCTACTGCTGCTGTAGCATGAGGAAGACCCCATAGCGGGTTAGCGGCTGCCATAGCATCCCCTATGTGAGGAAGAGGGTTTGCTACAGACCCTGTTATGAAAGATCCGTGTCCGCGAGGGCCATGAACAAACTTTTGACAAAAGTGTGCAAGGCTTTGATCCGAACCACTAAGTTTTGAGTTTTGAAGCCAAGCCATAGCATCCCTACTTTCAAAGATTAACTTTACAAGTAAATTATACTGTTTTGAAGAGTCTCCCATCTCAGGTATGAATACTGGCATAGGGTCATTAGATACCGCATATCTAGCCGCGGCATGTTTAACACCGGGATCATCCCAAAGACCCTCTCTAGAGTCCCCAGTTCCGCCATACCTGACTCTTCCTTTAGGTGGTGGGTCAGATCCAGGCCATGGGTCACCAGATGGAGTTAGCATAGGTCCTTGGGTTGGAACCAAACTAAATAATCCATTTTTAGGAAAGGAGATTTTTGATCGAGACCCTGGTTTTGGACCTCTTTTTTTCTTTGGTGGTGGAGGAGGTGTGTGAAGTTCAATTGAATAGCCATTAGATTCATATAGTTCATTATTAGATCTCACATCTATAGTTTGGAGAAAGGTGGCAACGCGCATCTCAGGGGTTGTTGATTCATTAGGTAAAGCATTAATTTTTCTCACATCCTCGGAGGTTTCTGGTGTCTGAGATTGTTTAGCCTTTTTAACACTCATTACCTTTGAAACTGGAGAATTGCAACAAGATTCTTCACTATCACTCCATTCTCTATTATTTCTTTTAGAAGGAAGTTTAGCTTTAGTAGAAGAGTTTTTAGAAAAAACTTCCGATGAAGACGATGAAGATGAAGAAGAAGAAGAGGAGGAGGAAGTTGACGAAGAAGAAGAGGAAGAAGAAGATCTAGAAGAGTTATTACTACCACATCTTTCACTTCGAGAATGTGTAGATTGAATACTCCTACCTCTAGATGCTTTAGCTGGAGTTGGTTCGGAGGTTAATAAAGAGTTCATAGGTGATTTATTTTTTGGTGACACTCTCCATTCATCGCTAGAAGCTGAATTATCCATCTTATGAAAGTCTTCATTTGGGTTGGAGCATGTATCAGTATCACTACAGTCTGTAGGTACTGATACAGTAGTTTCCTGATTCAAACCTCCATCGTTAGTAGAGTCTTTACTTGGTGTTTTAACACTCCCATGTGCCATTTTAATCATTTCAGATAAAATTAAAGAGTCATTATTAGTCCCATTGTAAATATCCACACTATCACGCCTTACACGAGAGTCGTTGTTTGGAGAATGAAGTCCACGTTGAGTAATAATATTTTTAGGTTTATCCATGTCCTTAATTGATCTCCGTCTATCACCACGATTTTTCAAAATTTCCTTTTCTGGTAACCGATGGGTTTTTTGTTGATCAGGATCGGTAAATTGAAACATACAGTCATTTTCCTCCAGTATTGGTGGGGGTGGTGAAATTTTATCACCACTAGTTATTCCATTATCATTTTGAAGAAATCCTTGACTGCCATATAGTAAATCCGAATGGTTTGTTGTTTCAACTGCTGAAGCAGCGTTGATCAAACCAAAGTTTTCATCGTCGGTTGTCAAATCCTCTATCAAATCATAAAGGTCGATAGAAGCAAATTTTTCACCCTTTTCCATTTTTTCAATCTCAAAAATGAGAATGAGAACTTTAATGGTAAGGGTAACACAGTCTAAGAAAAAAGAAAAATAAAATTGCAATTATAAATAGATAGTTTTTAGAGGTGTGGCATCAAAATAAAAAATCGTAATACACATAAATTTAATAAACTTTAAAAAATAAAGGTATATTAAAAAATAAAAAGTTTTATAAAGTAATAAAAATGGCCGTCTTACCTCCGTAAAAAGTGTTAGGAGTATGAAGCCGAAAGTCAGTTGAGCTTTTTGGGTTGAAGTCGGTTGAGCTTCTTTATCCAGGCTTGGTAGGTAGCTGTGCTACGATACATCGATCCTCGAAGCAACAAGTGTTATATACCACTACGATGATTTTTTGTTGACACCCATATTACATTTGATTGGTTGGTGAGTATTTGTGGGTGTGGTCTTTAATCTTATTGGATTTTAGAAGTTAAATTTTAATTTACGTGAATTTGTGGGTGGGTTTATTTTTCTTAAGCCAATGGTTTTGATAGATTCATGTTGATCCTCCCTCTTTGTGTATCCCATTTGCGTGTGTAATTAGGCCGCCATGTTGATCCTCCCTCTTTGTGTATCCCATTTGCGTGTGTAATTAGGCCGCCATGTTGATCCTCCCTCTTTGTGTATCCCATTTGCGTGTGTAATTAGGCCGCCATGTTGATCCTTAAGTCATATATTTAAATTGGCTGCCATGTAAACCCTCCCTCTATTACGTGTGTAATTTACATATTTAAATTGGCTGCCATGTAAACCCTCCCTCTATTACGTGTGTAATTTACATATTTAAATTGGCTGCCATGTAAACCCTCCCTCTATTACGTGTGTAATTTACATATTTAAATTGGCTGCCATGTAAACCCTCCCTCTATTACGTGTGTAATTTACATATTTAAATTGGCTGCCATGTAAACCCTCCCTCTATTACGTGTGTAATTTACATATTTAAATTGGCTGCCATGTAAACCCTCCCTCTATTACGTGTGTAATTTACATATTTAAATTGGCTGCCATGTAAACCCTCCCTCTATTACGTGTGTAATTTACATATTTAATTGAATCACCCTCTATTACGTGTGTAATTTACATATTTAATTGAATCACCCTCTATTACGTGTGTAATTTACATATTTAATTGAATCACCCTCTATTACGTGTGTAATTTACATATTTAATTGAATCACCCTCTATTACGTGTGTAATTTACATATTTAATTGAATCACCCTCTATTACGTGTGTAATTTACATATTTAATTGAATCACCCTCTATTACGTGTGTAATTTACATATTTAATTGAATCACCCTCTAATCAAACTATCACATAAACCCGTTTACAACGAAATTGCCTTATTTAAATACGTTCGCACTTAAAATCAATAATATATATTATAACTTATTGGGAATATAGTGCGAATATATTTATCTCCGATAGATTAGTTTAATTTATTCACGTGATTTAAATATTATTTAATTATTTAAAAACGTCACAGTGGGCGTGTCTAATAAACCTTAAATATAGTGGGCCTTGTTAGTGGAGCCCACACCAGCATTTTTTAAAGGTGCTATTGCAAATTTTTATAACAACAGCAAATTTTCTACACGTTTCTAATTTATTTAGAAAAAAATTTCATCGCTCCAAAAGGTATGTAGCTTTTTAATATTAATATTAATTATTACGGTGGGGTGGTGGGGGTAAATTCATAAAAAAAAATGGGTTAATATTGTAATTTAAAATTGTGAGGGTAGGGGGGGGGGTATTTTTTTTTAAAAAAAAAATAATATGGTCTACTAGGGTGGTACCGTATTTTTTTTGGGGGGGGTTAAAAATTTCATGTTTTATTTTATATTTTATTTAGATGCCCCGTGGTTGTAAACCGAGAAACAATCAGAAAAACCCGTGTGTTATGAAGTCTGAGGAAAATCATGGACAACCATGTTCGAAATGTGATGGATCATGCAGACTTGTATCGAGGGGATCTCTACAGTCATCAGATATACCACACCCAGAAACCCCAAAAAGTCCATCAAGTGAAAAACTTTTGACCTCGGTACATCTACCTGATGGGGAAGATCATATAGAATATGGAGCTCCAATTTCAAAGCAAGAATTGGAGCCTTATCTAAATAAAGGACCGGGAGCCTTTTGTGCACCTCCATGGCATATTAATATTCCACGACTAATGTCTGATATTAATATCCTTTTTAGATGTTTTGCAACATCTTCGATTAATGTTAGTGAGGACTCCCGTACCCTGAGGAGAATACTTTTTGATTTTTATGTAATGGGATTTACTAGACAAAGACCTTCCAAAGAATGTTGGGAAGCGCTACTTCAGCTTTCTCCGGAGCAATCTCGCCCCCTCAGAGCTACCCTACGAGATCTTAATACTCATGAACCATACGATCAAAAATTTATATTTCCACCCAAAAACAAACCACATATTATGTTTGGGGAAGAATGTGATGTTAGTGGGAGTGAATCGGAAGATGATTATGAAGTATACACCTCTGATGATAGTTTTATAGATAATAGTTCTTATAAAGATAGTAGTAGTGAAGATAGTGATACTATTGAAGATAGTTCAGAAGAAAGTGAAAGTAGTGATAGTGAAACAGAGTTTGAAAGTGATGATTCTAGTAGGTCTAGTACAGGTCGATGGTCTACAAGCTCTAATGAATCTAGTGAAGATGAATTGATGAAATCCCGTAAACCCAATACAAATAAACCTATTCAAAATAAACGAAAACTTAGATCTACACGCAATTCTAGACCATCAAAAATTAAAAAAAGATGTTAAACATTTTTTTCCTCATCAAAAAAATGTAAATATAATCTACCAATCATTTAAATAAAGTATTCTCTTATAAATCATTTCAAAAGAGTTTGTGTCTTTTTTAAAGAACGTTATCCTCTAAAAATGAGTAGTAAATTACTAACTAGTATTTCTCCGTTATCGCTATCTGATATTGATGATAGTATTTATCCTCTTCGATATGATCCACCAAGTCATATAGCCTCACTTCCAAGAACAGTAGCAACTATTTTTTCTAGTATTAAATCTGCATCTATGGAAGCATTTCGCGCTGCTCGTGAGGGTTCACCACCACCATCAAGTATTTGGACGGAAATTTTTATTCGCTTTAGGGAAATCTATAAAAGATATTGTACTACAAATACAGCTTCCCATCCCGCGGATGCTTTAAGAAGAATTGTTGGTGAATATATATTGGAATTACAGGACCAGCCATTTTCCCATCATGATTTAAACAAACGCCTATTATATTGTGCATATTGGTGTTGTCTGGGACATGCATCAACCTGTTCATCTTCTTCGTTATATGAACAGGTTTGTTGTAGATTTTTTACATCATTTGGAGCTGGTGAAGTTCCACCGTATGAGTCTATTAGATATTGGAACACATTGTATGGCTTTGCCTCGGAAGACCCGGAGTTTTTTGTTCGCAATGCAGCAGCTGCAGTGTATTTAAAAAATAAAAATCTATGAATGAAATCTATGAATGAAATCTATGAATGAAATCTATGAATGAAATCTATGAATGAAATCTATGAATGAAATCTATGAATGAAATCTATGAATGAAATCTATGAATGAAATCTATGAATGAAATCTATGAATGAAATCTATGAATGAAATCTATGAATGAAATCTATGAATGAAATCTATGAATGAAATCTATGAATGAAATCTATGAATGAAATCTATGAATGAAATCTATGAATGAAATCTATGAGACAAAGTAATTTTTAAAAATATTTTAAATTTTATTAAGAGTATAGGTTACAAGGTTTAATGCGTTGGGTAAACATTTTAGTTTTCAAGTTTTAGTTTTCTGGTATCTACCAACACAAATGCATCTTCGGATACATTATTTAGAGAGTAATCACTTTTTAGAATATATCTTATTGGTGGTACATTTATAAATTTTGGACCATCCCAATAACACTTCGATTCCACAAGCGAAGAAGGTACTTCCATAAGCTGAGAAGCGTTTACTTGATTGTAGGGAGAACTTGGCGTTTCAAAATCCTTTAGAACGTATAGTCTGCAATACATAGGTTCAATATCATCTTCATACCTCTCATCAGGATATGAAAATGGAAGTTTCACAAAGGTTCCATCACGAAGCTTTTTGAAGAATCGTACATCCGTAGGTGGTGTAGGAACAATAGTGAAGGCGTGCGGTTCACCCTGGTTTTTCACACGTGCAAGCGCTGGTGTGGTTTTAGGGCGAACTGGAAAATAACCAGGCGGAACTTGTGCGTAGAATCCTTCATTAAGTTCTCCACGACAGCGTCTGAAGTATGATGGCATATTAGCTTGATCGGAGTTGTTATCAAATAGAGCAAATGAAGCACTCATTTTAAAACTTTTTAGTTAAGCTTTAAAAACAAGTGAAGATTTAAAAATGTAGGATAAAATGCCAGTTTATATACAGTAAGAATATGGGAGTGGTTCACATAAAAAACCAGAATTTCAGGTTTACATCTACTGTTTATTCACAACAAATATAAACAAACTTAGTTTCCACATAAACATGAACTAAATAGAGATGAACGTTGAGCGTTGGTAGGTTGTGTAGAAGACATACCATCGTTTTCATTTTTGGTTATTGTTTTGGCGCGCCTTGAAAATAATCGTTTAAAAATATTTGGTTTGGATAGCCTTTTCATAGGTTTCACCCCATGCAAGTCATCCTCTTCTGGTTCAGGAATTTCTTCATAACCATTATGGGATATTATTGCACACATAAATGATTCGATTACCGGGGGGGCAGAACGTGTCTCATTTATATAAAGAGAATCACATACATCGCTTATAGAACATGTAGAACTGTCAGAATCCTCTTTAAAACTATTTTTAATTTCACAATTAGTTTCTTCTAGTTCATTATCCACCATCGCATTAGCGTATTTCCAAATATCATTCTCTGAGGAATAATGAGATGCAGAGCATGAAGAAGAGGATGAGGAGGAGGAGGATGAAGATGAGGATATAGAGGGACATCTTGGAGAGCTTTCAAAGTTGAATGGAGTATTAAATGTTGTACCATAAAAAATGTCACTTAACATAGGGGGTACTTTAAAGGAGGACAGAAAGGTGTCTAATACAGGTACCCATATAAACGAGGGGCAATAAACACTCCCAGAATCATCGATATGTTTTACATTATTTTTGGAAATCTCAAGACACTCAGGTTTCCAGGATGGTTCCGGCCATTCACATGATACATATGCATAAATTAGTCGCTTTGGTCCTGGGATATTAGAAATGACTGGCTCACATAAATCCGCTGCACCGAAAACCCATAGATTAAGAGGATAGTTTCCAAATATACCAGAGTTTAGATAGTTATACCCCGAAACAGCCGATTTCCATTCGATGCTAGCCCCAGGTTTATCCTCATAAAATAAAAAGTCCTCCTCCTCCCCCTCCGTTGGTTTTAAAAATTTACTATTAGAGGTTGATGTTCTTACTATAGGCCTTGAAACTCTAGGTAGATGTTTTATAGAGTCCATAAAATAACATAAGTTTGCAGATCGTAATATTATAGGCATAGCCAATCGTGTGAGAGAAAGGATATAGCATTGTCTAGCCATAAAACACCAAAGATCAGGATGAACATCTTGGGAGTTTCCTGGTAACGCCCCATTTTTGTCAATAAACGTAACAATATTAACTTCAACCACACCCATAATTAAATTTTATGTATGAATCCAATAAAGGTTAATACACACCTAATTTATGTTATAATTTTAGAAGAAGCTGCAGTTGATGAGTTGATATTAACATAACAATTTCACAATTACCTGATATGGCAAAGTGTACCACCGAAAAGTTTTGTTGTATCAGCGTGAATAGAGAATCTTCTGTCGATCCAGAAGACTTCTATAAACCGGTTCCTCTAACTTCAGATTTGATTGAAGAGGATAACCTACATCAAGACAAAATAATGGATGAGGATTTATACTCGGATTTTAGTGATGATGACTTTATGGATTATACAAAAAATCCAACTGAAAGTGAAAATGAAAGAGAAAGTGACGAAGAAGTTGAAGAAAGTTATGAAAGTGATGAAGATAAAAAAAGTTTATCTCCTACTAAAAGCGAAGGAATTGAAGCGGCTGAAGCGCTAAAGTTTTCTGTTGTTAAATCGTTAACGCCTGGGTCAGAAGGAAGAGTTTTTATTGCTCTTAAAAAAGATAAAGATACAAGCTATAAGGTAATTTTAAAAATTGGACAAAGGGGAAACACGCTTGTGGAATCGTTAATTTTGAGAAATATTAGTCACCAATCTATAATTAAACTTCAAGACACTCTTTTTTATAAAGAGTTAACATGTTTGGTGTTACCGTATTATAAATATGATCTATATAATTTTTTAATGGATCATGGGAAATCTCTGTCTTTTGAATCTGTAATTAAAATTGAAAAACAAATATTAACTGGACTTCAATATATTCATGGAAAAAAAATTATTCATCGAGATATAAAAACTGAAAATATTTTCTTGGATAATGACTCTAATGTTTGTATAGGTGATTTTGGGGCTTCTCAATTTCCTGTTTCCTCACCAGATTATTTGGGAATTGCGGGGACTATTGAAACTAATGCTCCTGAAGTTCTATCAAAGGATGCGTACAACTGTAAAGCTGATATTTGGAGTGCTGGTATAATTTTATTTGAAATGCTTGCATATCCTAATGTTTTGTTTGAGGAGGAAGAAAGAGATAGTAGCGATTTAATAAACAATTGTAATCTTCATCTTATAAAAATTATATCAACTCTGAAGATTAACCCAAATGAATTTCCATCTGATTTGGAATCTAATCTAGTAAAACATTTTATAAAATATGCTAATAATGATAGACCTCCATTTACACGATATAATCGTCTAAATAACCTTAAATTACATCTCGATGGTGAATTTTTAATTCATAAAATGCTAACATTTGATGCATCTCTACGACCAAGTGCGGAAGAACTATTATCCTATCAGATTTTTAGTAAACAATAAATTTCATAAAAATGGGCGTGGAATTTTTTATTGTTTTATATAAAACGGGTGTTTGAAAGCTCTTTTTTATTAATTTTATTTTTACATCCTAGCTACAATATTATAGTTATCATGTTGTATACGCTGTTTTTTGTTTTTTATTTTAAGGTAGTTTTATCTCGCATAGCTCCGCTAGAGTTGTGTTATGCGGATCCTAAAGAAAATACAACTGAACCTACACAACTTCCTACAGGGGAACAATCTAAGACTCTTATTCCCGTGGTAACAAACGGATATGTTGAATACTCTAAAGGATGTGAACTACGATTACTAGATACATATGTAAATGTATCTTCACGACCAGAAAAAAAGGTTAATGCTACAATTGGATGGTCATTTGATCTTGGTTGTCAAATTCCTTTAATTTATAGAGAATATTATAATTGTACTGGTAATATAATACCATCACCAGAAACTTGTGATGGTTATTCTTTAACTTTGGTAAAATCTGAAAGTATATCATCTTATGCACTTGTTAATGTTAGTTTGCTTATTCAACCAGGAATTTTTGATTCTGGTAGATATTTATACTCACTTGTTTTTGGAAACGATAGTTATAACGGAAGAATTGAAGTTCGAGTGGATAATGAGACAGACTATCCATGTTTTATGATGCATGGATTGACTGTAAAAAAGGGTGATAAACTTCATATTCCTTATAAACCATCCACAAATCCTAATCATAAACGATATAGAGGTTGTTTTCCAATATCAAATACTGAGCTATGGAATAATATTAGTGATGAAAGTGTTGGTAGATATTCATATGATGAAGAATATGAAGAATATGAAGAAGAAAACGAAGATTTTGAAGATCTACAATCAAAAGATTGCCGCAAATCCAATCTTTTTGATATGAAGAAGACTTTTAATTTGGCTGCAGGTTCTCAAAGTTTATTGATTGCTAGTTTGGGTAAATCAATTTCAGAACAACCGTGGTCATTTAAAATTAATGAAAGTTATGAACTTTTTAATAATTTGTCTATCACCCTTCAATCGGAAGAAGATTCTAATATACTGAATCCTGAAATTGTAACGTTTACCACACCACCACCTACTGAAAATACACATATGTTTATGTCAAATAATGAAACTATGTATGAAGAAGAAAGTGTTTTAAGCATTATTCAATTGTTTAACAATGGTTATAATAATTGTAATACCCATATAAAGGTAATTGGATTTGGAACAATTATCTTTATTATTTTATTTTTTGTTGCTGTGTTTTTTTGTGGATATACTTGTGTATTAAACTCTCGTATTAAAATGATTAACCATGCTTATATACAACCCCAGAAATTAAATTTTTATGATATTTAATAAAACTATTATGAAACTTCTTATAACTTATTTGTTTTTATTAAATGGGTTGGGTTGGTTTTAAAATTACATACGTGTATTAAGAATTAACATCATAAAGGACACACCCATGAAAAACATTTAAATTCTATTAATTTGAACGGATTAAACATTTTCTCATTTTAAGAGTTGCTACGACTTTTGATAGTAAAATGATTAAACTTCTATTTATCTTATTTTATTTTAACCCAATAACTGGATATAAATGGGTAGACCCTCCTCGTAGGTATAATTACACCGTTTTAAGAATGATTCCAGATATTCCAAATCCAATGGATCCTTCTAAAAACGCTGAAGTTCGGTATGTAACTTCTACTGACCCATGTGATATGGTTGCTTTGATTTCTAATCCAAATATAGAATCTACAATTAAAACGATTCAATTTGTGCAAAAGAAAAAATTTTACAATGCATCTCTTAGTTGGTTTAAAGTTGGAGATGATTGTACATATCCAATATATTTAATTCAATATTTTGATTGTGATCCTCAAAGAGAATTTGGCATATGTTTAAAAAGATCTCCAGATTTTTGGAAACCATCGTTAGTTGGTTACACATTTTTAACTGATGATGAATTGGGATTAGTTTTAGCTGCCCCCGCTCCATTTAATCAAGGTCAATATAGACGGGTTATTCAAATTGAAAATGAAGTTTTTTATACTGATTTTATGGTTCAATTACCACGAGAAACTTGTTATTTTTCTAAAGAAGATAAATTTGAACCAACTTTTATGGAATGGTGTAAGGAATCTAGATCTGTAGGAGCATCAAAAGTTGACGATGAACTTTTTTATCTAAATAGAGCTGGTCCCCAAACCCTGCTTAAATATTATGTTATTAAAGATTTTTATAGACTTAACGGTAGAGAACCTCCAATAAAATTTAAAGAAGCTCTTAGATACGATATACCATATAAAGTGAATGATAAATTTGATGATGAATTACCATCGAGGCCACATATTAGTAATACTATTAATAAAACTATTAAAGAAATTGTAAATCTTGAAGATTATTTTAAAAATACAAATGTTATAGATACTACTACCCCAACACCAATAAATAATACCCCAAAAAATATAACCGTGGGAATTGTTATAATTATATTAATAATACTATTTATAATTGGATTTTTTGTTTATAAAAGACAAAAAATATATAATAATTATAAAAAATTAACAACAAATGTTTAGCCTTTATAAATTAATTTACAGAATAAACAACTGGGCGGTCTTTTGTTTAATAAAAATTCATGTACCTACAACTTTTATTCACTTGCAAGAGGGTTGAGACCAGATTACTTATAACTATGTTTCTACCTATTTTATTTCTTTTTTTATATGGTGTAAATGGATTTGTTTACAAAGGTACGTATATAAGTATGTTTTTAAATACTAGTTCTGGCTTTTCTATTTTTCCCGATGATAAATTTATTGTCAGTGGACGTTTATTATTTCTCGATGACCAACATCTGTCAGTAAATAATTATAGCGGAACTATTGAGTTTATTCATTTTAATAACTCTTGTTATACCGTTTATCAAACTATTGAATATTTTTCTTGTCCTCGCATTTTTAATAATGCTTTTAGATCTTGTTTAAAAAAGGTATCAAAACATCATGAAAGTCAACTTCGGATAAATTCATCTATAGAAAACGGTGTTTTGTTGGAAATTACAAATCCTAAACCAAATGATTCAGGTGTTTATTTTATACGAGTTCAATTGGAAAATAATAAAACAGATGTGTTTGGAATACCTGCATTTATTTATTCCTTTAATATGTCAAACGAAGTAAATAAATCAAACTTCGATGATGTTACTACATCTTTATATACCTCATCACACCCTTCTTCCCAAACTATTACACCTATCTATTTAAATGAAAAACACGAACCGATATGTCATACTGTAAAAAAGGATGAAAATGTGTATGAACTTTTACTAGGTTTGCATGGAAATATAACTGATGATATTTTTCTCGATGAGGATTCTGAATTGCTTAAAAGAGTAAATATACCTACAACGACAAATAATTATATATTTAAGCCTTACCTAGACCAACGTAATAGAAAATTTTTAATTATTGTAATTTCGATTTCGATAATTTTACTTATTCTTTTGGTATTAATTGGATCAATTATTAACAATATTATTCGTAGACACTTTTCTTCTTCTAGGCGTATTTATCGTCCTAAAGGTAACTCGGAATCTGAAAATATAGAACTGACATGTGGGGAAAACTCAGTAAACAAAAATAATCCATTACCAAAAAAACCTAACCGCCAAAAAAGATCTTCAACTATTCAAAGGGAGACATCTCTTGAAACTATTAAGGAAGAAGTATAATTTTAAAAATATTTACCTACGTAGGTTGATGACGACTTGTATGACTAAAAATTAGAATTTAAATGATGAAAATTTTTTAAAAATAATATAGTATTCCAAAGAGCCTTTTAGGAAAATCATCAAGTCTCCATTTCTCCAATCTTTACGATGTTTCGTTTATTTTTTTTAATCGCGTCTACATTATGTTCGGTAAGATTTGGTTTTTCAACAATTCGTAATGTTATTGTTTCTGAAAAATCTGGATTTGTAATTGATGGTTATAGTACTAACCCACCATTTAATGAGACTAAAAAATTTACTAGAGGATGGGTATTTTTACAAACCCCCCCTTCTTATTGTAAAGATGGGATATCAATATCTAATATATGCATTGAACGTAATATTTGTGAAGAAGATATTTTTTTGAATAAACGATGTACAATTAAAACTATTAATTATCCCTTAGCTGTAGCAGATTTTGAGATTAGTAATAATACTATTAAAAAAATAAATGATGTTTATTTTGTTAATGATAGTGTTTTTCCAATAATAACTACAAATAAAAGTGGTATCCATATCACAAATGTGACTATAAATAATTCTGGAATTTATACATTGTATGAAAATAATGATAAGTGGAGTCATCAATCAAAAATCTTGGTAACTATAAAGAAAAAAGAAACAGTAATTACTAAACCTAAAGTATATATAAAAAAACATGGTGGATTTTTTCATGTAAAAAATTATCACTCTCATGTATTTGTACCAAATGATTCATTTAAAATTGAACTTAATCTTGAATCGGAAATTTATGATTCTGAATTTTCAGCAAGTATTGATTGGTATTATATGAAAACTAGCTCGGAATGTTCAGTGTTTCATATATATGAAACTTGTATATTTCACCCTCATGCAAACTCTTGTTTGAATCCAATAAACCCATTGTGTAGTTTTACTTCCCCTTTGAGGGCAACATCACTAATTAATAGATTTTATTTTAGATGTAAACCTGAAGGTAAAAACTGGACAACTGATTGTATAAACACCTTTTCTATTAATGCAGATAAACATATTAAACAGCATTCAAATAATGTAGATTTGATTTTTTTAAATACTCCAACTAATGCATCTGGTTTGTATGTTTTTATTCTTAAGTATAATGGTCATCCAGAGGCTTGGACATATACTTTGGTTTCAACGGTTAAAAATTTTATGAATGTAATTAAGGATATGACACGCCCCCTTTTGTCAAATAATAAAATGAAAAAACCTGAGCATTCTACTCAACCACCAACCATAACCAACATAACACCTGGCTTTAAATCTAAAAATTGGGTAGATAAATATATAATTTCAGTAGCGGTGGTTTCTTGTATTACTATTGTTATATTGATTGTGGTAATAACCTTTTGTGTTCATCAATGTATCGGTTTAAATCGTAAACCATATGAAATTATAAACCCATTTAATACAGCTTATAAAAGTATACCTACAAATGAAAAAAATATTCTTCATTTTGCTGAAGTAACAGAATCTGATTATTCCTCCGACGAATCCTTCGACAGTGACTCAGAAGAGCTAAATCAACGAGGTGAAACAATACAACAAGGGAAAAAGGAACAATCTGGATATACTATTTGGTTTAATGAAGATTTAGAAGAATCCGTCTCCAAAAAACTTAACCAACCAAACTATTCAAAAATAATTAATAGCTTAAAATCAATCCAGAATGAATAAATCTAAACTCTCATTTAAAGAAAAAAACGCTATATATGAATTTAAAAATATTTTATCAAACACTTCATTGTCAACTTTTCCTGTATTATCGTTTAATGAGGAGCCAAAATCCAGATTTTTTAAAATGTTTAAAAATATTTTACTGGAAAAAATAAAAAAAACTTCAATGGATTATTTAATTTATTGTACTCTAAAAATCTCACTTTCATTTATACTTTATAATAAATAAAATTATTAAAAAAACTTTATTGTTTTGTCATTATTAACTTTAACACTAGATGGTACTATAAAGCTAACTTACAATATAAATAGTAAGATTAGTTTATATAAATTACATTTAATGGCTTTACCAGATAACGTTTTTAGTATTATTAATGAAAATTATATCGATGGAATTTTAACTATGAAAATGGGTGAAGAAATAGAAAGCTCATCACCATTAAATGAAACAAATGTTAATATAGATCAACATACAATAGATATTTTTGATTACGATTCAGATAATGGATGTTATTATAGTGAAAGAGATAATGAAACCGCAACTCTTTTTTTAAAACGTGTTGGTTATAGAGAAACCTCAAAAAAGCGTAAACGGATTTGTGGATTTATTGTTTTAGCAATTTTTATGGTTATTATATTATGTTTTTTATCAATAATTTTGGGAGTTTTTATAGCGCCTCATATTTATAAAGGCCTATAGTAAGAACATCAACCTCTAATAGTAAATTTTTAAAACCAACGGAGGGGGAGGAGGAGGACTTTTTATTTTATGAGGATAAACCTGGGGCTAGCATCGAATGGAAATCGGCTGTTTCGGGGTATAACTATCTAAACTCTGGTATATTTGGAAACTATCCTCTTAATCTATGGGTTTTCGGTGCAGCGGATTTATGTGAGCCAGTCATTTCTAATATCCCAGGACCAAAGCGACTAATTTATGCATATGTATCATGTGAATGGCCGGAACCATCCTGGAAACCTGAGTGTCTTGAGATTTCCAAAAATAATGTAAAACATATCGATGATTCTGGGAGTGTTTATTGCCCCTCGTTTATATGGGTACCTGTATTAGACACCTTTCTGTCCTCCTTTAAAGTACCCCCTATGTTAAGTGACATTTTTTATGGTACAACATTTAATACTCCATTCAACTTTGAAAGCTCTCCAAGATGTCCCTCTATATCCTCATCTTCATCCTCCTCCTCCTCATCCTCTTCTTCATGCTCTGCATCTCATTATTCCTCAGAGAATGATATTTGGAAATACGCTAATGCGATGGTGGATAATGAACTAGAAGAAACTAATTGTGAAATTAAAAATAGTTTTAAAGAGGATTCTGACAGTTCTACATGTTCTATAAGCGATGTATGTGATTCTCTTTATATAAATGAGACACGTTCTGCCCCCCCGGTAATCGAATCATTTATGTGTGCAATAATATCCCATAATGGTTATGAAGAAATTCCTGAACCAGAAGAGGATGACTTGCATGGGGTGAAACCTATGAAAAGGCTATCCAAACCAAATATTTTTAAACGATTATTTTCAAGGCGCGCCAAAACAATAACCAAAAATGAAAACGATGGTATGTCTTCTACACAACCTACCAACGCTCAACGTTCATCTCTATTTAGTTCATGTTTATGTGGAAACTAAGTTTGTTTATATTTGTTGTGAATAAACAGTAGATGTAAACCTGAAATTCTGGTTTTTTATGTGAACCACTCCCATATTCTTACTGTATATAAACTGGCATTTTATCCTACATTTTTAAATCTTCACTTGTTTTTAAAGCTTAACTAAAAAGTTTTAAAATGAGTGCTTCATTTGCTCTATTTGATAACAACTCCGATCAAGCTAATATGCCATCATACTTCAGACGCTGTCGTGGAGAACTTAATGAAGGATTCTACGCACAAGTTCCGCCTGGTTATTTTCCAGTTCGCCCTAAAACCACACCAGCGCTTGCACGTGTGAAAAACCAGGGTGAACCGCACGCCTTCACTATTGTTCCTACACCACCTACGGATGTACGATTCTTCAAAAAGCTTCGTGATGGAACCTTTGTGAAACTTCCATTTTCATATCCTGATGAGAGGTATGAAGATGATATTGAACCTATGTATTGCAGACTATACGTTCTAAAGGATTTTGAAACGCCAAGTTCTCCCTACAATCAAGTAAACGCTTCTCAGCTTATGGAAGTACCTTCTTCGCTTGTGGAATCGAAGTGTTATTGGGATGGTCCAAAATTTATAAATGTACCACCAATAAGATATATTCTAAAAAGTGATTACTCTCTAAATAATGTATCCGAAGATGCATTTGTGTTGGTAGATACCAGAAAACTAAAACTTGAAAACTAAAATGTTTACCCAACGCATTAAACCTTGTAACCTATACTCTTAATAAAATTTAAAATATTTTTAAAAATTACTTTGTCTCATAGATTTCATTCATAGATTTCATTCATAGATTTCATTCATAGATTTCATTCATAGATTTCATTCATAGATTTCATTCATAGATTTCATTCATAGATTTCATTCATAGATTTCATTCATAGATTTCATTCATAGATTTCATTCATAGATTTCATTCATAGATTTCATTCATAGATTTCATTCATAGATTTCATTCATAGATTTCATTCATAGATTTCATTCATAGATTTCATTCATAGATTTCATTCATAGATTTTTATTTTTTAAATACACTGCAGCTGCTGCATTGCGAACAAAAAACTCCGGGTCTTCCGAGGCAAAGCCATACAATGTGTTCCAATATCTAATAGACTCATACGGTGGAACTTCACCAGCTCCAAATGATGTAAAAAATCTACAACAAACCTGTTCATATAACGAAGAAGATGAACAGGTTGATGCATGTCCCAGACAACACCAATATGCACAATATAATAGGCGTTTGTTTAAATCATGATGGGAAAATGGCTGGTCCTGTAATTCCAATATATATTCACCAACAATTCTTCTTAAAGCATCCGCGGGATGGGAAGCTGTATTTGTAGTACAATATCTTTTATAGATTTCCCTAAAGCGAATAAAAATTTCCGTCCAAATACTTGATGGTGGTGGTGAACCCTCACGAGCAGCGCGAAATGCTTCCATAGATGCAGATTTAATACTAGAAAAAATAGTTGCTACTGTTCTTGGAAGTGAGGCTATATGACTTGGTGGATCATATCGAAGAGGATAAATACTATCATCAATATCAGATAGCGATAACGGAGAAATACTAGTTAGTAATTTACTACTCATTTTTAGAGGATAACGTTCTTTAAAAAAGACACAAACTCTTTTGAAATGATTTATAAGAGAATACTTTATTTAAATGATTGGTAGATTATATTTACATTTTTTTGATGAGGAAAAAAATGTTTAACATCTTTTTTTAATTTTTGATGGTCTAGAATTGCGTGTAGATCTAAGTTTTCGTTTATTTTGAATAGGTTTATTTGTATTGGGTTTACGGGATTTCATCAATTCATCTTCACTAGATTCATTAGAGCTTGTAGACCATCGACCTGTACTAGACCTACTAGAATCATCACTTTCAAACTCTGTTTCACTATCACTACTTTCACTTTCTTCTGAACTATCTTCAATAGTATCACTATCTTCACTACTACTATCTTTATAAGAACTATTATCTATAAAACTATCATCAGAGGTGTATACTTCATAATCATCTTCCGATTCACTCCCACTAACATCACATTCTTCCCCAAACATAATATGTGGTTTGTTTTTGGGTGGAAATATAAATTTTTGATCGTATGGTTCATGAGTATTAAGATCTCGTAGGGTAGCTCTGAGGGGGCGAGATTGCTCCGGAGAAAGCTGAAGTAGCGCTTCCCAACATTCTTTGGAAGGTCTTTGTCTAGTAAATCCCATTACATAAAAATCAAAAAGTATTCTCCTCAGGGTACGGGAGTCCTCACTAACATTAATCGAAGATGTTGCAAAACATCTAAAAAGGATATTAATATCAGACATTAGTCGTGGAATATTAATATGCCATGGAGGTGCACAAAAGGCTCCCGGTCCTTTATTTAGATAAGGCTCCAATTCTTGCTTTGAAATTGGAGCTCCATATTCTATATGATCTTCCCCATCAGGTAGATGTACCGAGGTCAAAAGTTTTTCACTTGATGGACTTTTTGGGGTTTCTGGGTGTGGTATATCTGATGACTGTAGAGATCCCCTCGATACAAGTCTGCATGATCCATCACATTTCGAACATGGTTGTCCATGATTTTCCTCAGACTTCATAACACACGGGTTTTTCTGATTGTTTCTCGGTTTACAACCACGGGGCATCTAAATAAAATATAAAATAAAACATGAAATTTTTAACCCCCCCCAAAAAAAATACGGTACCACCCTAGTAGACCATATTATTTTTTTTTTAAAAAAAAATACCCCCCCCCCTACCCTCACAATTTTAAATTACAATATTAACCCATTTTTTTTTATGAATTTACCCCCACCACCCCACCGTAATAATTAATATTAATATTAAAAAGCTACATACCTTTTGGAGCGATGAAATTTTTTTCTAAATAAATTAGAAACGTGTAGAAAATTTGCTGTTGTTATAAAAATTTGCAATAGCACCTTTAAAAAATGCTGGTGTGGGCTCCACTAACAAGGCCCACTATATTTAAGGTTTATTAGACACGCCCACTGTGACGTTTTTAAATAATTAAATAATATTTAAATCACGTGAATAAATTAAACTAATCTATCGGAGATAAATATATTCGCACTATATTCCCAATAAGTTATAATATATATTATTGATTTTAAGTGCGAACGTATTTAAATAAGGCAATTTCGTTGTAAACGGGTTTATGTGATAGTTTGATTAGAGGGTGATTCAATTAAATATGTAAATTACACACGTAATAGAGGGTGATTCAATTAAATATGTAAATTACACACGTAATAGAGGGTGATTCAATTAAATATGTAAATTACACACGTAATAGAGGGTGATTCAATTAAATATGTAAATTACACACGTAATAGAGGGTGATTCAATTAAATATGTAAATTACACACGTAATAGAGGGTGATTCAATTAAATATGTAAATTACACACGTAATAGAGGGTGATTCAATTAAATATGTAAATTACACACGTAATAGAGGGAGGGTTTACATGGCAGCCAATTTAAATATGTAAATTACACACGTAATAGAGGGAGGGTTTACATGGCAGCCAATTTAAATATGTAAATTACACACGTAATAGAGGGAGGGTTTACATGGCAGCCAATTTAAATATGTAAATTACACACGTAATAGAGGGAGGGTTTACATGGCAGCCAATTTAAATATGTAAATTACACACGTAATAGAGGGAGGGTTTACATGGCAGCCAATTTAAATATGTAAATTACACACGTAATAGAGGGAGGGTTTACATGGCAGCCAATTTAAATATGTAAATTACACACGTAATAGAGGGAGGGTTTACATGGCAGCCAATTTAAATATATGACTTAAGGATCAACATGGCGGCCTAATTACACACGCAAATGGGATACACAAAGAGGGAGGATCAACATGGCGGCCTAATTACACACGCAAATGGGATACACAAAGAGGGAGGATCAACATGGCGGCCTAATTACACACGCAAATGGGATACACAAAGAGGGAGGATCAACATGAATCTATCAAAACCATTGGCTTAAGAAAAATAAACCCACCCACAAATTCACGTAAATTAAAATTTAACTTCTAAAATCCAATAAGATTAAAGACCACACCCACAAATACTCACCAACCAATCAAATGTAATATGGGTGTCAACAAAAAATCATCGTAGTGGTATATAACACTTGTTGCTTCGAGGATCGATGTATCGTAGCACAGCTACCTACCAAGCCTGGATAAAGAAGCTCAACCGACTTCAACCCAAAAAGCTCAACTGACTTTCGGCTTCATACTCCTAACACTTTTTACGGAGGTAAGACGGCCATTTTTATTACTTTATAAAACTTTTTATTTTTTAATATACCTTTATTTTTTAAAGTTTATTAAATTTATGTGTATTACGATTTTTTATTTTGATGCCACACCTCTAAAAACTATCTATTTATAATTGCAATTTTATTTTTCTTTTTTCTTAGACTGTGTTACCCTTACCATTAAAGTTCTCATTCTCATTTTTGAGATTGAAAAAATGGAAAAGGGTGAAAAATTTGCTTCTATCGACCTTTATGATTTGATAGAGGATTTGACAACCGACGATGAAAACTTTGGTTTGATCAACGCTGCTTCAGCAGTTGAAACAACAAACCATTCGGATTTACTATATGGCAGTCAAGGATTTCTTCAAAATGATAATGGAATAACTAGTGGTGATAAAATTTCACCACCCCCACCAATACTGGAGGAAAATGACTGTATGTTTCAATTTACCGATCCTGATCAACAAAAAACCCATCGGTTACCAGAAAAGGAAATTTTGAAAAATCGTGGTGATAGACGGAGATCAATTAAGGACATGGATAAACCTAAAAATATTATTACTCAACGTGGACTTCATTCTCCAAACAACGACTCTCGTGTAAGGCGTGATAGTGTGGATATTTACAATGGGACTAATAATGACTCTTTAATTTTATCTGAAATGATTAAAATGGCACATGGGAGTGTTAAAACACCAAGTAAAGACTCTACTAACGATGGAGGTTTGAATCAGGAAACTACTGTATCAGTACCTACAGACTGTAGTGATACTGATACATGCTCCAACCCAAATGAAGACTTTCATAAGATGGATAATTCAGCTTCTAGCGATGAATGGAGAGTGTCACCAAAAAATAAATCACCTATGAACTCTTTATTAACCTCCGAACCAACTCCAGCTAAAGCATCTAGAGGTAGGAGTATTCAATCTACACATTCTCGAAGTGAAAGATGTGGTAGTAATAACTCTTCTAGATCTTCTTCTTCCTCTTCTTCTTCGTCAACTTCCTCCTCCTCTTCTTCTTCTTCATCTTCATCGTCTTCATCGGAAGTTTTTTCTAAAAACTCTTCTACTAAAGCTAAACTTCCTTCTAAAAGAAATAATAGAGAATGGAGTGATAGTGAAGAATCTTGTTGCAATTCTCCAGTTTCAAAGGTAATGAGTGTTAAAAAGGCTAAACAATCTCAGACACCAGAAACCTCCGAGGATGTGAGAAAAATTAATGCTTTACCTAATGAATCAACAACCCCTGAGATGCGCGTTGCCACCTTTCTCCAAACTATAGATGTGAGATCTAATAATGAACTATATGAATCTAATGGCTATTCAATTGAACTTCACACACCTCCTCCACCACCAAAGAAAAAAAGAGGTCCAAAACCAGGGTCTCGATCAAAAATCTCCTTTCCTAAAAATGGATTATTTAGTTTGGTTCCAACCCAAGGACCTATGCTAACTCCATCTGGTGACCCATGGCCTGGATCTGACCCACCACCTAAAGGAAGAGTCAGGTATGGCGGAACTGGGGACTCTAGAGAGGGTCTTTGGGATGATCCCGGTGTTAAACATGCCGCGGCTAGATATGCGGTATCTAATGACCCTATGCCAGTATTCATACCTGAGATGGGAGACTCTTCAAAACAGTATAATTTACTTGTAAAGTTAATCTTTGAAAGTAGGGATGCTATGGCTTGGCTTCAAAACTCAAAACTTAGTGGTTCGGATCAAAGCCTTGCACACTTTTGTCAAAAGTTTGTTCATGGCCCTCGCGGACACGGATCTTTCATAACAGGGTCTGTAGCAAACCCTCTTCCTCACATAGGGGATGCTATGGCAGCCGCTAACCCGCTATGGGGTCTTCCTCATGCTACAGCAGCAGTAGCTATGAGCCGTAGATATGACCGTACCCAAAAACTCTTTATACTTCAGAGCCTGAGACGTGCATATCAGGAAATGGCTTATCCCAAAGAAAAGCCACACGAGTCTAACAAAGAAGGTACCAGTGATAATTTTCAGGTTTCTGGAGATGAAACTGTAAAACAAAATGGCACAACCACTCTTAATGTTTATAAACGTATCTGTGCTACAGTTAAACCACATCGCGAAACCCCGGGATCTCCTAAAAAAGGAGTAAACCAGCAAGAGTTGAATGACGCGGCTGAAATGTGTGTAATTGCATGTAATTCTCTTTTTGAAAGTATACTACTTCACTGTGGTAAGATAGGTAATATACCTGGACTTAAACCAGAAGAGAAGCCCTCCGCGGGTTGCTCCCCAGATGAACTTTGTTATAATCCTTCAATAATTACTAAAGTAACAAGCCTGTTATATGAATTAAGAGACTTGGTGGAAAGGTCTAGGATCCTGGGGGGCACACAAAGATCAGAAAAACTCGAACTTAATGATATAAAGCTTATTGTCCGTGCTTTGCTGATGGTTTCTGGAACTGTCTCCCCTATTTTAAGATACAATATAGAAGGAGTAAAATGTAAACTAAGTTCATGGAACCTTACAACCGCTGCCTTTTCTACCCCATCTACTGTTAATGAAAAAATTAATGATGTGGTTGAAACAACTTCAAACCCTTTGAGTAAACTAAAAAAGAATTGTAATAGAGAAAAGGAACTTTCAAAATCAAAAAGTATAGTTTCAGGAGGTGTTAGTGTTCATGGATTAGAACAAAGCTGTAGCTCTCATACCTCCAATTTTCAGAAATGCCCAGATAAAACCAAGTCATCAAATAAAAATGATGCAAACAAACGTGAGTCAAGGGGAAAAAGAAAGTCTGAACCAATAGTAAATAGTTTTGGAGTCGCAAAAGTTTCATCCAACCCACCGCCATCAAAAAAGAGAGCATCATCACAATCTACCGGACCACTTGGACCAATGCCAGAAGAAGGACCCGACCCCCAAGGTGGTTTTAGAAGAATACCTTCTGGGGATTGTCATACCCCAGTTCCAAGGGACATTGTAAAATCTATCTACTGTTCACCAGAGACTGTGAAAGAGTTAACAGATCATCCATTGTTTCCTGAGGCATGGAGAACAGCGTTGTCCTTTGACCCACAAGCACTCAGTACTATTGCCTCTAGATGTACTGGGCAAACATCTGATGATAGAAAATTTGGAAGTCTGGTGGTCAGTGGTCCTCTTAAAAGGCGCGTGGCATGGATGCATCAAATTTTGGACCCGGAAGATGTTAAAGTTGTTATACTGTATAACCCATTACCCTTTGAGGACTTAGCACAAGAAAACCCAAACCAGGATAAACAAAAAGTTCCACGTTGGTCTACAACTAAAGGTGGACTTTCTACCCTTTTGGCTGCATTGGGAAATAGAATATTTTCAGAAAAATCTCACGCATGGGCTGGAAATTGGACTGGTAAACCAGTTATTGACTCTTTAAACTCTCAGGGTGTATTGCTACTTTCAACTAAAGACCTAGCATTTGCGGGTTGTGTTGAATACCTATGCCTTCGCTTGGGTTCAGCGAGAAGGCGGTTGATAGTGTTTGATACTGTAGATCCTGAAGATTGGCCAGAACTCGGACCAGCTGTTAGTAACTATCACTTATATATTAGGGCTAAGCTATCCCCAGCAGCATATTGCTCTATTAGATGGCCAGAAGATAAAGATCTTAATAGGACTGTTTTAGCGTCCAGCTCTTTGGTTGGACCTGGAAGTTTTGCTAGAGCAGAAGCAGCTTTTGCCCGCCTTTACCCCAATAGCGATCCTCTAAAGCTATGCTCTTCAAAAAATGTAAGCTACACTGTTAAAACAGCCGCGGGTGAAAGAACTGTTGTTCCTCTTAATCCTAGAGATTATAGACATAAGGTTCTCCCAGCCTACGATGGATGTAAAGATATGACCACTCAGAGGGTTGGACTTAAATTAGATGACCCTGATTTTGTGGATGGTACAGCCTTTAGTCATAGAGCATGTAATAGATGGGGATTGGGTGCATCATTATGTCCCATCTACTTGGCCAGTGGTAGAAAAGCATTAGAAACCACAAACATGGAGCATATACCTATTAATGTAAGAAAGTTTTGTAATGAGGCTATTTTGGAACCTTGTGCTGATAGTACACCTATGATTATAAACCCTTCACAGTCATTACCTTCTAAAGTACCAAGTATTATTTGGGAGCATGGTTTTGGACATATTGGAACCAAACTTTTATCTGATGGATTTCATGAAATAATTAATCCAAACTGTCATATGATGGAGGGTCAAGAGTCTCAATCAGAAGTAGATATTGTTTCAATCAGTGGTGCATTTTTAAATCACCCTAGACAAAGTATTGTAAAAATTGAAATATTGTCTGATGATGAAAACTTTGATGATATGAACCCATACATATAAAGTTTGTTTTTGTCGATACTATTGTATATATGTAAAATATTAAATAAAGTTTTTTTTTTAAAAAAAATTTTTGGGTTGGACTATATTGAGTGGGCGGGGCCTAAGGGGGTTGGACTATATTGAGTGGGCGGGGCCTAAGGGGGTTGGACTATATTGAGTGGGCGGGGCCTAAGGGGGTTGGACTATATTGAGTGGGCGGGGCCTAAGGGGGTTGGACTATCTATTTTTAAAAATTTAACCCCCCCTTTTTTAAACCCCCCCCGTATTTTAAACAATCGAAAAGTAAGGGCGCGGGGG